GCAGGTTCGAATGCCGTGTCGGCATCGACCGTTTCTGGAACCACTCTTTACGGCACGCTGGCAGGTTCGAACACCATTGCAGCGTCGACCATCACAGCCACGAACCTCATTGGAACCACACTTTACGGCACGCTGGCAGGTTCGAATGCCGTTTCGGCCTCGAGCGTTTCGGGAACGACACTTTACGGCACGCTGGCAGGTTCTAATGCCGTTTCGGCGTCGAGCGTTTCTGCAACGACCCTTTACGGGACGCTTGCCGGTTCCAACATCGTCTCTTCAACACTTATCCTTGGCAACACCCTCTCGAACATTAACGCATCAAACCTTATATTCGGAATAATAGATTCGTCCCTAATCACCGGTAATACCCTTTCAAACATCAACTCTTCAAATATTACTCAGCCCTTTGCAAACTTGGTCGTCTCGAATACTCTCACAACGACCAACATTATTGCGGCCGGATTTACATCAAACGCATCGAACACAATATTCAACTTTAGCACACTAACTGTACCATTCATCAACTCTACCACCTCGAACGTCTCGGGAACATCCAACTTGGTAGGTTCCACATTCGCCACGATTATCAACGCGACGAATAACGTGTCCGTGGCAAACACATTGACATCGACCAACGTCTATGCCTCAAGTGCATTTGGCTACAGAGGGCCAACTGGAACAGGCGGTACCGTTACTCAATTGACCAACAGAAATACAGGGGTGACCCTGAACAGACCGTGTGGAGCAATAACACTTGCCAGCGAAGCCATACCCGCTGCACAACTCAATACATTTACTTTTACAAATTCTTTCATATCCGCCACTGATTTCTTACTTCTAAATCATTCATCCGGAGGATTTCTTTCTGTTTATAATATTTCATCAACGCCCGCAGCTGGATCTGCCGTTATAAATATGCGTAACCCAAATACTTTTACAATTACGGCGGCGGCGGCAGTTTTACAATTTGTAGTTATTAAATCTATTAATTCATAGTTATAGTTCCAGAACCGTCCATATAACTTGTCCCAGCGCCGCTCAGGCTCACCTGATTGGGCATACCCCCCGCCGCATAAATAGTCTGTATTTGAGAAGCGCTCAGGGCAGAGTTGAATATGCGTATGTCGTCAAATAAACACCACGCAGCATGAGCTCCATTTGTTCCACCATTGTTCTGACTTGCGAGCCATATCTGACTTATAGTTCCACTCGTTGATGAAAGTGTAATATTCGAAGTCCCTTGTGAACTTCCATTGAGATAATACGAACAAAACACGTTGTTTGTATTAGCTCCAATATTTGAGGTGACTATTGCTACATGGGCCCACGTGTTTGGAGGAATGAGCGTTCCAACTGTACTGGCCACATATTGAATACCAGAATTTGCACTCTGATTCTGAATATAAATGTAAACAGAACCGGCAACCGAATCTAGAACCTGAAAGATGGACTGATTTCCGTTATTTCCAATACCGAGTGGCTGATACCAGAAAGTCGACGTCAGGTTATTTGCAGTCAGTCTTAAGTTAGAACTCGTATTATAGTATAAATAAGAATTTGAAAGTGGGAATCCGTACGCGACTGTATTTACGAATGAAATAGCCTGGCCATACTTTCCGGTAACATATGCAGGTGGAACCTGATTGACAGCTGTGATGGTTGAGTAAAAAGGAGCCAATCCAGTGATCGAATCCACGTTTGAAGATTCAAACTGCCATAACAGGTTCGGTTGAGGCGGTTGGGCACTCATCTATTATTCTCCACACATAATAGATGGCGGCCTATTTCAGCAGGACCGGAGGCGCCTCGGCTCCGACCGTGCCGATCCTCGTGCCCGTCCAATTGGTTACGTCTGGAAATTACAACGTCCAGTTGACTGACTATTACATTGGATGCAACGGAACGGGCATCACCATAACTCTGCCCCTCGGGGCGACCGTGCCGACTGGAAAGGTCTATGTCATCAAGGATGAGTCCGGGTTGGCCACGTCAAGCCCGTCCTACAGATTCACGCTGCTCGTCTCAGGTTCGAACACAATTGACGGAGGCCCCAGCGCGCAAATCATTACAGGCTACTCGGCCATCACAGTCCTATGGACTGGAAGTTTGTGGTCAATTATTTAATACTCATACACATTAGAGATGACTTATACCCCAACCGTGACCGCGAACGTCTCGGCTGTCAACTCAACTTCGACGCTTCTGAATTCGGGCAGTCGGACATTCACCGGAACTCCCGAGGATGTCAGCCAATATGCGTCCTTGAGCGTTTCGTACTATGTCCAGCCCGCGAATGCAACCGGAAATATCTTTGTACAGTTTTCAAACGTCGCGTCACCATTTTATCCCGTGTCGAATACAATCTCCCAGGTGACCGCTGTGACCGCCAACGGATTTACGCTCGACTCGACCATGACTTGCCAGTTCTTCCGGGTCATTTACGTCAACGACTCGACGAATCAGACGCAGTTTATGATTCAGTCAATTTTTCACCCGCAGGCTCGCATTGCGATCAAGACGACCCGGGCAACCGATGTAATGACTGATTTCACAGACACCATCAACACGCGAACCATTCTTATGGGCAAGACCATAGGCGGCGGATTATATGAACCCGTTGCAACAAACGGAGAGAATTCACTCGTCGTCACAATTGCCGAACCGCGCGCGGCATTCGGTGAGGTATTAGTCGCCCAACCCACTCCAATTGCACAGCTCGATTTCGTTTACGGAATCAATACAGTCATCTCGTCAAACGTCCTCTACGGGTCGAACGCGACCGTCAACGTGTCGAACGGTCTCTTACAGGTGACGGCCAACGCTACCTCGGGAGGATCAATGGCCATGTTTCGTCCTAAAAAGTTTATAAAATATCGATCCGGCGAGTCAACCCTGACGAGAATGACTGGCGCGTTTACTTCCGGAGCCCCTGCGCAATCCCTGCAGATTGCTGGAGTGGGTTTCCTAGAACCAACGTCGAACGTTCTTATTGACGGTATGGGATTTGGCTATCAAGGGTCTGTTTTTGGTGTTCACTGGTTCAGAAACTCATCCAATACGTTTATTCCACAGACGTCGTGGAACTCAGATAAATTGGATGGAACAGGGCCATCCGGAATGACTATCGATCCGACAAACCTTAATATTTTTCAATACAAGTTTCAATATCTCGGGGCTGGAAATTTGTTTTTCTATGTAGTCGCGCCAGCATCTGGGCGTTGGGTTCTGGCTCACATGATTCAAAATGCTGGAACTCTGGCGACGCCCGTGTTTCGAGATCCAACCATGCACGCCATGTGGTATTCGAATTGCTACACCACATCATCCATCCCAGTTACCGTGAAGGGTGGGTCGGTCGGTCAGTTTCTCGAGGGCGAGCGCCGTTTTCTAGGGCCAAAGGGTGCAGTTGTCGGAACTCCTACTTCGGCAGTCACAAATAGCACAAATACGATGATGTTTGCTCTCAAAAATGCTACATACTTCAACGGAATTCCGAACCGTTCGCAGGCTCATATTCGTTCAATATCTTTTGGAGGAAACGGGTCCGGAACAGGGTCAAACCAGCCCAATGGTGTCATTTCATTTACTCTGACCAGAAACCCGACGGGTGGGCCGACTATATGGGCGCCCTATAACGGAAGTCTGGGTACAGGAACAAGTGGTTCGAACGTTATAGGAAATTCATCAATGAGTTCAAACATTGTCAGTCTGACTACACTCGCTGGGGGGAATACAGGATTTACACACGTTGTGGCTATAGGAGGACAGTCCGGACCCATTGATTTATCAGACTATGAAATTGTATTAAATCCTAACGATGTCTTGTGTTTCACTGCCAATGTTATTACCGGTTCGGGGACTTGCTACGTGGGTGCTTCCGTCTTTTGGGTCGAGGACCTCTAGGGAAACCTACGGTTTCCCGGTCGGATCGAAGATCCTCACGTCCGAACCCATGTCTTGTTGGTCATCATTCCCTGGCCCTCAATCTTCACCTTGCATTTCGCCAAGTTGTCGTCGATGTACATCAGGACCTCCTGGCCGCCCGTCAGCACGTGGCGGTTGAAGTGCGCCTTGAACCGCGCTTCAACCTCGGGAGGCTCTTTGGTCGTGTCCCGGATGAGCCACTCGACATCGATAGAGAGACCCTTGATCTCTGGAAGATTGGAGATGGAGAATGCCAAGACATAGACGCGCTTCCCGCCAGCCTGGTTGCGCTGAACCACGTTCATGGCGATAGTCCCGGGGCGGACACGATGGTGCGGGAGGCACCGATACACGAAATCACCCACTTTTACAAACTCACTACGAAGATCTTCCGAGTTCAAATAGACGAAACCGGTCGTCGCCTCGTAGTGAGATGGCATGTTCACAATGACGAAATCCATTTTGACTGGACTTCATCATCGTCGTCGCATCTGTGACACATGGGTCACACGAATTTTACCGCCTCATCAACAGGATGAGGACGAGCCCGGCGGCCAAAACTGCCCATATGTAATAATGGGTCGGGACGGGCCAGCTAATATCAACAGGGGGTGGGAGGGAATCGAGCGCCTTCATGTGCTTGTCCTCTTCAGACACGTACACGCGCAAAATGAATGAATTCGAATCAAGACCCTGAAAGTTGAGAATCTTCCCGTACTTGTCACGCCACCGAATAGTCAAACGATCGAGGGACGTTATGGGCTCGGGATAATACGCTGTAAGCAAGATATCCTTCGTCTCCATAAAGTTTGTCACCGAACTCAAATGTGGGTTCTTAATCATAATTGGCGCAAACATAGTGTTCACATCAGTTCCGTTGATTGTGTTTGCAAATAAAGGACCGGTCGAAAGATTATGGGGCGTTCGAAGCTCCTCAATATCAAGAAACATGTAATCATTAATAGTCATATTTGCAATGTTCGACGTCTTGTAAATGTATTTTCCTGTATATGTTGGGTCCTTCATGGGATCGGCCAATGCCAAAGTATATTTTGTATTGACCGTCAGTCCCATGAGTTCTGCAATTTCATCATTATTAATGTAAATATTTGATGAAGTTACATTAGAAAATACAAAATGTCCTTCATACCTGATAAAATCTGTTTTCAGTCCGGCCAGTGTTAATGTGTTTGACAGGGACATTTGATCATACCGTCCGGCATTGAGCCAGACATTAGAATTTGATGAAATATTTTTATTAATTGTAATTACATTTGATGATGAATTCAAATTATACATGGCGTTTGGAAAATGTGCGCTGACCAGGTCGACCTTTGTGATGTTTTTGACCGGAAGAGTCATGTGGAGGACATAATTATTTCCATAGGGGTAAATATTGGAATCCCTGAGATCCGATGATGCAAAAACGAGCCGGGCATTTGCCATCCTAGTACATACGCAGAATTTCTTTGATAACCTCGCTACGCATGACGTCATCTTCAGTAAACTGGACGTGGCCTATGTTGGTCGAGAGGGAGCAGATGCGGCCTATGACGTCCGAAAGTCCATTCTCATCAAACCCTCGATCGTGCTGATCACAGTCACCCGTGATGACCATCTTCGAGTCGCGACCTATACGGGTCAGAAGCATCTTCATCTGGGAAGGGGTCGAGTTTTGCATTTCGTCGCCTATGATCCACGCGTCGTCGAAAGTTCGACCGCGCATGTAGGCCAACGGACAGACCTCAATCTTTCCCTCTTTAACCATAGATTTGAGAGATACAGGGCCAAAGTGACTGCCAAGCGCGTCAAACATAGGCCGGGTCCACGGGTCCATCTTCTTCTCGAGTGTTCCGGGAAGAAAGCCGTGCTGCTCATCAACAGACACGGCCGGACGGGTCATGATGATGCGAGAGACCCTGCCCTGAATGAACGCCTTGGCCCCTGCGTGACATGCGAGCATAGTTTTTCCTGTACCTGCTGGACCTGTGCTTATAACTATAGGGAGGGTCGATGTGAGGAGTTCGAAATATCGACGCTGGACAGGAGTGAGCATCTAATTTGAGCTGAGATCATAATCCTTCACGTTAAGCACATTGAATTGAAGTTGCAGATCGTTGAAGATACTCTTGGCGTGGCGGGTACGAATCACCTCCATAGACCCGTTGTGGTAAAACAGGGTCAGGTCACTGTAACGTTCGCTCAACTCAAACCATCGAATCTGAGACGGGTCGACAACAAAGACGGTATCACCATTCTTAATAGCAAATGGGGGCATTCTATACATTACACGGTTCGACTCTCTAAGTTGTGTCTTGGTACAATGGTTGGCCGGAATCGTCGGTGCCAATGTGAACCACTCGGCCGTCCGAGAGCATATCGAGAAAGACGTTGAATGTATGGCTCTTGTCGCGTTGGGTCGCGAGAAGAGTCAGGCACGACTCACACTGACAGGGCATTTTTGCTAATTACTAGATGTTCAGAAAAACTTGAGGGGTTCATTACACGAATTTTCTAACGTGCAAGCACGGCGAGTGCAACCTGAGTCGAGACGAGCTCGGCCTGGCGCGTAGGGCACGACGTAATGACGTGACCGGGGCAGTCGCAGAAACTGCACTTTCGAACAGCGCGCTGGACGGGAGCAACCACCGGGCGCTGCTGCTTCTGCAAAAGGTTCTTCAGTTCGGCAATCTCAGCCTCCATACTCTTGAAGCGCTCACGAACCGCATCCATATCGGCACCGACGCGCATAAACGAAGCGTTCATATCGTCGCGAACAGCCCGAACATCATTCTCGACATACTTGAGCTGGCTGCGAGTCACGGGAGCCTTCCAGAACGAAGTCATCTTTGATTTCTTGGACGTTGGGTCTTTCACTCAGTCTTGACAGCCGGAAGACACCAATTCTTGACGCGCGCGTAGACAATCTCGAACGGAGTCGTGAATGAATCACAGCTAAACGTCCAGAGGTTCTTGGCCTTGTCCGGACGAGACACGACCGGGTTGACGGGGAGAGGGACAAGAGACCAGAGCGCGAGACGAAAGAGGTTCCAAAACATTCTACACATTACACGAGGCTAGACTTTAGTTGCGGGATGTCTTCGTGAAACTCCCGGTTCAGACGGTTGAGGCAGACCTTGTAGTTCGGGTCAGAGACACAGCGCCGCCACACGCGCTGGATAACCTCCACGTGGTGGTTTGCTTGGATAAGCTCCCTCCGAAGGTCAAAAATCTGAGCCCTGTAGACTATGCGCGCATTCTCAGCGACAATATCGAGGTGCCGGTAGGGATCTCTGGGATAGGGGACGTTGATCGCGGCCCAGACGGCGTTCTGAATACTCAGACACAGGTTTTCCAGAGCTATCGTGACGCCACTGTGTTTCTCGTATCGAGACATCATGTCCTGAAAGGAGTTCCATATCGCATCCTCGACCCCAGCATTCGTGTCCGTGTCGATCGTGTCCGTCTCTTGCCAAAAGTTGAAACCCACGTGAAAGAGGAAGCAGTGCGTCAGGTTCATGAAGAGGACATCCTCGAGTTCGTTGAGCTGGAAACCAACCTCGAGGCGGGTCGACATTTTAGTTTGACTTTTTGATTTATTTTGAAGTTCTGACGCCGTGACGACACGTTTTTTACTCCTCCATCTCGACCCCACCCGACCAGTTCTCCTCCTCGTGAACCTGGCGTTCGAGAAGTTCGCGCTTTTCGCGGTTCCGGGTGATGAGATCTCGTACAAAGTCGACAACCTCTCCGTAGATCGGGCTCGTGGGGTCAAACGGCTGGTTCTCGTGGTCGAGAATCCAATTCATAGCCGCATTCTCCTTGGAATCTGCAATGACCAGGTTTCCCCTCAGTATCTCAAGGGTTCGAAGGTGCATATTCACACGATCGTTGAGAGGGAGGGTATAGTAGGCCGCGACCGCATCCTCCTCGAGGTCTCCCTCGCAGTAGTCCTCGGCCTGAATGTCGTACAGCTGATCCTTTGAGATTTTCGAATAGACATACCCGGCCATAAAATCGTACATTGAGGGCGATACTGGGTCGCCGTTGATGCACTCGAAGATAGAGTACGACCAGACGAACGTGGGCTCTTCAATCTCAGCCTCTCCGGGGTATCCGCAAAGCAGACCGGTCTTGTTGTAAGACAGGTAGGCATTGGGAGACATTTTCAGTTTTGGGTGGTATCTGTATTACACGCGCGTCTTGACACTCTAAGGACACGAATTTTTACTCGGACTCCTCCTTTTTGTTGTATACGGCCAGGGTCACCTTCAGAGCCTGAGCCGCGGCAGCCTTCTCTGGCACCTTGTCACGGGCGGTCGACTGCTCGAGGGTCGCAGCCAGGATGGCCTGGTACAACTTGGTCGACTCGAGCTCAACCTTCAGGTCGAAATTCGCCTCCTTGAGATCAGCCTTCAGGGCGTTGACGCGATCGAGAGCCTTCTGGAGAGTTGCCATTGTAATGATACGGGGCGCCAGTTTTTTATCTGAGTTCATGAATAGATGAGTAATGTATTCAAAAAATTGCACGCAATGCTGGACGAGCCGTTGTATCAACACCTGATATCTCCGACCGCTATTGCTAAACTCAGAAACGTGATGAGCCAACCATACACACCCAACGCACCAGGTCGTTTGAAACAAAATAACCTCTCATCGTATTTTGCAAATTTATCAAAGGCATACCATTCCGGAAAGGGTGATGACTTTGAATCGGTTGCGGTTGTTTTTGGAAATCCTGCACTTCCAATATCCCTTTCAGATGCAGGACTTGTTTCTGATAAGGAGGGTCAAGTCACATTTTATGACGAAGAAACTAACAAACAAATTACAATGAAAACAAATCCAGAATTATGGAAAGCCATGAAGACATATGGAGGACATTACATAACTGTAAATCTTAATACAACAGGAGTAAAAATGCCACAAGCATTGACCAAAGGTGGTAAGGGTAAATCTCGTGTTCAGCTTGATTACTTGATATTAATACCCGGGAAGCCATATAAGGTTTATATTATAGAACTGAAAGCCGGAAAGGGTCATTTGAGAATGGATGAAAAAGAAGAAGAGCAAATGTTGAAAGCAAAGTATACTTTTAAAGAGTTACTTGGGAAAGATACAGAAGTTAACCTCATGTACTGTCCATTTCTTGCGGACGATCTCTCATTTGCGAAGAATTATTCGTCATATCATCAATCTGTAAATGTCACATATATCACTCTCAACGGTCTGGTTAAATTTTTAAAACTAAACTCCAGGCTCGCAACAAACCTCGGAGGTTTGCGTCACAATTACAGAGTAAACGCAGCGCTCCTTGAGTCGCATCTGTCAAGATATATGAAAAATGTAGAAAAACAATTACGAGAAAAAATCACAATGTCAGCCGCCGAAGAAGCCATAGAAGACGAGCTCGAAAAAGTTATAATGAAGAGTAACTTACTTTCAAAGAATGTTCCGAGTGTGCTTGCCGCGCGAGGAACAAGTATAAAGGAAGTTTTCCGCGGTAAATTAGCCCTTCCTCTCATAAACTCGGACGCGGCATGGAAGCCGGCCCTTCAGAAGATTTTATATTTTTTGCTACAAAGAGATGAATTACAGAATAAACTCAAAACAAACAAAAACACGCGACAAACAATCACAGAACTTTATAAAATTTCTCAGCAGATTTTAAAGCATAATCAAAACCACGGTGGCCGTATTTTGAAACAAGCCGCCCGAAATGATCTTGCAAAGTTTGTAGCCAATACAAAAAACGTTTTTGTAAATGCAAAGAATTCTTCATCAGATATTGTTGAAAATTATCTTTTACATTACATTGAAATTCGTGCCAAGCGTCTCGGTGCGAATAAAACAACACTGGCAAACGTTCCGAATTCTTCAAAGAAGCGTCTTCCGGATCCGGCCGAAACAGCTGCGGGTATGAAACTTATGACCGAGAGACTAAAGCCTAAAAAGGGTGTGAATGCCAATTTTCTTAATCAAATGCGCGCTATTAAAAATGCGACATTAACACCGGGAAACCGTGGGCTTCAACTCCGAAATTTAACAACTGCTATTGAACGTAAATATAACCCAAATATAACACAGGTTCAGTTGAATACGAGCAGTTCAAGAACAACCCAGAATGTAAATTTAGCAAAAACCACGCTCAATGCGCATCACAAAAAGTTGGATGAAATTATAAATTTTTTAAAGACTATACAAGTTGGAAATAAATATACAGGTGTTCCAAAAAATAAGCACGACTATGCCACGTCACGCCTTCGGGCTTTGATATCACGCATTGATACTGTTGACACGGATATACAGGCAAAACTTGCGGCTATGCGAGGACAGCTCACTCCTACCCAGGTTCGACAGGCAAATCAGTTGGCCAATGTGACATTGAACAACTTCAAGCTTCCAAATAATATGGGAACGGCCAATATGTTTGCGGGACCGCCAACGAAACGACCGAACGCGCCGGTCGGCAACGCCGCCCCCTCGGCAAAACGAATGAGGGTGCCGAGTAGAAAATTTAAATAGTTGAATGTATTAATGAGTGACAAGCTCGTAAAGGCATATGCCGAGATGCTCATACGCGAGAAAAAACGAAAATACAGAGCCGTAAAGGCACTCTGGCAAGCTCAGGAAAAGGTCAAGGCTCTCCCAAAGGTTCAGTCTATGTATATAAAAAATAATTACATCAACCCAGTCACGCTCGCGTTCCCCACGACAGGTATTCCGGTCTATGAGGTAAAGAACAAGACGACCGGTCGCACAAATTATTACAATTCAAACACGTTCTGGAAACTCGCGGGACATGCGAAAAATAACTACAAGCTCCTCATGTTTGATCCAAAGGCAGAGATCTTCAGGAACCCAGTGACTCGGAATCCGGTTCGGGCTCGAAACGTCCGGCGCGTCGTTGTAAAAAAGGCTGCGACCAAGATCCAGTCGGCCGTGCGCAAACACCTTAAAAAGAAGAAAGCTACTAAAAAGTAATGGATCCCTACGCGTCGCTGGGAATCCAAAAGGGCGCCTCTGATGTTGAGGTCAAGAAGGCCTATAGAAAAGCCGTCCTACGGACGCATCCCGACAAGGGTGGCGATCCAGAGCAATTCAAGAAAGTCCAGGGCGCGTACGATATTCTGTCCGACCCACAGAAGCGTCAGAACTTCGACCAATTTGGAACGGCTGACGGGCCGCCCCAGAACCCATTTGGAGGCGGTGGCTTCCCAGGTGACATATTCTCCCAGATGTTCGGGGGAGGCCCGCGCGGCCCGGTCAGACGCGCGAACCACGACCACGATATCAAGATTAGTTTTGAGGATTCATATCGGGGAGTCACCAAAAACATGAGAATTTCACTCGGCAAGTGGTGCATGACATGTGTGACAAACTGCCCGCAGTGCGGGGGCCGAGGCCAGGTTCACATACAGATGGGCCCTATGGTTATGCAGCAACCCTGCCAGGCATGCCAAGGTCAGGGGAAGTTTCGAACCGGATGCCCGACATGCAACGGAAAGAAGAAGACTATCGAAAACCTCAACCTCGAACTCAAGATACCGCCCGGGATATTCGACGGACACACGCTGATAGGTCACGGCCTCGGTGAACAGGTTCAGGGTTCGAACGAAGAGCCCGGAGACATCGTCTTTCATATTCGCGTCCAACCTCACGCCGAACTCATGCGTCAGAACATAGACTTGATTTGGCAAACGAAGATTTCGTTCGCAGATTCAGTCAACGGGAAGAAGATAGAGGTTCCGCATTTCGATGGGCCTATTTCGATAGACACGTCGGACTGGGGAGTTTTGGATCCTCGGGAAGATTACATCATTCCCGGGAAGGGATTCAAGGTCGAAGACAAGGTCGGGAAGCTTCGGGTTCAGTTTAATATAATTTATCCTCCGGCAAAAGTTAAATTTACAGTACAAAAAATCGAAGAGCGCTCAGAATAGACACAGCCAGGGTGTCTTGGGTCGCATGAATGACCTCTTCCAAACTTAGATTCGCGTGGTGAAATACCACATCGTTCAGGGTGCTTGGAACTATTCCGAGAGTCGCACCGTGAACGACGTGCCGGGTTACGCGGCGGGTGATGCGATGCCGCTGGACCCTGCGAACCACAACCTGCGTCCGAACACAGAGTCGAGTCATATCTCTATAAGTTATCAAGAGTTTAATACGGTCGCTTGGACGAGTTCGAGTGTCAAATAAATTGAGACCGGGAGTGGAAACGACCAGATGGTCTGGTAAATGAGGGGCCAAATAAGGACACTGGCGACGGCCGCAGATGCGTATTTATTCATCTGATGTAGGAGCGTCGCTTGTCTCTTTCTGGATGTAGAACTTTCCTTCCGAACCACATTTGCTCTGACGGAACCTGGCAGACTCGGCCCATTCATACAAGAGTTTGCCACGTCCTTTATATACTACGAAGCGCGCGCATTTATCGGTACGAGGGTAACGACCCGGGACAAAGAAACGACATGTTTTACAATCTGGCATCTACTGACTAAGTGACAAAAAGGGGTTTGACGGCTGACGCGAGGAAACCTCGGGATCGCCGTCGTCTTCAAAGTCTATAATTACTGCATCTTGGGGCGTACAAAAGACCACGGTCGAGCCGATAGTCCCTCGGCCGTCCGGGGGATCATCGTAGCCGATGAAGATCACACCGATCTTTTCGGGCGAAAACCCATGCTGCGTCACGCGATAGTACAAGTCATCACCCTCTTCGATGAGCTCCCAACCGATAGGCCGGGTCGGTTCAGATACGGACTGAATAGAGTAGTCCTTGCAGACGACATAATATTCATCCTTCAAGGGGATGGTCTCAAGGCTTGGGCCGTACTGGTACATTGACGGGGCGCGCTGCAGGGTCTGGGTGGGCTCCGGCAGCACCAGCACCTCGAACCTGAAACCGGGACGCAAGAGCTGCACGGACATGCTTCTGTGAATAAACGCTGTAGTCTTTAGACTTTTTGGCAGAGGTGCGTTTTGAGTCGCGCTTGCTTTCCATCTGGAGACTGGTCATGGTCCCCGACCGTGACTCATGGGCAACATGAATTTTCGCGGCCCATGGTAAGTCATGAACTTCCTGCGGAAACAGACCCGGTCACACAAGTATCGGGAATTCATGTCTCCGGCAGAGATTCGATCAATTTTATCAAAACATGTTTTAGAAATTAATGCAATTCCAAAATTAAAAATTGATCAAATCATTAAATATCCCGAGGTGGATGATGAATATAATGAAAAAATAATGAAAATTGTTGCCAATGCCAGGAATGATCTTCAGAAACAATTTCAATTAAAATTAAAATCAAAATTTAAAAATTCTCATGGAGGTGAATTTGCTCTCAAAGAATATCTCAAGTCTATATAAATGAAGAGACTGATTCTGAGCCCCATCATTAATATTGCGTTTTTTGGTTTTGCGTTTGCATGGATCCGAAATATGGAAAAGAACCATTGCTCATGTTCTCAGGACTGGCGCCGAGAGTATATGAAGTATTTTTTCCTTGCCGGAATTGCTCTTCAGTTTGTCATCATGGCCAAGGGGATTGATTACCTGCACAACCTGCGGGTCCCTCTCGGTCTCGCGTCGATCGCATATCTGTGGGCATCGATCAGCTACATCTTGGAGCTTCGGAGCCACACGTGTGACTGTTCCAAGAGCCTCGAGCGTTCCATTCTTTTCTGGTATTCAATCTTTCAGGTTGCGGCTCTTGTCATTGTGACTTGGATGATGGTCAAGGCTTAGACGTCTGGTCGAAGAGCTCCTCTTCATGCTGACGGGCAAGTTCGGCGGTCAGTTCCTCGACAATGTCCCACGCAATCTTGCAGTCCTCATAGTCCTGGCACAAGTTCTTGGCGTGATAAATCGCCCGCTTGATCTGAACTGGGGTGACTCTCGCGCGGGCCGTGAAAAAAACAGGTCGTGCGAGTGCCATAGTTACTTAGAGTCAACATTCTTATTCTTAAAAACATGCGTGTCACATTGAAAGCAAGTGAGGTCGCGGCCATCATTGGGCGGAACCCCTACAAACCGTCCAATGAAGTCCGAGATGAGTTGTGGAAAAAGTACTGGCCCGGGACCTTCAAGGGCAAGACCAAGAATGACAAGGCTTACGATGCCCTGTCTGCGTCAGAGCACGCCCGGGAGGCTCTGAATGCTGCGCGAGCCGTCCATACCAAGTCGTCTGACGAGGCCGAGACGGTCTTTGTGCAGGCCAAAAAGAAGATTGAGGCTGACGAAAAGCTCACGGCGACCCAGAAGTCCGAGGTCACCGACTTCATTCGTTCGCAGGTCTACACCGGCCACGGGACGCGCTCCGAGGACAAGACGTCCGACAAGGTTGAGAACGACGAAGGGGTTCGACTCGTCCGGGACAATTCATTCTACAGTCTGGACGTGTGCGAGGTTGACGGAAACGCCTTTCAGGTTGTCGGGAAGATTGACCGAATCGAAGAGAAGCCGGACGGATCCAAGACTCTGGTCGAGATCAAGAACCGAACCAAGCGGTTTTTTAGCGTCGTGCCGGACTACGAGTACATTCAGATCCAGACGTACCTGCAGATGCTCAATCTTGAAAAGGCACGACTTGTGCAGCAGTTCAACAGTGAGGTTCGGAGTCACGCAATTGCGCGCAACGATAGTTTTTGGTTTGACGAGGTCATGCCTCTTTTAGATGAATTTTGCCGAAACCTTAGTTCTTCGGCGTCGGATGAATAGTCACGCGACCGGCGACGATATCGCTCCATGTAATAAGAACCTCTTCACCCGAATCAATATCGAGTCCAGTCCAGCCGTCCTCGTCGAACGCCTCAATCTCCACATCGTGGAAGGTTGTCTTCCGGCGAGACTTGCATGTAACAGTCACGGTCTTTCCGATGAGCTCCGAAAACCAGTCCTCATACTGGTCGACCGTCTCCTCGAGCTCATCGCGCTCCTTGCATAGCTCAGCGACAGATGCGATAATGTCCATTGTAATCATAGAACGCCTCGTCTTTTTATCTCGAACAACATCAGAATGAGTCTTCTTGATATTTCATTGATGAGTTTGACTGAAATTATTGGAGATTTTGGATTCAAAAATGTTGCCCGCACAGGAAGTCTCCAGGGGTGGGGAGCTGGTCTGGCTGGGTATGCTGGCATCATTTATTATTTGATAAAAGCCCTTCGGGTCGGGAATGTGACCTATGTCAACGGCATGTGGGACGGGATTTCAGCCATTCTCGAAACGGCCGTCGCGTTCTTTCTCTTTGGTGAACGCCTAAAATCACCTTTCCAATATCTAGGACTTGGACTCATTATTATAGGAATGTTTATTCTCAGAAGTGGAGGAATTCCTTATTAAGAAGGGCAGAACCCTCCGACCGCTGGACGACCATCACAACAATTTGAGATAGAATAGCCAGATTGCCCGGCACTGTTTGGTACAAGACTGCCGCCAGGTATTATACATGTAGGCGGGGTGGATGCAGGCCCGCATACGTCCCATGAAGGAAAATACCCACCACTATGATAGGACCTGTTATTATTACAGCAATTCAGAGCTGTACCACCCCATCCGTGTCCTGTTCCTTGGCCATTTGCGTGGCATGCAGGAGGGGGGGCAGCGGCGACGCACTGACTAGATGAATTAAATGAATATCCAGTTCCTAAGCATTCACAATCAGTTTGTGAAGAATTAAATTTCGAATTTGCCGGACATGTACACACTCCATTAACAATCGTTGACTTTCCTGGACATGAAGATACTGTCCCCCGTGTGCATTTTGACCCTGTACCTGCATTTCCGGCAGTATATGTATAACCAGAACCACATGTCGTGGGCCCGTTTCCAAAAGACCCACCTACTTGACAAAGTCCTGCTGAAACTATTCCAGGTCTCTCTGGATTTGTTAGTTCAGCGCCAGACGTTGAATCGTACATTGCTAGACAGTATCCTGTGACTGAAAAACATGTTGTTCCTCCATGACTCCCTGTACTCATTCCCGCTGGACACCCACAACTACAAGTTGTCGTATTAAACACTTTATTAGGATCTGTTACTTTTTGACTATCACAATCTTGTTTCTGGAAATAATTACAGCCGCTAGAATTCAGACAATTTGCAATACCATAGGTACCAGTAGTTCTCGAAGTATATCCAGCCGGACATGATTGACACCCCGCTGAACCAGTAGAATCTATAAATTGTCCAGCGGTGCAATTATTTTGAGCATATGCCTGATCATAACACACGGTATCCGAAATTCTTCTACCCGTACAAAAAGGAATGCATGCTGAACCCGATGCGTTAAGTTCAGTTGCACCATAGCAAACTAAAGCCGGCCTAGGCACGCACGCAGTTCCGGCTGTGTTAATGATCTGAGTACCACTACATGTAGTATAAGCTTCTCCTGTCGTGGAATTCCAATAACTATTATCTGGCAAAGTCACGCACGCAGTTCCGTCTGTGTTCATTCTCTGAGTAGAAGAATTACATGTCGTATAGGCGTCTCCCGTTGAGTTAGTCCAATAACTATTAGCTGGCAAAGTCGTGCATGTGATTCCGTTCGCAGAACCCCGAGAACCTGCAGGGCAATTTGTACGGGGGATCGGGGTTCCTCCGCCGCCACCGCCTCCTCCGCCAGGTGTATAAACTGCCGGACCCCCTCTGGACCCCGTGGACCCCGTGGACCCCCTGGACCCCGTGGACCCCGTAGACCCCGTGGACCCCGTGGACCCCGTAGACCCCGTGGACTCCGTGGACCCCGTAGACCCCGTGGACTCCGGAGTCGATAACGTTCCTGAACTACTGCAGTTGTTTCCAAAGTTTGGACACGCGACTTTCCCAAAGTAAACTCCAACAATGACGGCTACAAGGACGACAAAGACTAAGACCAGAATTATAGGACCTTTTCTCATTACAATATCAATACAAAATTAATCGTATACCATTCATCTTCGAGAGCTCTGCATCTCTTCCCTCCCCTGCTGCTCGTCTTGAGCTGCGGGTATCTTGTCTGGAACTTCTTCACGGGCTCGTCTATCCAGAAACACTTGTCTGCGTGGCGGTCGCTGAAGTACTCGTCAGTCTCCATGAGCACATACTCGATATCCTCGCTCGAAACTTCTTGGCTCTTGAGGAAGTTGTAGGTCCGCTCGATATCCTTGATATCCGCAATCATATCGAACATGATCCTCTTGGCCATCTTCGGCCCGAAGCCGCTCGCAAAGTCGACGGCATCCTCGAACATTTCATCGATCGCCTGGCCGTAGGCGTCGGCACACCGGTTCTCCCAGAGCTCCTCGTCCCACTCGTCGCGGACCTTGTGGAAACCCCGGAAATACATAGGTCGCCGGCACATAGGGCACGCCGTGTTTGTTCCAGAGCCCTTGAGGTACCACGTCTTTATGCAACCTGTGCAGAAGGTGTGTCCGCAGGTCAGCTTGCAGAAAGACCCAGACTCGCAGTAGCAGACTGAGCACTCCATTGCTTTTGAGGTGTTTCCTACAATGTCATGAGAAATTTGACGCGGAACCGACATCAATTTTTTATGTAGAACATTACTAATGTCCGCAATCATCCGCCCACCCGTCCGACCCCGCCCCAAAGGTTTTGGTAGTAAACCGAATAATTATTATACCCTTCATTCAGCCGGAAATAATGCATTCACTCTTCGTCTGAATGAAGACGATAGAACGTCAATGGTTGGTTTCAAATTCAAAAATGACGCGAAATTCATAGCTCAGATGATTGAGACGTATTATATTCAGAACAAAGAATGGCCAGAGACACACGGGTCTCTTATGCTTCCGAGCCCACCCGATATAAATGTAGACTTGACCTATCTGTACATTCACAGGTGGGACTTTGAAGATTTAAAAATTGTCTGCACTCGAAATATGCTCGATCTTATTTCGGTCGATGGAATAGTCGACACGAAGAATGGACATTCATTTACCGGAAATTTGTTTAAATTTGATGCGCCCGCTCAATTTTATCAAGACCGGTTCGAGGAGCTCATGCCGTCGGAACGTGAGCCAGACCCCTGAGAACCGCCTTGGTATAGGATGCGCACAGAACGAAATGGATATGGGGCCAATCAAGCGCATCCATCTTCCCCAACTGAATACCCATAGGGTTCGTGTTAATATCACGAATCATATTGATAGACTTTGCCGGGTCTCCCATCGTCTCGGCCAAGTCCATCATCTGACTGAGCCACTCGACATGATCCTTGTTCTTGGGGTCGAAAGCGTTGAGGAATTTTGAGGTAATTGACATTTCTATCATTATGTTCAACTGTTTTAAGTGAAACTTTACGCAGTCGCAGTAATAACTACACTGCCGTTATTGTTTCCAGCTGTGCCGGCGCTCACAGAAGATGTATTATACCAGTCTAAACCATTTACATAAGAACCACCCCCTGCTGATACTGAGCCACCACTATACCCCCCGCCGCCTCCGCCGTTTCCGGGGCCGCTGCTGTTGCCCCCACCCCCTACGGGACGTCCAGTACCTAAAAACCCATTCGCAAGTAATGATGTTAATCCAAGTCCACTTTTAGTACGCCCCGTGGGGCCGCCGCCTTGGTCGCCGTCAGCTCCTCCAGTCGCCGCCGTATAAGTTGACGAAACTCCGCCAGTTCCTGTTAGATCTAAGGGAGCGTTTGCTGCGTTTCCCGCACCTCCGGCAGCAAGAAAAGGCATAGACGCTGTTGGGGCACTTGCAGTTCCTGTAGAATCTATGAAAACAAAAGTTCCACCGGCACCATTGGTGTTGGTAGTACTTGTTTGACCAATGACAATGAATAATTTTGCAGATGTTTGAATAATTATGGATGTTGAAAAAGAGGCTCCGGAATACGACACCCCGTTCTTGCCGATAATCCCAGCTCCTGTTACAGTAAATGTATACACTCTTCCCGAAACCGCTGGAAAAATGCAAGTAATAATAGGACTACCTGCAGTCCTGGTAAAAGTTGCAAATGAAGGACTGGGTAAATTAGTAGGTACAGTGGTGTCAGTGGTTGTCACAGTTACGGTAGTCGTTGTGAATGCGCACGCTGCAGTACCACCTGCAGAAGTTGCACCCGAATTACACAGTGTGCAACTTCTGTCGTTTCTCGCGGTTGCGGCTGTAAAACTGTACCCCGCGGAACAACTCGTGGGACCTGTCCAGTTTGCGCATGCATTCGTTCCTCCGATGGAATATTGAGAACCACTACACGCTGTGCATGAATTGTCACGAGTACTGTCTACGGATGATGAAAAACCGTACCCCGCAAGACAACTCGTTTTCTTGTTTGTGCACGACGGGACAGTTCCCCCACCAGAAAATTGAGTCGATGGACAGGCTGAGCATGAAGAGTTACGAGTGGTATTTCCGCTTATATAAGAGTACCCCGTAGGACATGTATTTAGCCGGGTTGCACATTGGTTGGTTCCTCCGAGTGAATATTGAGCATTATTACACACCGCGCACGTATTGTCATGCGTGCTGTCTGCGGTTGCTGAAAACCCGTACCCTGCAGAACATGACGTTGTAACAGGAGCCGTTGAGCACGACCCCGGGGTGTTCCAGTAAAGGGTCGAACCGACAGAAGAAGAATTTGTGCATGATGAACACGACCCTGCACTTGTTGGTGTGTTTCCTGAAAGCGTCTGACCAGCCGTGCATGATGGTTGAGAAGACGTCGAACATGTTCCAGAAGTTGTCCAGTACAATGTCGTTCCTACATTGGGTGTTGTGCATGTCGAACATCCTGTCGCTCCTGCCGGGGACGTCTGCCCTATTCCACACAATGTACACGTTGTTCCATTCATGTAATAATTAGCGTTACAGAGACAGTTTGTTCCATCTGGGGTCAATGTTCCGTTCGGGCATGAAAGAACAGGGTTTGATGTAGTTTTTAACAAGAATAAATATTGCGGAATATTCCATAATTGACTCGAATCGTCCAAATATGTATCGACTATCGTAGTATTTACTGTAAGGAGACTTGTCGGATTGGTCGTAAAGTAATCAACAGCTCCTCCTCCGCCTATTTGTAGAGTTTTACGAAATCCTACAATACTTGATTGAACTGTACCGGCTGGAACACCACACGTCCCGTTCCACATTGCCAAATTTATGGCATTTCTACTAAGGTAATTATCAGTCGATGAAATTAAAGTCAAAGGGGTTGAAGGTTCGTAGCCTGGATTTATAAACTGAACCTGCCAGTTTGTTACTGTCTCACCTAATGTATATTTACTTGTATTTTTAGATAATAAAAATACAATTAAAATTAGAAAAATTACAATAAAGTAAATTTCCATTCCTGTTTTTATGTGATATAATTATTACATACACGTATAGGCCCCGTTCTCATTATCATACATGCCCGTGCAGCACCTCGCCGCCCCGGTGTTACCTACATACGTGCCAAACTCACAACACGCAGTTGTACCACAAGCATTCGTTACACTTGCGGTTGATGTTGCCGGAGGGCATGCAGTACCATTTCCTGATTTAGGGGTTGATGTGCTCCACGTGTAAAGGTCTGCTCTGGGACTCGCGGCATTCACACCACACTGGTTCGGACAAGACCCATAATTTGTCAGCTGATAAATACCCCTACAATTTACATTACACGCCGGCGTGGATGTGCATTCGTTCGGTGTAGTTGAAGTTGAAGAGTTTGATGCAGTTGATGGGCAGGACCCACCGTACGATGCAGATGTCGTAGTCGTCCACGTGTAACCTCGATCTCGCCTCGACGGAGGCAAGCCGCAGTCCGTCGGACAAACTGCCGTTGACGTAAGGGCCCACGATCCAACACAAGCCACCGCGGCACACGTGCTAGGACTGCATGAATAACTTCCGGCTGAAGTTGAACCTGTCGGGCACGATCCCGTTCCGACCGCCGCCGTGGATGTAGCCCATGTATACGTTGCCGCGACTGTTGTGGTCGTACCCGCCGGATAAGCACACGAAGGACACGTGCCCGTTGAAGTCCTGTTTGTATAACCGCCGACACAATTGACCGGTGTGACGCATTGAGTAAGAAGTGTAGAACCCAGCGGACTTGTCTGTGCTGGCGGACAACTGACACAGACTGATGCAGATGCGTACTGATTCGCTGCACAATTCAGAAGCTGGCAAGAAGCCGAAGATGATGCACCGGTTCCAGTCGTTGAATAGGCTCCTGGGCACTGGCTACACGCGGTTTGTCCCGTCGTTGACTGATATTGACCCTGTGGGCAAGGAGTGCATGCTGAAACTCCTGGCGTGTTATTATAAGTACCAACTGGGCACGGCGAGCATGTACCTCCAGCCACTCCGTATGTTCCGGGCTGGCAAGCACCGGTCGAACCAGTTCCGAGATAGCCTGCGAGCTGCGTCGCCCCGGCCCAAGGTGTGCATTGAGCAGAACCCGAATTTGCCCACGACCCAGATGAGCACGCCGTGCATGTGTAAGCCGAAGCGGACGAATAAGTTCCTGCAGCACATATCGAGCATGCCGTCACTGGAGAATCTGTCGCGGGTGAATATTTTCCGGCAGCACATGTCGAACACGAAGTCTGTCCTGAATTTGGCTGATATTGTCCGTTGCGGCAGTTTATGCATGTGACCGCACCGCCACCCGCAGGTGAATATTTTCCGACGGCACATGTCGGACACGCAATCGCTGCGCTGTTGACGCCGTTGGTTGAGCTTCCACCAGGGCATATAGGGCACGAGGTTTGATTGGCATTCGGCTGAAAATAGCCAGAAGAACACGCGGGGCAGGTAGAAGATGCCGAACTGGACGTTGCGAGGGAATATCCGGCAAGACAACCCGCGCATACGTTCTGGTAATAGAGGGATCCGGACGCTTGAACCGTGCTAAATCCGTATCCAGGGTTACAATAACAGATAGCCGCAGAGCTTGTCGTTGCGGCTGTAATTGTTCCTCCGTTTGCTGTCGAGAGACATTGAAGACCGCATGCACTTGAACCGACTGATCCAGACACACTGTAATTCTTATCCACGGGGCACGCTGCACTACTCGTTCCTCCCGTGCAATAGTATCCAGACGGACAGAGGTTGCATCCAGATGATCCCGACCCGGTATTGGTGACGTCTCCGGTACCGTAGTACCCTGCATTGCACACACATTGCTGAGAGCTCGAGTTAAATGTAGAACTTGGGTGACATTGATTAATAGGAGTCACAGTACTCTTTTTAATTAAAATATATTTGGGAATTGCATACGAAACATTCGGATTTACCGATGTATCTAAAAAAGTATCAATAATTTCTGGCGTCGGCCCTGTCAGTGAAGCTAGAAGAGTCGGGTTTGACCCAGCCCCTGCCGTGCCGAGCAGATACTGAACATCTCCAGATCCTCCAATCTTGAGCTCCTTTCGGATTCCCCAAATTGTATTTATGGCAATAGACGATGATCCAATTGTTACGGTTGTTGCGTTTGGAGTGCTTGATGCCCACATGAAGTTGTTCAGCTGGAGACGGCCGAGCAAGTTGTCACCTGAATTCCCTACAATGACTTTAGTGGTATCTGTCAGGTCGGCCGTCGCTATGTCCTGACCTATATACTGAAAAGAAGGAGTATAGTCAGCTTGGGGCGTTGATGGATAATATTGACTTTTTGTCGTGGAATATTTAATAACCAAAATTATGAAAATTAAAAGGAGAATTGCTATAACATAGTCCTCCATACTATAAACTTTTAAAATATTTTACCAATATCTGTCAAATGCTTTCTCCTGGGGGGTCGGTGTGACTGCAGGGAAAGACGACTGGGAAACATTGGGAGGTGGTGGGGGAGGCGTGAATACCGGGCCGTAATCTATAATTTGCTTAATTATACCACCTATCGGGCTTCCTGGAAAAAGAAAGTATGCAGCCAAAAGAATGAGACACACGACTCCAACGATGTAGGGTGCAGCTTTTTTCATATCCATTATAATAAATCAACTTTATATTTCATCGTAATCTGGCTCATCTCCAATTTTTATAAAACCATCTTCACTTGCAACTTTAAAACCTATATCTGTTTCTAAAGTTGTACAAAAGTCCTCCTCTATAGAATCTTCGTCAATCTCATATGTTTCTTCTTCGTAGCGCCAAATTTTATCATCAGATTCTGAGAGATATCTGATGATGAAAATTGAGTCTTTCTGCTCAACAATTTTGGCCAAGAGTGGGACTGGGCGCTTGGCGCCTATATCCGTCCATACCCTGAGCATTCTGTTAGCTGCTTTTAATCTTTTTATTTTAAAAATTACGCGCCTAGTTCAGGGAAGCCATCAGACGCTCCATGGGCGTCTTCTTTGCGGCCCGCTTGCGAGACAGCTTGGTCTTGCGGGCCATGGTGGCCTTGTAGCGGCGCGCCACGGGGCCGAGAGCACCACCGCTCAGGGACTTGAACAGAGCACCGAGACCGAGGCCAGCCTTGGGGCTGACCATGTGCTTCCGGGGACGGCCGGCTGGGCGCTTGGGGCCGATGGGGTGCTTGTAGTAGACACCCATAGCAGCCGACTTGTAGGCACGGGGGCCACGAGCCTTGCCGGAGTTGGAGCGGCGGGCACGGGTCATCTTGGGGCGAATGGCCGTGGGCACGCGGGCACCAGAGTTCAGCACGGAACGCACGGTGCCGCCTGGACTCTTGACGTGACGCGCCTTGGGGTTGTACACGGTCGCGCCCTTCTCGGACTTGGCAATGTACTTGCCGTTGGCCGTCATGTAAATGACACGGCGCTTGGAGTTCAGGAACTTCGTAGGGGCTTTGGGTGCTGCTGGGCGACCGCGGGGCATTGGTACTATTTCCAAATATTTTAATTGTCAGACTTGACATTGAGACTGAATGACCAGTCGAGGCCGTTGTTGTTCATTGGGTTCCCGAACCGATCATAGACCGTAATATTCAGCCTGTCAACGCGCGCGTTGCGATCTGTGACTTTGATGGTCTGATAAAATTGTGAATTTTCATTCCAGTGAATTACATTTCCAACAGCACCGTTGACTGGAATCTTGTATGTAATCTGAGCTGGCTCGAGCGATGACGGGCCTATGTTCTCTATCCATATATTCAGGTACGTGTCAAAGTTCAATAGATACGCGTTCTGGGATGTGATTGATACCCCGGCCAGGGTCTGACTTGGAACAAAGCCGAGCAGGGACGCAAGGCTTGGATAATTGAGACCGGTCGGAACTGTGATGGTATTTGATGTGCTGCCCTCTGAATAGTTAATCTGGTACGTGTTCGCCACGAGCGCCCATACAGCGCTGGTGACACCCGTCGTCGTCGCAGTGTTGAGAGCCGCAAGGAAACTGGTCGGGGTCGGGTACGATCCTGGGGTGACTGTGTATGTCTTGGGGCCTATAGTGATCGTGTTGTAAGGCGCCCGGACGTTATAAAAGCCAATGGGAATCTGGGCGTTCGCCAGACTGACCTCGTGAAAAGCCCGGTGACGATTTCCGAGCAAAACACTGCACTGGAAAGGGTTCGAGTTCGACTTGGAGACTATGGGCTGAGTATTTGCCCCGGCGACGTTAATGACTGACCCGGTATCTACGTGAATCTGATAAGCATTCATTAAACTTGGTCTATATTTTAATTAGCTAACATTTCCACTTGTTCCCGCACTTCTTGCACGTAGCGTAGGTCGTCATAGGTTCATCGGCCGATCGAGTTTGGAGCTGGTAGTACTCCGTCTTGTTCGACTTGCATTTTCGACACTGCAGGATGCCGTCGTAGTCGCTCTCGCGCGCCTTGATTCGCTCGAGGTGCATATCGCGCTCTCTGTTTTTGACAATAGAGATCGCCATAGGGCCATCAGGCCACAGGATGTCGGCCGGGTACCACGCGAGTCGCTTGGCATCGAGTTGCTTGAGCTGCAGTTTTCGAACAAGCTGCGGGACGAAGCTGTATTCGAAGACGACTCGATCGCCCTCGACTCGAAGGTTCGGAACTATGGTCGTCACGCTCCGTTCGAGTTCCTTCATGAGACCCATGGCCTTTCCTTTGTACTGAATGCGAAACTTTGGACTTTCCCAAGACGCATCCTCGTACGGAACTTGCTCACGAGCCCAGTTGACGATTGAGATTTCGGCGTTTCGAGCGGTCGGACCTGAACCGATGGCCTTGGCAAACGCAGCCTGTACAAAGGTTCGGTACGGGTGTGTCATTTTGTTAACCCTCATCATTCATGCAAACGTGCCAGCGTTAGAGCACGAATTTTTTGACTGACTCAATGTATATGAAGAAATATATTCTATTTGGTGTTCTAATTCTAATAGTCGTTGCATTTCTATTCAGGAAGACTTCTGGTTCAGCGAATCTTGACCCCCCAGTGAACTGCAGTGGTCACTATACACTCATTCGCGCAGGAAATTGCCCAGAAGAATGCGGTCGCCCAGAGTCTTCCAGAATTGACATGTACAAATGGAATACCATGGTGAAGCCAGCCAATGGAGGAACAGCGTGTCCATCAGCGACTTCATCCACAATTATTCCTCACGGATGCATCCCAACACCGCCGTGTCTTAAATAATTTTACGTGAAGGAAAATATTATTTGTTTCTCGTCGTCATCGCATTCCTCAACAGGCGACTCACCTCCTATCCTGTACCACTAACCAAGGCCCTTGCATACGCGCTCTGTACTCACTCGGACTCTCAAATTCTATAAAAATATCATCAGAAAATTGAATATGCCATTTATATGGCTCAATTTCTTGAATTGAAAAAGATTTTTCATCAATCTTTTTCAATTTAAAAATGGCCGACTCTCGACTTGATGCATAGACGACCGTACCGTTTTCAAATGTAAAATTCTGTTTACGGGGGCTTCCGCAACAGTTCATTTCGCCTTACGTGTAATACCGAGTGCACTCTCTAACTTTGAAGATGCCCTGGCAAGAGGCTTGTCTCTCTTGAGTTTAAATGAATCTGATGTAGGTGTTGAATCGTCGATAGCTTTTAGTCGACCCGTGTCTGATGTCTTGGGATGCTTCGGTCCTTCCTGAATTTTTTGCTCTATGATCGGGACATATCTGTGCTCAAAAGGCCAGTGAAGGACGGGCGGCTCAACCTTTCCTCCATACTTTCTGAATTCTTCAATTGTCAGTGTTCCTCCAAAACATTGAAGCATCTGTCGTTTTGGTGCGTGCCATAGTGACTCGTAGTGTCCTATGGCCTCAAGGCGCATCATGGCTAATATAGATGTAATCTCCCCTTTTCGTGCACTATCCATATCAAGGGCATACGCCTTTGTACATGCCCACGAACAAAAGTTTCCAATAGTACTATATCTCTTGCGAAGAGGGTCGTGTCTCAGGGGCAAGTGAAATGGAAGACCGTTTTCGTGAGGATGCACGCACCACCAACAGATAAGATTCATTTAAAATAAAATCACAATACCCTTTATATGAAGAGTAGCATCCCATTACTAACTGTATTTCTATTTTCAATTTTAATTATTTTAATACTTATTTTGAAATTTTACATGAAAGACACACACACCAGAACTCCACCCGGACCTCCACCCGGACCGATACTTTGGGCAACACCTGAAATATTAGCAAGGTATACTTAAAAACTCTTTCACCTTATTATAGAAATGCTCCTGTCAATAGACTGTGGCATAAAAAACTTGGCCATGTGCTTGATTGATCAAAAAACGCGCCGTATTTCTCACTGGGATGTTTCAGGTGTGCCTCCTATGCACGCTGATGGTATTTTTCCAAACCTTGTCAAGCATCTCAACGAGAAGCCCTGGATTCTTGACGCGACGACGGTTATTATAGAAAAACAGCCCGACAGGAACCGCTCTATGAAAGGGGTCGAGAACCTGCTTCATACGTATTTCCTTGTCAAGGAGAAAGATGTCACCATTTGGGACGCACGTCACAAGGTTCCTGATGTTGCCGGGCCTGGGAAGGCGCGGTATGCAGAGCGCAAAAAGACTTCCATCGAGAGGGCCCGGGCTTTTATTGTCGAAACGAACCAGGAATGGGTCACCTTTTTCGATAAGCACAAGAAGAAGGACGACTTGGCCGACACGGTCATGCAGGCGCTGAGTTTTATAAACAAAAAGCCCGAGGGAGTGAAAACGCTCCCGACTAAAGTCTCCCCGAGGCGACCGACCGAGAATCAGACTCGGACGAAATATAGTAAAGCAAATCTTGCCTGGCTCTACAAAACGGGAGCAAAGCAGGATGCGCGGTTCAAAAAGGACCTTGCACGGTATTATCAAAATATTGAAGAATTAAAAAATGAATTTAAGCTAGACGATCAAACAGGGACCCGCCAATCCCAGAGCTAATGGTGAAATCGCGCTGCTGGTTCTTGACAAAGTTCATGTCACCGCACAGACCGCCTGGGGTCAGATCCTGGGTATAGTACGCCGAGTCGGCTCCTGGGCCCGGGACGCAGTTCAGGTTATTCTTCACATCAAAAATGCTCCCCATTCCATCCATGACCGACTTTCCTGGGTTAATGCCAATGTCGGAACCTCCGCGGGAAATGTATGTGCTGGTACGACCCTTGACCAGCATGTACAGGATTGCCATGAGAAGCCCAATAATCGCCAGACGGCTGAACTTTATCTTCATTTGCAATTGCTATACATTATTTTTTGGAACATGCGTTAAAGCTATCAACCTTCTTTCTCTAAACATTCCAGATGGACATTAGTTTTGATACTCGCGAAGGAGCCAACATGAATCTGAACGACGACGAGTCAGCCCTGCTTGACGAGATTTCCTTCCAGCTTCCGACGAAAAAGGTGCCCGTCAAGCCCAAGCCAGCCCGGCCAAACCCCTTTGCCAAGCAGGCTCCTGGGCCGTCTATGGCCTCCGGGCCTCCTGATGATGGCATGGACATGTTCATGAACCCTGACAAGCGCACGTCAGCCCCCCCTCCGCCTCCTGAGGAATATGACGGTGGCGAGGATCCTGATGATTACGACCAGCAGGAAGGTGGCGGTGGAGGCGGTGAGCAGATCCCGTCTGACGGATACAAGACCATCGAGGACGAGAAGGCTGACCTGCTGAATAAGATTTCCCGTCTCAACAAGAAGGGTGTCCAGTCGAGCCAGCGCCTGACGATCTTCTCGGACATTGAGGAGATTCGCACAGAGTACAAGCGCATGACGTATTCGATCGAGGTTGAGCGTTCGATCAAGTTCCAGCGTCGTATGCTTGTGGCATGCGTGACGGGCCTCGAGTTCCTGAATGACAAGTTCGACCCCTTCGACGTTGAGCTGAACGGATGGTCCCAGAACACCATGGAGAATATCGAAGACTATGACGGCGTTTTCGAAGAGCTCTATGCCAAGTATCGCACGAAGATACAGGTCGCCCCAGAGGTCAAGCTCATTATGATGGTGGGCGGTTCGGCTATGATGTTCCACCTGACCAACTCGATGTTCAAGGCGGCAATGCCGAACCCTGCTCAGGTCATGAAACAAAACCCCGAGCTGATGCGCAATATGGTTGACGCGGTTCAGAGGTCTCAGATGCCAGGTGCGGCCGACCCTCCAGCACCAGGTCTCCGCCGCGAAATGCGCGGACCCGGTATGGACTTTGGGTCTCTGATGAATATGATGGGTCCTCCGCCTGCAGTCAATTCCAGGCCACCCCGTCCAGATGACGATGATGTGTCCGACATTGTCTCGGTCGATGCAGGAGGCGAAGCACGCGAGGTGAATGTGAAAACGCCTCGCGGTCGCAAGACCAAGAAGAAGGAGGTATCGATATAAATAATTTGAACCCGCAGGGTTCTTGTTTAGAGAGGGCGGAGCCCCAAAGTCCTTCGGACTTTGAATTTTTTCCTCAACCTAAAATAAGATGGGTGTTCCCATGGCACCTTGGGGGCCTCCAGTAACCATTCCACCAGTATACGTCCCTCCCCAAAAACAGCAGCAGCAGATAATTCTTCCGAAACTTCCAGACTCGGACAACACCGAGTGCAATAAGCTCGTGATGTTTTTCGTGGCTGGTGTTTTCCTTATGGCTATTGGCGATTCTATGAAAGGCAAGGCTTGATTGTCGCGACCGAAATAACTTCGGCGAGGCTCTTGTCATAAAGAGCGACTTGGCTGGACCAGTGTGGGCCTGTAATTTCTCCTCCTGCACACTGCATTTTAATACATGTCAAGATAAAAATTGACATTTTCCTTTTCCAAAAACTTCATCGGCTGGGGTTTTCAGGGGTTCTAAACCCCCGAACCCGCCTTCCCTGTAGACCACGCATCTCTTTCGGTACATTGAGTACAGAACGGACCAGTGGTCTACAATATCATATATGAGCGGATCGTTCGTCTTTCCGGGAGTTTCGCGCATGATTCGACCGATCGATTGTTTAATGTCCGATTTTGGTGTCGAGAGTATGACGGTGTCAAGCGCCGGAATATCCAGACCCTCGTGAGCGAGCTGAAACGTCGCAATCACTATCGGCTTTTTCGATGACTCGATCAAATCAGTCTCTTTCATTCCGCCGACATACAGTCCCGAGTTAGAGCCAAATCTTTTATGTAACTCAAAGCAATGCTCGCGCCGATCGCTCAAAACCAGAACCCGCCTGTTCGCTTTCACTGCCCCTATAGTCGTCTCGACTATCAGATCGTTCCTCTCGGGGATTTCAGTCAGGGCTGTGATCATTCCGGCCATGTTAATCTTCCCAAACCTCGTCACCGGTGGGGCTTCCTTGAACGATTCATGCGTGTACTGAAGAGGGACGACGCGAGTCTGAGCCTGGTTGGCTCGTTCGACCCGGAAGAACTCAGGCCCCAGAAACCAGTACAGAATCCTCGTCAGCCCGTCTTTGCGTTCTGGCGTCGCCGTCAGACCGAGCGTAAACCGCGGACAGACCTTGAACATGAACTGAGAGAACGCGGGAGCTCCAATGTGGTGCGCCTCGTCGACAATAACCAGACCGACTGAGTCGAATGCATCCTTGGCAAATGCCTTGGGGCCGTCACCGGTCGGACGGATGCAGAGGGTCTGGATGAGAGCAATAACATAGTCTTTTTCAACGTCAAAGACGTCCCCTTGAACCCGGCCTATTGTGGCATTCGGGCAAAATTCATTTATTTTTTCGGCCCATTGGTTTGCCAGAAACTCCTTGTGGACGACAATCATCGTCCTGGTCTTCAAATGTGCCGAAAGAGCCAGGGAGACTGTCGTGTTGTGAGTGACCGTAAAATCTCCAAGAACAAATCGACGGTTTCCATCAATTTCAAACCCGAAATACTCACCTACATCGAGTTTTTCGAGTTTTATTCCTACACTTAACACATCTTTAATCTGTTTTCTGGGTTCAATTTGTTTTCTTTTAATTTTACAAGGAACTTCTTCAATTCCTGATCCAGAAATAGTGCATCTGTAATATGTACCCTTTTTAGGACCCCCGGGAGCATTTGTGCATGTCTTGATACACTTTTGCTTGTAGCATGCAAACCCTAACGAACGCGCCAAGAACATGACATCATCAAGTAGTTTTTCATTCTTTTGAATAAAATCCCAACCGCCAACAATTGCCGAACCATCCGAATCAATAAGTCCCGCCAAAACTTGAAGCTGAATTTCTCTCGAGTTGCATTTGTAAATATGTGGGATATGTTTATTTCGGACTAAACTTAAATCTCGTAGAGTCTTGTAAAAATAATTAGGACGAGAACCCTTGATTCTATAGGTGTACCCTGATATGTAAGTCATGTACAAATCATAAAGTCCCAAATTTTTATTAAAATAATGAAGTACCGTTGAATCTTGACTTGTTATTACTGCTGAATCAGACGAACCATCCCCTAACCAGTATCCAATCATGTACGGATCGAGCGGAACATCCTTCTGTGGAAATGATATAGGGACTCTGTAGCCTCGCACATCACTATGTTTAAAAGCTGCAGACGTATTGAGATAATCCAAAACTGAAATATCCAAAATTTTACCGTGTGTTTTATATCTTTTTTGGACATACTTGAGGGACAAAATATGAGATTCATTCACAATGTACGGGTCGCCCTTTGTGGGTATGACCTTGTACAACTGTTCAGTTCCGGTACATGTCGATAGAACATTCCTAGAAGTTGAATCGTCGCCCATGATTAGCTCTCCGACATGTATGTCTTGAACCTTTTTGATAGTTCCGTCAAACATCATTACCGGCGTGTCCTTCCCAAGACACTTGCCGTATCCGCACGGGAGCGAAAGTACCCCTCCTCCGACGGTTTCGAAAGCTCTAAGGCCTCTTTCAAACGCTTCGACTTGTCTTGTTTCTGTTCTAAGCTTTCCAGTAAAATTAATGCCGGGACAAGAAGCAGGAGCCTTTCTGGTATCCTTGGAGGGCGCCGGGGCATCAAAGTAACGTGGGATGAGAATCCGGCCTGTCCCGGGAACTTGCCGCCAGACCTTGAAGGAGGGTGCCTGTATCCCCAATGCATTCTCTACTGGTCTTACAGTGAGCACCTTCTTTAGTTCGGCCGTCTCCTGAACCAGATGCCCATTCCTGGTCAGCATTCCTTGATTGATACAAGGATCAAATGCTCTAGACCGTTCCATGACTTTTTTATAAATTCTACATCAATAATTTCATCTTTTTTCATCTCCTGAATTGTCTTCAGGCCATCAACTTTACACATGACTCTGCCATACCGGAATGGAATTTTCAATTTTATAATTTTAGAATTAAAAATTACATCAATGTACTTGCGACTGTCCCAGTCGTAATAGGGTCTCAGTATAGTTACAACGACCATTTATAATTGAGGTTCTATTTTTTTTATCATATAACATCAGAGATGACAATCTCAAATTTAGAAAATTATAATTTAGGCGTACTATGCTCCACCTCGTGTCCGCCATCCGCACGTGTTCTTTTAACAAACCCCTTAATAAACGATCCTATTTCTTCCACTAGCGTTGAACAGTGTGCTGCGGAGTGTAATACTTTTGACGCGTGTAAAACTTTTATGGTGTCAGGGGGTGGTTGCCAGATATATGGCGGCAATTCTATTTCAAAGCAATACGGGTGGACCTCATATTTAAAAAACAGCCCACCTTCAAGACCTACTACATATTATGGTAAACAGCTGACTATCGCAGTTTCAAAACAATATGGAGGTGCTGATCAGGATAGCTGGGCGGGAAACAACTGCGCTGGTTTTAATGGTTACTTTTATAATAAAACATACAATAATTTCGGTACAAATTATAATGGAAGATGTCCGAACAATTTTAAGTTGTCTTACTGTCCGTTGCTTTTAGGCCGGCCGATCGCCGGAACATATGCAAATACCGATGGCTCGGCGTGTAATTCAGGTGGGGCGGGGTGTTCCGGTGGTGACATAGACCAGAACCTTCAAAGAAAATGTGACTTTGCAGAACTCGATATGAGTCGATTTATCACTGCAGGACAATTTAATAACCAACTTGGTACTCAAATTTTGCAGGATTCTTCGTGGTCCCAGGCAAAGAATGATTACTGTCTTATTCCGACCAATATGGACACGACACAGTGCCAAGGATGGTATAACACCTTTGGGACTGCAAGTTGTAATATAAATCCTAATAACTGTGCAAATACTTCGTACAATACTGCAAAACTCACTGCGTGCAACACTCCCGCTGAGATAGTCACTCCTTCGTGCGTAACCACAATAAATAACGTTATGAAGACTGGCTTGCAGTCCGAGCAGACGACCGCAACCGGTATGGTGAGTAGTTATTGCAGTCAAAACCCGTATGATTTGACGTGCGGGTGTTATAATGTGGCAACCTACGGTGCAGAATGTATCCATAATGACACAAAGTCATACTATGCAGGTTGTACCAATATTTATAATGATTATCAGGCCTATCAAGGCATAGCAAATGCCTTGATAGCAAACAAGTTCTGCACGTCTGAAGATTGCATTACAAGTGCGTGGATATCAAATACAGAGTTTCTCCCGGCTGCCCGAGCCCCGGCCACAACGTGCCCAACTATCCAGGCGTGTATTCAAGATTTTAGAGGAGCACATTTTAACCAGTCTCAGATAGAGCCGTCGTGTCGTCTAACATTGAATCTTATAACTGCTGATGGTTCTTCGACACCCGTCCCCACAGGCCCTCCACCCGAGCCGTTAGGACTCCCTTCCTCTTCTGATACAAATTACAAACCCACTTCGACTTCCTCTTCGGAACCCTCTACGGGCCTTTCGAAAAATGTTAAAATTGGTCTTGGTGTGTTGGCCATTTTTTTAGTCCTTCTTTTACTCGTTGCTGCTGCGGCTTAATTTATTTCTTTGCCAACGCGGCCAGGGATGAGAGATTCGGACCGCCTCCGCCTCCGCCCTTTCCCATAGAGCTCATCGCGACTCCAATTATAATGATTATACAGCAAATAACACCACAAATTATACCGTAAATTCCAGTGAATGCTTTTACGAGATCATCGACACCGGCATTCGACTGTGTCGCAGACTGTGTTACGCCCGTGACGGCCGAAGTCACTGAGCTATCGTTCACAAGAGCAGTCGTGATGGCGTCTGCAATACCTTTCGCCGTTATACTTTGCGTTACATTTTGATCAAATTCAAAATCATATTCACCCTGAAAACGATATTTAGGGTCACATGTTGCTATCATTCCTGTGTTATCTATATTTTGATTTGACAAACCAGTTGCTATAATGTCCTGAACTGTTTTTGATTCGATAGTTGTGTTGATTATATTGGTAACTTTAGTTTTAAGATCGGTCGTTGCTTCCGCACTATTTCCAACAGCCGGAGCCAGAAATCCGTTATGCTGAGATGCGCTATTATCTATAGCTGTATTTGCAGAATTTGCAAGACTGGATGCTAAATCTGCACTGTTTTCAGACTTTAACTGTCCTTGAGCATTTATAGTCTGTAGAATTGTTTGACTAACTTTTACACGACATCCTGTAAAATTCGCAGATGCGAAACTTATATTCTGTTTGACTGTTCCTGACGCCGCTACATTTTGTGTCAGACTGCTCATAAATGATTTTGTTGATTGATTAAAAAATTCGTTTGTCTGCTGAACAGTACTTTTCGATGAGTTTCCTCCCATTTATTTATATCAATATAAAGATTTGGATCGTTTTCTCTATAGAATGAAGATTGTATTCTGCCTCCCCGGAAAGACCTACTCGCGCGACTTTCTGCTGTGCTGGACTGACCTGATGATGCAGGTTGCATCGAAGGGCCATCAGGCCATGGTGAGCCAACAACCAACCAGGGCGGACTGCCTCGTCTTTTACGACGGGGACTACGATGTGGCCATGTGGATCGATTCTGACATTCTCTTCCGACCCGATGATTTCTTCGCCCTCCTCGAGAGCCCTCATGATGTGACGGCTGGTCTCTACGCCCGGGACCCGAACCCTTCCAACCCGACCCCCGAGTTTACTGCGGTCAAGGATGGAAGCTACCTGAAGCCGACTGATGAGCATGAGGAGCAGTACACCCAGGTTGAAAAGACCGGCCTCGGCTGGATTCTCATGCGCAAGGGGGTCCTCGAGGCTATCGATCGCCCGCCGTTCTGGAGCACGGAGCCAATGTCCGAGGAGGAAGCCTTTGCCAAGAACGTCAAGGTGCCAATCTACGTGGATACAAAGATGCGTGTAGGTTCTCAGAAAATCCTCGTCATCTAAATAAATGATCGACTGGCTCGACGGAGACCTCGCAAGCTTTGATGAAGCGACCGGGGACATTCTCAGAGTCTATGCCCGCCCAAAGACCATGGGACGCGCAGAATATCGATACACGTGCGAAAAGGCAATTGAATTGCAGGACTGGGAAAAGGCTCAGGGGGAGTGGGCAAAATTACCAACCGAAAGAAAACAAAATTTAGAGTTGAAAGTTCAAATGGAGTTCCAAAATTTTATGGATATCCGAGAGGGACTCCTTGCGACCCTGAGTGACTATAGAGGGTTTTCGGGTATAAAAACACAATTCTCCGACGCGATCAGGTCGGTCGAATTTAAATAGACCTAAATATAAATGGAAACAGTCAGATATGTCATGGCTGATTCGAAAGATCGCAATGTAAATCTGTACCCAAACGGGAACGATTACTATGTCCACCTGGCCACACCGATAAAGAACGTAAGCCGTGTCGATCTGGTCAGTGCGCGCGTCCCAAATACTATGTATAACCTCACGGTCGGTTCGAATGTTTTCCAGGTTGGAACATCGAACGTCTCTTTGCCTATAGGATTCTATTACGCCGCGGGCATGGCCGATGCTCTCACCAACACCGGTCTCATCACGGTCGATTACCTTGCGAACGAGGGTCTCTTTATGTTTTCGAACGTCGGAGCTTTTACAATAAACGTTCCGAGTCTCGAGCTTTCGAACATTCTCGGAATAACGTCGGGCACGTCGGCCGCAGCCACGTCGGCCGACCCGACCTACTCTGGAAAGCAAATTTTAAGATCCACAAAAATTGTAAATCTTTCAGTCAATGATTACATCTATCTGGACATTACAGAATTCAGGTCCCCGAGCCGCGTGGCGACCGGTGCGCTCACGGGAACGACTGGCACAATCACAGGGTCGAATGCGGGTCGGGCATTTGCGCCCATCATAATAGACGTGAGTTCGGCCTGCGTCAAGAACTTCCACGAGGCCAAAGACTACACCATATCCGTGTACTTTCCGCAACCTATAGGGAAACTGAGCCGTCTGCATGTCAAATGGTACGACAAGGACGGCCAACTCCTCAACTTTCGCGGCCTGGATACCAATGCATTCGTCCTGCGCGTCTATAGCATCGAAGAGGTTCCACCTCCACCACCCCCAAAAATTGAGGAAGTGGAGCTCAAAAGGCTAATTGATATTACTGAAACTTTCCCCATTCCCAAGCCTCAAAAAAGGCGAAAGATTCCGTGGGTCCTGATAGTTTTAGTTCTTTTAGCCGGAGCTTTTGTCTATAAAAATTACTTTAGCGGGTCACAGCGTACATTGCCGACTGGGGCTCCTTGATGACCACATTCTTGGCAACCCGGCTGAGAATCATAAAGACGACAATGGCCAGAACAGTAGTGAACACTGCCGAAAACAGGTAGTACTTTCCACCGCTTCCACCCACCTTGATTGTGTGGGTAATGACCCAACGAACCACATCCATCCATGCAATTGCGCTGGCGAATGAAAAACCAGCAACCACAGAGTTAAGAGACATGGCCTCGAACTGAGTCAGAAGTGAAGAAGCCATACTATTCAATTATAAAATAATTATCCTGACGAAAATCCCATGGTACTGGCTGAGTGTCCTCGTCCTCGGCCTCGTCCTCGTCCTCGTAGTCCTCCTCTTGAATTATACTTGTATATTTTGGTCTTTTTTGGTGATATTCATAGTCGTCAATCTCGTCGTCTTCAATCTCGAATATTCGGATCTGGGTCATCCTCTAATTGCTTATCGATAGCTTTTTTCAGCATAAATTCTGCGGGAGACTCGGGTTCCCATTCATTCCAAGAGTCTGCACATTCGTTCATCTTGACCGACATGTCATCTTCGTTTCCTTCGTAACGAGACCATTCAGCCTCATCGTCCTCGCCTTCCTCGTCCTCGTCCTCGTCCTCGTCCTCCTCTTCCTCATCGTAAATCTCTGGATACAGGGAACCGACCTGCTTTCCGAGGACGTTCCGGGCTGCATACATCATCCCCATGCGCATGTCCTGGGCGGTGATCTCATTCCGCCCACACGACTTGGCGTAATGAGCCCCGAGAACAGTTGCCGATTCCATAACTGGCAGAATGAGTTCAATAGCAGTGCTCTCAAAATCCATTATGATTCATAGTTAGAAAACATTACCTCAACATTCCCGCTTTCAATTCTGACAAAATTGTATGCGAGAGCGTATATCCGTATGTATGTGTTTGTCTGGAGACCACTTACAATTTTAAAATTAAAATTTTGATTATTTATTAATGAAAAATTCAAATGACCAGTCGGCACATCAGATTGTGGATCGAGACTGAATGAATACATGTAGAAAATACGGTCAGGTTTCCGTGTGTGAAACTCGAGCGGTTGGATTATTCTAAGAAAGACTGGTATTCCTATAGTTTCATCAAAATGTGAGACGCCGTTAAATTGCATAGACATGTTCACGAGCGTGTCGGTCGACCCATAGTCATATCCCAGTGCCGAGTCAGCCTGGAGAACAAAGAAGAGCTCCTTGACTGGGTTTGCAAACTGCGTCTTGCATTTTGCGGTCGTGATTCCCTTGGGAACGAAGAACTCTTCGAGCTGGACGTGCTCGTTCAGATACAATAGGGGCGTTTTCTTAATGTGTTCCCGTTCTGGTTCGTCTAAATACACGTATTCTACATACAGAGATGAATCGAACGAGGGTGCTGCCAGGGCTCCGACGCTAAATGTACTCACAGGACTGAATCCGATACGGACTATAATAGGGTCTTTAATTGCACATATTGGAATACCCCTCTTTAGCATGAAAAAGGGGACGTCAATTGTGTAGGTTGCGAGGCCTCCGTTGGTTATGTACGGAATGAGGTTCTTGCCGGTCAGCTTGGCGAGAGCACCCTGCTTGGTCTGGGGCACTTCAAGATCTTGCTTCATTTCTATAAACTCCCCCCACTGCCTGTCGACAAGCTGAGCCCCAATGTACAGATCGACAAACTGAATCATGAGGGTTCCGGCCGAGTCGAGAAGATTTGAAAAGACTCCTGGGTTTTGAATTTTAATGTAAATTTTTGAAATAATGTCTCCCGACTTGGGAAGTTCCACAAAGGTCTCACCTCCAAAGTACTGGGACTGGGGGCCATAGTAGACCTCGTCGATCCTGGACGTCCAACGGGTCTTTTTTGCATATTTTTCAATAAAATATGTCACTTCAGGGTCTGAGCTCAAGAAAGCATCCTCCTGACCAAGAATGGCGAGGCTCGTGCGTCCAGCCATCTACCATCTACTGCGAAATAAACATTAGGCCTCCGAGCCCATCGTTTACCTGAAGGACATTCTTGCTCACGGCGGTGATCCTGAGCTGCTTGGCTGGGTAGTATGCGTCAGACCTGAATATGTTCAGACCCAAAAGGACATACCTGATACGGCTGAAGTTTATAGGACTTTTGAATGTTTTCATGTAAAAATTTCTTGTCGGAAAATTAATGAAATTATTGAAGGGTTCAATGACTCCAAGCTGTGTTGCATCCGTGATGCGGTTCAGCATGATTTCCTCCCCGTTGAATGAAAGTCCCATGCGTTCGAGGCCGTCGTTCGACCAGTCGTAGGGGAGAGCCCCGTTGACCTGTATGGCAAAGAATATGGCCTGCACGGGGTTTCGGAAGTTGAGGAGAAAGTTGTCCTGTGTGAGACCGGCTGCCAGGTCAATCTCTTGATATTGAGCCTGGTCAATCACGTATTCGAGCCGAGTCTTGGTGAACCAGTTGAGCTCGGGAGTGTCCAGATAGACGTATTCGACTATGAGAGTCGCTTGGACCTGGGATCCTTCGGTGATGGGAATGGCCGTCAGAGCCTGGAGCGTGCGAAAGGTCACGTGAATCTCCACGTCTTGACGACTCAGAGAACACATGGGCAAGTAATTTTGTGATTTTTCATAAAAATAAAATGGTAAATTCACATAGTAATCTCTCCCGGATGCAATGGTTGTGTCGTACTTGCCGGTCAGAAGTTTGAGCGCGGGCTGGTTTTCGTACGGAACATTCAGGTCGTTCCAGATCTCGATGTATTCACCTGAAAGAGTCTGGATGGACTGACCTCCAATCTTGAGGTCGGCCGACTCGATGGCCCACGTCCCGACCGAGTCATAGTAATGGTACTGACTGTAGTCTGTCGGAAGGGCGGTCGACGTTATGGGGTAGACCCACACGAACGAACCGGCTGGCCAGGTCGCCGCGGGTCTACTCACTTGGAGCGTGTATATAAAATTGTTCGAAGTTGCACGAACAGGAATATTGATAACCGTTGGTGTAGAACTGTTTTGATACAATGTTTCTTTGCCGTCAAGTTGTAAAAATGTAGTTGCAGGATTTCCAGAATATGTAGAAACATCGTAATAGTACGAGAGTTGTCGAATAACATTATTGACCGAATCGCATATGTAAATAGCCGCGGTCATTTCGTTTATTAATAGACCTTTTGGAGCATGGAACAAACCCGGAGTTCCATCGAGATATCCAGAGTTCTCTGAACCGGCAAGAGTCTCTATTCCATATAGCGGGTCAAGAGGAGAAATGTACCGAATATAATTGCCATCTGAAATATAAAGATACCCACCTTGACCATCAATCCAGATTCCTGTAGGGCTTTCAAAATTCCCCGGATACCCATCGACGTGACCGGGAATTCCAGACGTACCCGCAATTATATCTACAGAGTCATTCGTTATATCGATCACCCGAATACAATAATTTCCCGTATCAGATACATACAGAAGTTCGTTACCTTGCTCATCAGTGATTCTTGCGATGCCTTGCGGGCTTCGAAAACGCGCGTTCGCGAGAGAAACGCCATTCACGGCCGGCCCGGCCGTTCCGTTTCCGGCAATGGTGTATACCAAATTGTCTTCTGGATCATACATACGGATGGAGTGATTTCCTGTATCGGCTATATAAACTCTGGGAAACTCTTGGTATGTTATAAAATCTACGCATAGACCCGTGGGGGACTTAAACCGTGCAGCAGACGCAGCTCCATTCACGTATCCGGGTGTTCCGTTTCCGGCCAGAGTTGTTACATACTGATCTTCTGTATCAAACTTACGGATGGCGTGATTTCCTGTATCGGCTACATAAATTCTGGGAAACTCAGGGTCAACTGTTAAATCTACGAATATCCCTTGGGGGTTGTTAAAATAGGCATCTGTTGTACTCCCATCGACAAACGCGGGCTGTCCGTTTCCGACCAAGGTCGATACAATTGTTCCTTCAAAAGAAACTTGACGAATACAATTATTACCTGAATCTGCTACAAAATAGCGCTGCCCCTGTTGGTCAAAAGCTATCCCACTTGGTTGATTGAACTGAGGAAGTATTAGAGGGGGAACACCCCCTGTTGAGGAGTTGATGGCTGTGGCATCTGGAAGATATGCCGTAACCATATAGGTTCCGACGTTTGAAAAATTTATTTCATTCTCGTCTGTAACAGTTATCATATTTTCAACACCATATTCATTCTGAAAAGGTCCCGAGTTTGGCTGACCTCCTAACGCAAACAAAAGGCCATTGTACGGAAGTATATTACCACCACTTGGACTTCCGTTCGGTAAAGCGAGGTAGGTAAAAGTTATGAAACTATTATAATCTATATCAAAAGCTACACCCGGCGGCTCGGTAACGACCGTAAACCAATGCGGAATTGCTATATCCGATACAACAATAGGAAATACGAATGTTGTAGTAGGATTTCCTTCTTGACCTGTAAAGTCATATGTTGCATAGAGACCATCTTCTGTGTAAAGATTTATTCTATTTAATATAATACCTGGGTGAGTCGTAGCCAAAGACCCCGAAACGAGCCAATTTCCTACACGAATGAACTCAAACTCACCAACGCCGAAGAGAATACTAATACCTGTCCCACCGGGGTGTGTCGTGTTTGTGTTATTAAAATTAACTATAGGCTCAGAACCTGTTAAACTTATAGGAGATTTCACCACGAAAACATCATCGTTCGGTGTGATTGAAAAATAAGAACCGGCCGGAAGTGTTCCATCATTTGTTCCAATGACAAAATAATAATTTAATAAATTATTTGTAACAATAATTGGAAATGTAACAAGAGGACCTATTGTTTGAATTTTACCTTGAAAATTAAAGGTATTCGGTATTCCATCTCCCGAATCAGCGCCATACTTGAATATTGAAGAGTTTGGAGCATAGACCCGAATAGTATAGACTCCGTTGGCCATAAAATGAATGCGACCCCCGGGTGTGATTGTATACGCCGCAGGTGTATCATAATTTGTCCATAATAAACCACTAGCATCTCTCTGTGAAAAGTTAATGTACCCTACAATGCTTCCCCACATTGGATATGGAGTGACTGGGTAAGGCACTTGCGCCAGTGTCAGGTCTCGTTCGAGGTTCAAAAAGAGTCCCGAAAGTGTATTGACCGGAATTCCTACATTTCTTGTCCAACCGGCCTGTTCGAGTGTAAAGTCGGGTATACATAACCCATTAACATCTCTTTTATAGTAAAAATAAGTACCGTCTGTGCTCGACGCATTTCTCACATCAAACCCAAAAAAAGTGGCATGAGCCGACGTAACTCCTAAAGATGTGCTGTATGGGCCATAGGCGGCTAAATTAACAATTAATTTATTGATATTTGCGTCATATTCGAGACCGGTACTAACAGACCAAATATTAAAACTTTGTGTATTTGAAGAAAAATATTGAAGACCCAAAGAACGTACATAAGTGGTCTGTGTATAGATATTCCCGAGAAAATTGAAGTTTACAATGAAATACGGCAAGTCACTGCTAATAGTCGGCCAGAACCAGTCCTGTCCGTAGACGGCCAGAGGCGGCAGGGTCAGCTTCAGGGTCGTTGCCCGAACCAAGTCTCCCTTGGCTGGGATTCGAACTATGTTGTTCTGCCCCATGGTGATGCTCGACGCCTTGAATGGCACTTCGAACGCCTCGAGAACGAACGGCGTGTGCCGCTTGTAGACGCTCGAGAAATAGGTCACGTCCGGGCTCCCGGTCAGATACACGTCCTGCTGACCCAGTGCAGCAATTTCTATAAATCCGGATGACATCCTCTATTAGTATGGGACAAAAAGAAATGCGTCGTTGAACGGACTCCTTTTTGTTCGACAGTAGTAGGAAGATGACTTTAAATCTCAAAAAGTTCGACCCGAGCACCATGGGCGACGACAAGGTCTGTATTTTCATAGGCAAGCGTGGAACAGGAAAGTCGACCCTGGTGACGGATATCCTATGGTACAAGAGGCATCTCCCAGCCGGAATCGCCATGTCAGGCACGGAGGATGGAAACGGCTGGTACAAGCAGTTTATCCCTGATATATTCGTGTATTCGGACTACAACGTCGGGGCTCTCGAGAAGCTCATAGAGCGTCAGAAGAAGCTCGTCAGTACCGGGCGAGCCAGTCCGGTCTTTGTCCTCATGGACGACTGCATGTACGACCGAGCCTTTATGCGTGACACATGCATTCGCCAGCTTTTTATGAACGGTCGGCATTGGAAGATTTTCTTCATGATGACGACTCAGTACGTCATGGACATGACCCCTATGATTCGAACCAACGTTGATTACGTGTTTGCGCTCCGAGACAACGTCCGACAGAACCGCGAGAGCCTCTACAAGGCCTTTTTCGGCGTCTTTCCAAACTTTGATATGTTTTGTCAGGTGATGGATTCATGCACTGAGAACTACGAATGTCTCGTCCTGGACAATACATCGAAATCGAACAAGATTTCAGACTGTGTGTTTTGGTACAAGGCGCCTATACGTAAAAACTTCCGGGTCGGTTCTCCGATGTTTTGGCAATATCACCAGCGTCACTACAATCCCAGGCACCTGACTCAGAGACCGGCCGAAGCGGTGAAGCGCCGGGGCGGGAGTGTTGTCGTGAAGAAGGGTGGATGATCCCAGTCGCGAAGCGACTGTACCTGGTGGGCCTACGGACTCGGTGAGGAGCGCGCGTAACTTTTTAAATACAAAAATCAAACGAAACCATAATGGACACGTATGATCCAACGGGAGACTCGACACCAATCACAATGATTGAACAGATGCCCGAACCGAGTGATGAAGAAAAGAAGCAGGGAATACCGACCGGGCTTTTGCGTCCAGAAAAAAAGGTTGATGATGATCAAATGGCTGACTTTTCTACTCCTATTGAGGAACTTACCGGACCGAGTCCCATGTCTCAGCCTGAGGCGCCTCCTATGATGATGAATATGCTCCCGAGCGGCCCAGCTCCTCCTCGGACGAAGAAGAAGGCTGCCCCCGCAAACCCATTTGGTCTGACGGACGCTCAGTTTTATGCGGCCCTTGCGGGTGTCGCAGCAGTCATTGCGCACTCTGAGATTGTTCAGGGCAAGTTGAGCACAATGATCCCTCGTTTTCTGTCAGAGTCAGGCAAGCAGACCATGACTGGCATGGTGGCGACGGCCCTTGTCGCCGCGGTCCTGTTTTACTTTGCCCGTAAGTTTATTATGGAGAAGTCTTGATCCCAGTCGCTGAGCGACTGTACCTGGTGGGCAAGTGAGTCCTGCGGACTCGATGATTTAGACCTTGTCCCCGCAGTAATTCTTAGACCCTTCACTTTCAGTATAAATACCCTTTTCTGTCGCAACCTTCATAAGTTTCTTAAAATTTTCCCAAAAAGCATTTGAATGATCATATTCCGGAACCGTCATGTGCGCGAGCTCATGGAGCAGCACATAGGTTGCCGAATTTACATCGTCTCCGTCAAGGCAGATGTAAATTTCGTACCCTTTATTTACGTTGAGACCTATTTCCCCTCTCGACTTGTCCCAGTTTAGTCTCCCTGTAATTATGGAAGGCTTGAGAACTGGGTGCCACATGGGATCTCCAGTCGCCCTGAGGGCATCGAGGGTCATCCAATATTTCACCTTGAGTTCATCAAGAAGTTTTGGACCCCGGCAGTTCATGAAAATTATTGCCCACGCGATGATGAGAATCACCGTGATCACGATCCAGATCATTCCTATTATTACGAAAGACAAATTTTGTGTACATGTCAGAAATCATTCCATTCGGTGTCAACATCATTGGTTCCCATGTAATTAAATCAAATTTCAATTTTTTTAATTTTAAAATTAAAATTGATCCATCCAGAATGGGTTCATCTCTAAATTCTCCACCATAGAATGGTCCATCAACTAATTTAATGCTTACGTGATGTGAAAATTTTTTAATTATATTTCCAATGGAATCTTGAAAAATATTGTCCGGGTGGCACATGACATCGATTCGGTCCTTCTCGGGAGTGATGCCCATGAGAATGCCCCCGGGTCTCACACACCGTGTAATTGCATCTAATGATTCATCTAAAATTTGTTCATTAATAAATAAATAATGTAATGAAAAATTATAACACACGACATCCCATGGCTGAGATGTTGGGACGGTTCGGATGTCACCTGGTTCTAAAAAATTAATATCAATTTTAATTTTTTTTGATCTTAAAATTGCTTCGTCCATGGATGCCTTGTCTGGATCAACGGCATCGACCCGTGCTCGGACGCCCTGCCATTTCCAGAGATCCCCTCCCCGGCCACATCCGCAATCGAGGACACGGTCTCCGGGACGTACCCAAATATTTATCAAATCTTTCTTGCAATTATTGTGCAAGTTCCTGAGATTCATATGGCTTAAAAGATATACGCCCGTTTCTTTTATATGGCGACTCTTGAGGCTGATCTGACCTGCATTCCCGGTCAGTATTTTGCGTGTATTTCCTTCGTAGGCCCCGACCTTCCCCAGAAGAATGAGAAGTTTGGTATCAAGCTCCGTGGCGCCTTTGCGACCCGTGACGAGGCTGCGACCCACGCCAAGCGTCTGCAGCGCGAGGATGCAACCTTTGACATTTACGTGGTCGACATGTACAAGTGGCTCCTCATTCCCCCGGAGCGCGAGAACATTGAGGACGTTCACTACCAGGATGCCAAGCTCGAGGAGATTATGAGCAAGTACCGCGAGAACCAGTCCCAGGCTGCCTCTATGTTCGAGCGTCGCAAGCGGGACATGTTGGCCAAGCCCGGACCGGGTGAGTTTCCGTACATTGACCCGTCCGACGAGAACTCCAAGTACTACACGAAGCCGGACGTACCGCCCATTCCCCACCCGGCCGACCTGCTCGATGACCTCAAGAAGGAGTTTCCCGAGGCGACCATGGACGAGCTGGTTGCCAAGGCGGATATTCGTGTGGCTGCCGAGGTTCTTCGTCGTCGCGAGGCGGCGGCCGGGGCTCAACCACTGGTTGAGCCCCCCTCAGAGACTCAGGTCGCAGAGGATGTTCCGTCGGTTCAGTAAATAATAAGTATTAATATAAATGATATTCAAGGTCATAGGTATCATAATCGTCATCGGTCTCATTTTTATGACCGTTGTGCGAACTGTGCCGCCTCCTAAAAAAATATCTCAACCTGTAAGTTCAAATGACAACCAGTTTGAGGTATTTAGGGATATGGAACCAGTGTCTCAGACGCGGGTAAATCAATGGGTCGGTTTTTTACAAGAAGATGTCAGTGTAAATCGGACAGGGCCCGTCGGTGATTTTGAGGGGAACGATTCCCCTTCAGGAAATGCGAAACTTTATGAATTTACTTCTGAATAACAATTGGTCGCATACTTACCACGAGTACTCCTATGATTACTCCTATAAGGAGAATAGTAATAGGGCTCATATTTTTAAAGGGCCCGGCGGGCGGATCGGCGAGTTGGAGCGGCGGCCCCCTCCACTGCATCTCCTGATCGGGCTCGGACTGGGGCGGGTCTGGTGGGGGGTCTGCGCTTCTTTGCAGGAACGGGAGGTTCTCCATTAGTGCTTTCACAATCACTCTCACTTTTATCTGGTACTACAAAACCATCTAAATTTCCATATTCATCAGCATCAGATTCGTCATCTTCCTCGTCAGAACCAGTCTCGATACCGGAGGAGCCCTCAGAAGGCTCGTTGCTGTCGTAGTCCTCGGGGCCGTAGTCGTCCTCGACCTGTTCGACAGGCTCGTAACGCGTGGGAGGCTTGGAGACGCGTCCAAACCGCGTCTTACTGACCGTGAGATCTGACTGTACTGGGGATGAAGGCAATTCCATCTTCTGGGTAATCATCAAAGCTTTCGTTTAAGTACTTTGGAAAGAAGCGAAGTCCTTTTTTTATAGCATTTTGATTAATTGCAAATTCTCCATCAAAGCCGAGGTCATTTCCTATGCGCTGTAGGCTTTCCTGAATGGTTCCATCGGATGACGTTCTGATACCCATGCTCAAATCCCTGATATTCTCTATCGAGTGATAAAGAAAGGTTGCAGCCTTGTCAAGGTCTCCATTCAGGGCTTTCTCAAATGCCCTGAGGTTATTCAAAAAGCGCTTCCAGCTTTCCGGGTCCAGCCCCGAATATGGGTGGATCATCTGCTCGTACTTCTGAAAAGGTCTTTGTGAAACCATCGGGAAAAATTTCCATAAGAATATTAGAAGAAGGGCTACCCACAATATCAACATCTTTCAGTTGCTCTACTATAGATGGAGGAAGAATATGTTCCTGACCACGGAACTCGCGGCATTCATCATCAAAGCATCTCTGGGATATCCTACCGGACTGTATAGAAAACCACACGTGGTTCGATTTGTGTTCGCGTCTTATATTTTCGCAAAACTTCGAGTCGCTTTGGACGTACCATCCATCGTGTTCGTGTCGCTGAACCTTCTTGACCCGTGAAGCGCGCTGACCAAGAAGTTTTCTCTGAACAAACTCCTCAAGGCCGTCGATATCAGCCAAGTGCAGATCGAGCCGTGGGTCATCTACCCGAGTTCTGACTGAAAAAAGTTTGAGTATTTCTTCGTTCGGTTCTTTCGAAAACTCTCTGTTGGTTCCGAGCTCTCGCCATGGGATGTATGGGTCTCCTGATGGCTTTTTGTGAGACCACAACATTCGAAGCCCAGAGCCCCCGTAGACTGACGCGTCTATGATGGAGGCCCACGGACCTTCGCCGAGAGCCAATATAATCTCAGATCTGAGCCTCAGAGCCTCGGAACGATCGACTGTGAGATCGGGCCAGTGAATGTGAACGCCCGTCTTGATACCCTCCTTGACGGGTCGATGCTTTGTTCGAGCAATGAGGCACCGACCCCTCTCCCCGACGGCTATGTGAATTATTTCACAAAATTTCAAAATATCTTCATCACTTAATTTTTCTGGATCTTTGTAATCAAAATCTATGAAAAACTTGAAGCGAGTCGTCTTTTGTTCAACCACGTAGAGCTTTGTACCGCCCTGAATAGTCTGAATGTACTCCCGGAAGAATTCGTCGTTTTCTTCCGGAGGGACATTGAGTATCCCACCGTCCATGAGAACGTGGGTCGCAGAGCCATTTGGGACTCTCCAGCGAAATACCATTTTCTATTTTAAGCTTTAAAACTCTAAGACTCATTCGTCGTCCGAACTGTCCTCGAATATTCTCTTGATGAGACCCTTCTTTTTCGGAGTCTTCGGCGGAACCTCCGGTTCCGCTTCCGCGTTTTCAATTTGGGCCATAATCTTCTGAACTGACAGGGACATGTAGTCCTCTGGTTTTGATCCATCGTTCTTCAGACTCGCCAGTTTGGTTGCAAAATCAAGTTTTGATCGAGTCATATAATTAAAGACGAGTTATTTTTTTAAGATGAACCCGAACGCAGATTGAATGGCGTCCGGGTGGCAGAATTCAGAGCCTGGTAGAATTCTGGATTATTAATGACGTGGGTTCTGATCATAGGCCATAGGTTTGGTTTTTTAGAAATGTCATCGAGATTCTCAAAAACACAGTCATCATTTTCATCGTAGTTTCGGCGGTATGGGACCCGGCTCGACTCCATCTTGTCCTTTTCATCTGTAAACTTCTGAACTATAGATCCTTGTTCAATTTGTGACATTGGCAAGTCAAAAATATAGACGTGGTACGTGTTATGGGCCGTCACACCGTCTTCGATATCCCTCTGTTCAGGAGTATCAGTGACAAATTTAAAATAGGAGTAAGACCCCTTCTTTAGATTTATCGTGCCCCGTGTTTCTTCTTCGAGTTCTCGAACTGCACACTGAAGTGGGTTCAAGATCTCGCGTCGGCGACACCCGCCCGTAACGAAAGTCCATTCCTTGTATCGTCGGTCTCTTACGACCAAGAAATGTTTCACGCCGTTAATCGTGCTTACTGGTATCGCCATTGCTTTGTGGCGCTCTCGGGTCGCCATTTACTATCATTTCCGGAGCAAAAAATTTCTGTAGATTTCCCCGTCTGGGTTCATAGGTTGCCAAAAACACCATGCACGCTAAAAAGAGCCAAGCGACCCAGTGCATTTTGTAATTGGTAATTAATTTAACTGGCGTACAGGAGCCCGCCGGTGCCCTGCATTATCCGGAGCACGTTATAGTTGACTGCGTACAGGTAGGTTGTCGGGTACTTGATGGTTGGGCAAAGGCCGAGCACACCGTTGGTCAGGAGGGGAGGCGTCACGATACGGTAGGTGTCGAGACGGGAGAAGTTCAGGGTTCCGGTCGGCTGGTGCTTGGAGGTGTCCAGGCAGAAGGAAATGATCGCCACATTGGCAGTCTGGTTTGCGTGCATATAGCCGTAGGGCGTGTTGTAGTACTGCGGCACATCGACCCAGTGGGGCAGGGGCTTGGAATCTCCGCCGTCAACACCGTTAATCTGGGTCTTGAACTGGTAGTTGGCGGTCGTTGCAGACCCGGTGCCGTTGGCATACAGCTGGGAGTAGTTCACGGCCGGGAAGGCGAGGAATTTGACAGGCTGGGCCAGAGCAAACTCCTGGGTCGGGTTGGTTCCGATGACTGCACGCTGCACCTGGGTCACGAGCAGATCGTGCTTCTCCTTGGCGAACCAGTCACGCTCACCCTGGTCCAGATAGATGAAATTGGCCCAGGACTGGAACTGGAGGGAAGAATAGGTCGTCGTGGAGGTGGTCGTGCCCAGGTCTCCAACGAACGAAACCACGGTATTCAGGGGCACAACCTGAGCCACGGTCGTTGCCGGGAAAGCCACGGTCAGAGACTTGGTCACCGGGTTCCAAGCAGACACGGTCACGGGGCCGGTCATAGGGAAACCGATGACATACTGACCGACGGAAATACCAGAACCGCTCGTGCTAGACACTATGCCCGTCGTGAAAGTTGCGCTGGTGGCTGCGGCCGCGATGGCCGGCACAGTCACAATCTGTGTAGACGCAACCGGGACAATGACAGCCAGGGGTCCGTTGAACGAAGCGCCCGAAGAAACGTTCGTCGCGGCCGTATTCGCGTAAGAAATGAGGACGTTCGATGTGAAACCAGAGTTGTAGGTCAGGGCGTTCGAGAACGTCTGAACGACCGCCAGATTGGTGTACACGTTCGAGATGGAGACGTTGGCCAGAATGTGGCCCGGGAAGAGGGGGCCGGTCGTCTGCTGGATGGTGACGTTGGCCACGTTCGAGGACAAAGCCATGAAGGACACGAGCGAGACGTTCGCCTCGGAGGTCGGCACAACGTTCGAGTTCAGCTGGGCGTTCTGGACGAGGGTTCCTGCGTTTATGTTGATGGTGCTCGAGAGGGTAGAAGCCCAGGTGATGCGGATCTCGACATCGTGGAACTGGAGAGCCACGAGGGGAATGGACACCGACCAGTCCTTGCAGAAGAAAAACTTGAGAGGCAGGAATGTCGCCTTCTGGTTGTTGACGGTCGTAGAGTTCAGGTTCAGCAGACGCTGGGAAAAGGTCTGCGCACCGACAACCGGCTCGATATCAGTCATGTACTCGATATCCTGGGTGTCAATCACCTGGCCACCAATGAGAAGCTCAAACTTGTCAAAGATCTGAGTCCAATCGATATTTGTAATTATGGAACCGTTGTTGTCGGTCACCGTGAAATAGACATAGCTGAGAAGATCACCCTTCTTCTCAAAACGGATCGTAGACATACCACCTGCAGATGGCGAGCCCTGGATGATCTGGCGCTCGACGTTGTTTGCATAGTGAGTGTATTTGCGATACATTGACCGGTAAAATGAGACTTCGGGCTTGCCGGTCAGCCAAGCATCCTGCTCGCCAGTAGCGACAAGTTTCACAATACCACCGCTCATTTATCATTGGACTTATATTTTTTTAGAGTGACTTAAACAACCGCAAGGGGTGGGAGCGAAACAGGGTTTCCATCGAGCGCCTGGATCGCGACATCCAGTGCGTGAGGGGATGCATATGGATTGTTTTGCATTGCCGTCTTCTTCTCGTTAAATTTGTAGAACCTGGCATCGACATACTGCTGGACACGTCCGCCTGTGGTTGCGTTGACTGGACCGACTGGGAATGCAATAGTCTCGGGTCGGAGCTGAGAAACAGCCCCACCTGCGTTGACTGGGTCATTTCGAACATTCATACGCTGACCGTTTCCGGCCCGATCAGGCTTGGATCGATCGCCGCTCACACGTGTGAGTTCCTTGTTCGTATAGGCACACTCGCCACCCTCTGCGTAAGGCTGTGCAACATTGTACTGTCCAGGGCCGTCGCTCAGAGTATCCTTTCGGGACCCGGTCTCCTGGCGAATAGTTGACCGCTGCATCCTCATAAACTCGGGGCGAAGTTCGGGCTTGGTGACCGCCCCTCCCTGTCCTTCTGCCCTGCTCTGAATAGGTGCACGGTAAATGGTCTTGGTGTCCTTCGCCTCGTGACTGACAAGGCCGAGCGGAACCGGGCCTCCGTTCGGTACGAAGAATGCGGGAGGCCCATCGCGCCCCTCGAGGGTCGTGAGCTTCTCCTCGTTGACATTGACTGGCAAATCGCGGAAGAACTGGTGGAAACCGCCTGCGGCCGCCACGTTCGCACCGTACCCGAGACCTGGGCCGACGTGGATCCGTTCGATGGGTTGCAGATTATTCATTTTATTCGTGATGTACTCGCGCTCGTACAGGTTATAGACGGGCTGACCATGCGGAAAAACCTTCGCATCGGGCTTTTTGTCCTGAAGCGATGGGATTCCAGTCGCCTTGGGATCGATGCGCCAATCTCCGATACGCCGGCCGTATTCTGGATTCATAGGCTTCAAATCAAAGGCATCCTTCTCGTGATCACGTGCATTTGCCATCATATCAACGTCGCGGCGAGTTATGGAACGAGTGGTTGGAGGCATGACTGGTGAGTCCTGAGTGTAGACAACCATGGAATCTTCACTCTTTTCGCTCAATTTTTTGCCTGCAAACACAAGACCGACAATAGCTGCAATAGCCAAAGGATCCATATACTATATCTAATTATTTCTTTTGGAGATAGTGTTGATCAAAAATAGTATTCTGTTCAACCGTGTACGTGCTGATGGGATCCCATTTCATCCAGGTAATGGGAACAAGGGCGGGGTCGCAATAGGTATTAGGGAAATCATATGGTTGCTCGGTCATATTCTTGCGCCACGCCGTGGTGGGCTCTGGAACGAGCTCACTGGTGATTTTTCCAATATCCTCGAGAGTAATTTGGGCAGGTCCCTGCCAGATCTGCTCTTCGAGGACGAGACCGCTGGTAGACAGAGTCGGTGCCATTACTATAGGATCGGAATATTATTAGCGACCGCTTCCACCGTTTCCGCCACGCATCTGGGTCGTCTCTGGGAAGTGGAAGTTGAAGTTGTCTGGGTCGCATGCTGTTCCTCCCTGGTCCTTGCACATGGGGTAAAACTTTTTACCGAAGGAAGCCTCGGCAAAAGCAGTTTGGTCGCCTGGGATTGTGCTCACTGGCATGGTGTAAAAGTTGCGCTCTGCATCGCGAATTTTCTCAAACGGGTGAATCTTTGACCACTCCTGCTGAACCTCGGTTCGCACGCTGGGATACCACGCGGCTGAAGGACGGTCTGGTTCATCGACATAATCAGTCATAAGCACGTTGGCCATAGGGTTCTGACGGGTCGGGAGGCTGACTTCGGGGCTCAAGATGTTCGCCTGACGCCCGTTTGCAATCTTCACGTTTCCGTCTGTAATCATGTTATTGATGTAAAGGTAGTACAATACACCCAGGACAAGAGCTCCAAGTGCAAAAATACGCGGGTCCCGCTGAATGAGGTAAATTATGCACGTGGCATAAATTATGAAACGGGTCGTTGCAAGGGTCCTCTGCTTGGCGCTCTGGGAAGAAGTTGGCCAAAAAATAAGAACCTCTTTTGAATTAAATATTTCTTTGAGATCCATTCCTATATTCTATCGAGATTTTTTGTTGCTCTTCTTTTTGGGCCGGGGCGTCTGAGGAGGGAGGGCGGCTGGAGATGGACCACCCATCATGAGACCCGCAAGCGGACCACCTCCGCTCATCAACGAACTGAGCATGCTATTCATTCCAGCCATCATATCCATTTCGCCACTTCCTTTCATATTCTTCGCACAACTCTCAGCAACAGCCTCAATCTGCGAAAGAGCCTCCGGAGGGAACATGTTCAGAGTCATGGCAATCATATACAGCGAAGAAAGCCACTGCCAAATTGCATCCTTATTTGAAGCCGTGCACTCGGGCTCGTTCCAGTGCTTGTGAAGGTACAGAGACTTGGCAAACTCATTCTCCTCGCAGAAAAACGCCGGATCCTTCGACATGAGCTGAGACGCCCATGGGCCAACCTGCTTCATAAAAGTCTGATAGTCACAGGGCTTGGCCTTCGCCATGTGAATAGCAAGATCGTCTGGAAAAACTGAAAGGACGTCGTCAATAAATTGACCCATCATTTCATTAAATGCCTTGACTGTTGTCATTGTATTTTACAAATGTATATATTCCTTAACTTAAAAAGGTTCAGTTAAACGAGTTTCGTGAGTTCCACGTGACCGACTCGTCAAAAAATACACAAGGAGAGCAACCAAAAAGGCGGGCTTGAAATATTCAGAATTTTTAACCTTTTCTTCACCGTTCATCTTATTTTTCACGTAAACGTATACACATGTGATTGCGGCGGCTGCCAGTGCCGCATTCAGAGGTTCCCTGAGCATTTGATCCATTGGTATTTCCTAACATGTTTTATTGGCCAATTTTCTGTATGCGTGTAGGGGTTCCGCGAGGGGGGCCCGTTGGTGCGTCGTCAAAGAGGTTCTGATCGACCGGCGTCTCTCCGGGTGTTGCGCCTGGGACATTTGGAGGGGTCAACGTGTTATTGACCGTCACGGTCGTGTCAACCCCCTCTGGAGTCTTGCCAAACTCCATGCCGGGTACGCCTTCTGGGACGGCTTCCGGCTCACCCTCAATGTCCGGGACGTCCTCGTCCTCGATAGGCGCCTCCTCTTCCTCGTGTTCGAGATCAAAGTCTTCGCCCGCGGCCGGGAGGGGGAGGTAGGTATTCAAAATCTCAGCCGTCGGCACGAGTGCCTCAATGACGTCCGCAATTTCAGCCGTAAAACGCCGGAACAGCTCAGCCTTACGGAACTCGTCCGTGTTTGATTCTGTGATGATTATCGGATCGTCGTACAAATTCCGGGCACAATTTTCGTAGCACCGTTGGACAAAAATCTCATTCCCCGGAAGCTTGATGCAAATCTTCTTTTGTTTCTTATCGGTCCGAATAGAACTCAGGATCTTGACCTGAATAACAAAGACGGCTGCGAGAAGGCTCGGAAAGAGAGAGTTGTTCTTTATGATTGCCTCTGTGTTCTTATTTGAGATGGAGGCGTTCCAGGTCTTGACGTCCCGGAGCAACTCTTGAAAAACTCGAGTCATATTCTTGCCCTGGGAAACCTTCTTGGCCTCGAGCCAAATTTCCCAAAAAGCCTCAATCATGACTGGAATCATAGCATGGCACAGCTTCTTTGTAAAGCGCCGCTCGGATTCATTCAGAAGATCCATTAGTATTAGGCACTCTTTTTTACTCGAATCTTTCCCGCGGGGATACACTTGCTGCTTAGGCACTCTTTTTTACTCGAATCTTTCCCGCGGCTTTATGCAAATTCACGAGGCTCGGGAAGTACATGTCGGGTGCTTCATCTTCTACTGGAAGCTCATCGGCAGCTGATTTTCTCGCAGACCACACAACCTTGATATCGAACGGGCCCACGAGGTTCACCGTGTAGCCCAAACGCTCGAGCTGGCGGCACATGTACATGACAGCCTTGGCGATGTCATACTTTGGAAACCCTACAATAAACGGCGGAACAGTCAATATAGACATTTTCTGACCCAAATCGGAAGAGGTTCGGATGCGCCGACTGAACTGTTCAAGCATTGCTTTATAGGTTTGCTTGAGCACGTCAGTTTTTTTCTTTTCACGGGCCACAATTTCCCTGGCCTGCATATCTAATTTAAAAGTTTATCTTTTCAGTATCCAACGAAGCGCGGGTCAGCAGATCCTTCTGACTCAGACGACTATTGAAGGATGTATTAAACGAGTTTGTCAAGTCTTCCTGAAACTTGGTTCCACGGATCGAGTCCAATGCAGTCTTGGTCTGCTGGTCTAGGCTCGTATCGATGCCCACGTACGACTGATACGAGTCTGGCTTATAGGAATTCACATAGGAAATTGGATCTGAGGTTGATTCGGTTTTATTTATAGTGACTTCTCCGAGTGGTGATATCGTCGCCTGTATATCAAACTGCTGGCCAAAGTAATGACGAGTGTTCATAAACATGAGCCGGGCGGAATACACACCTTCACTCACAGACTTGAAGTACAGAGTCTCTATTGGGACCATGTCCTCTTGGGTAGACTGGAACTCTTCAATCACAGCCTGTATCACATCCATAGGGACTGGAGCCTCAGCAAAAGTATCCAGGGGGGCGACATCCGTTGCTGATGCAAGCAGTGAGGTCGACGCGGATTTAGCGGATTTCGCCGCCTGACTCTCCCCACTTGAGTACCAGATGAAAAATATAATTAGACCCAGGAGCACAAGAAAAGAAAACTCTTCTTCCATTAGTATTTGGTGCGAAAATATTTGAGACGAAAAAGATTAGTCAATACCAATGGCACTCCTCGTGTTTTCCCAAAATTGTAAATTTTCACAAGAAACTATTAAATATATACAGACCCAACCAGTTCTTCAAGGAATTGTACGATTTCACGACATTACGACCCAGGGAGTGCCGTCGTCTAAAATTACACGAGTGCCGACCCTCATAACGAACGAGGGGCAGATGCATGTCGGCCGGGAAGTCAGGACATGGCTCGACTCAATGATTCCGATCGAATTCATATCATGGGACACGACTCCAGGGTTCTGCTCAAACCTGGATGGATCATCGTGTCACGCAAACATGTTCGACATTGAGCAATATGGAGAATCACTCCAGCCCGAATTGACGCCAGATTTGGAAGCAAGAATTTCCCGTTCTGTAACAGATGCCATGGCTTCTCTGAACAGGACTTAAAGCCAATAAGTTTAGACAGACTAAATGAGACTAAAGACTATTCAGGCATCAGCCGTAAAGTCTGTGTTTGAGGTTCTCAAAGACATTATAAACGACGTGAATGTCTATTTTACAAAGGAGGGTGTCAAGATTCTGACCCTTGATACGGCCCGAGTCACCCTGGTCCAGATGACTCTTCCGGCTGAAAACTTTGAAGAATATGAATGCGAGGATGAACTCATCGCAGGCCTGAACATGGCCAACGTCCACAAGCTCCTCAAGTCTATTACTACGGCCGATACCCTCACCATCAAGGCAACCGGGAGAGATATTATGGAATTTTTAATTGAAAATCCTGAAAAGAATTCAATGACAAATTTCAAGCTGAAACTCCTCGACATCAACGAGGACATGCTCGAGTTTCCTGACATTCAGATGAACGTCGTGACAACAATGCCGAGCATAGACTTTCAGCGGTTTGTCAGAGACATGTCGAACCTGGGAACAGAGATGAATATCTGGCGCGATGGGCACGAGATTGAGCTCAGTTGTAATGGAGACTTTGCCGACCAAGTGACCGTCATCAAGTACCCTGACGCGCCGCCATGCGACCGGACCGGCGGGTCGTTCAGTCTCAAGTACATTAGCTTGTATACCAAGGCGACGAATATGTGCTCGAGCATACAGATTATGCAGGATTCGGTGAACGAAGACATGCCAATAATCTTCAGATATACAATTGCAAACTTGGGAGAATTAAAATTCTTTTTAGCGCCAAAAATTACGGAATAAAGTAATTAGAACTTAAGGAAACATGGAGGCCAAATTTGATTCAAGAATGCAGGAATGCAAATCACAAGAGGAGATGGCAGACTACCTCCTCTCGTGTTTTTCAATCATAAAGGAGTATACCGATGAAGCTCAAGAAGAGGTCGAGACGACGCATCGAGCCCTCGGAGTCCAGCTCAAGGTACGCAAGGGGGTTCAACGGAAAGAAATTTACACACGATACATGGATGAAATTGAGGGCGAGACTGACATGCGAATAACACAGAGACATGTCCGACCATGTGCCGGGTGCGGTTTATTCTTTAGCAAGATTGTAGACGAGGCCGAGGCTGACGAGATTTGTCAAAACTGCGGGTTGGCCGAACGGTACCAAGAAGATGAGCTCGGGTTCAAGGAAGAACAAGAGACCGAGAAGCACATTATTTATTCATACAAGCGTGAAAATCATTTCAACGAATGGATAAGTCAGTTTCAGGCCAAGGAGTCGACGAGTGTTCCGGAGGAGCTATTGAACCAACTCAGAGCCGAATTCAAGAAACAGAAGATTAAAGACGTCGGTGAGATTACTCACGAAAAGGTCAGGGGTCTTCTCAAGAAACTCGACAAGAACAAGTATTACGAGCACGCGCCCTATATAGCAACCATGCTGAGCGGCGTCCAACCGCCAACCATGCCCCAGACTCTCGAGGACAAGCTTCGTCTCATGTTTCACAAAATACAGGCACCGTTCGAGAAACATAAACCGACCAATCGAAAGAACTTTTTGAGCTACTCGTACGTTCTTTATAAACTGTGCGAACTGCTCGGCGAGGATGAATATCTGCCGTGCTTTCCCCTCTTGAAATCCAAGGAGAAGCTCTATATCCAAGATACAATATGGAAAGGGATTTGCGGGGAGCTTGAATGGGAATATATTAAAACTCAATAGCTAAAGATGTAAAGTTTTTATATACTACTATTATGGATGATCAATTAATTCAATGTTCAAACTGTTCAAGACTTCCTCAGGCCAAAGAAGAATTCTTGAATTCTAGAAATAAAATTTGCAAATTATGTAAAAAGTGTAGAGACAAATCGAATAAGAGGTCTAACAAACCGGAAGTAAAAGAGTACAGAAACAATTGGCTCAAATCTCAGGATCCAGATGAGGTGAAAAAGAAACAGTTAAAAATTCAACACGAGTGGATAAAACGTGAAAAGGAAAAGGATGAAAAATCTTACAACGCAAATATACAAGCAAAACGCAAGAAGTGTGTGACTACAAAAGTAGAAGTAATGAAAAGAAGTGCAAAAGTTAGGAATATTTCATGGAATCTTGAAAACGATTTTGCAATTAAACTTATAACAAGTCCATGTATATATTGTGGATATATAGACCTTGAAAAGCAGGTAAATGGTATAGATAGACTCGATAGTCATGGTCACTACACTATAGATAACAGTGTATCGTGCTGCACACACTGTAATATAATGAAAGCTTGTTACGATCCTGTAACGTTTGTTAACAGATGTAAAAAGATTTCAGAATGTTCATATGTTTTTCCTGAAATTCCTATAAATGATATTCCTAAAAATAAAAAAAGACCTAAAAATAAATAGTTAGCAATCAATCCGGTCGAGAGGAGGCTTTTGGCGCCAGAATTCCTCGTATTCGATAGGGCCGACCTTGTCCGGGAAGTTGATGAGGATGCCATGATCGAGACCTAAGAGGTCCATATAGTTTCTGGTCTGAATTCGGTAAGATTCATTGAGTTTGCTTACCGACTTGAGTTCTATGACTACCTTTCGGTCGATGATGAGGTCGGCCCGGACGTGGCCGACGTTTTGGCCGTCGTAAAAAACCGGGACGATGCGCTCCGTCTCGTAGAAGATGCCTTGTTTTCGCAGGGCGACTTCGAACGCGCAGTGATAGACGGATTCGGAGTAACCCGGGCCGAGCGAGGCCCAGATGTTCTCGGCGATAGATTTCATTAATTCAAATAGCTTTACTGTTTTTAAGACGGCGTATAGCGTTGGCTATTTCTGCATTTGTGTAGTTGAGACCATTGGCGTTTCGCTTGCGTTTTGCCGCGTTTGCCAGGGCCGTATTATTCATATTGGCTCGGTGGTGCGACTTGACAAACCTATTTATTTTGATATTTCGAGCAACTTTCATTACAGACATATTCATTCTTCCAGATGGAGCCCGCCTCTTTGCCGATGGTTCAACCTTTTCTTTTCTCAAAGACAGCCCGAAACCACGCACGCGCTTTGCGTGATATCGTGCGACACCTTCTTCATGTGCGCGAGTCGCCGAAACGAGTGAGCTCGGTGGGAGACGGTAGTTCTGACGGCCAAAGCGCCCGCGGTTTTGGAAAGCACGCGCCGTTCCCTCGGCCGTATTTGGATCTCCGCGACACCCAAAAACGAAAACTACCGCAGGGCCCTTTATATCCATAAGCAACTGCTGCAGACTATTCATACGCTGGCCATAGGTTCTATGAAGAGAAGGCTCTCCGACAAATTTCCACCCACACAGTGAGTTGTACCAGCGACCCCATGATGAGTCGGTATTGTCATACAGTTCCAGTCCCATGTTTGGAGCGGGCTGTCCGGGTCCATAAATGTGCCTCTTCCAGTTCCATTTACTCCCAGTTATAATACTTGGGGTATTTTCGGCCGAGAGTCTATCGGTCAAAAGCTGACGCAGTTTAGTCTTGCTCTGCATAAGAGACATCATTCGACTTTCCTTCAAAAGTCTCAATGCAATATAATACCCTGGGCGAGAAATGAATATTATAATTTTATCATCCGGAACTGTAAAAAGAGAGTTTGACGGGAGGAGGGTTCCATGGCCTATGATTGTTGCGAGAGAAATTTTGTTATTTTTATTTGCAGAAATCATATTTTGAAGTTGTTGAATACGCGTCGAGGAGTTATTCATTACACTACACTCAGAAAATTACTTGAGAGGTGTTTTGAAGTGCGAAGCATACTTGACCCGGATCCATTTGGCGTCCTGTTTGTATATGCGGTGGGCCCGAGGTGCCATGCGTTTTGTGAGCGTGCTGATGGCCATGAGCCGACGGAAGACGGCCAGGGGCAATTCCTTACCCTTATTTATCGCGAGCATCAACGCCTTGTGGCGGTTGGTCATTGCCTCTACGGGGTGGTACCCAAACTTGGTCAACATCCCGTGCTTGAGGGGGCCGATGAGGCTCTTGGGTCGGCCGATGGTCCCGACGTCATAAGCGGGCTGCCCTTTGACGCGGACCGTCTTGGCCTTGCGGACGTACGAGTACCCTGGGCGCGACGGCGTCCCCTTGACTGATATACGCTTGGCTGAAAGTGTGCGCATGTGCGCCTTGCGGAGGTCTGCGTGCATCGTACAATCTATCCAGAAAATTCTTGGGCATAGCCAGTTGTGTACATGCGAATCTTAGACTCACTGGACGCACCGAAATCAAAGACGTCATCTTCTATATAAAGTTTGTGAGTCGGTAACGGGTAATTGTATCGAAGTGACATGTTTGCAAAAAGTAAAGCAATTGCATAGTTTTTGATATTCTTGAGATCAAGTGCAATGACGTGCCAGTCAATCTGAAGCGCCAGACATTCTTCACGGCCTACAAATGGATCGCTCGGTGTCGTCTCCATGCATCCTCCGTCTATGTAATTCATTCCATCACTCATCCGAAAACTTGAAAAAAGAAATGGGACGGCGATACTCGCACAGACCGTGTCAATGACGCTCATATCCTGGTTCGTATCCGTATTGAAGTACATGGTCTTTTGAAGCTGGACACAATAAGACGTCACGTAGAGTTTTATCGGAAAGTGTTCATAGAGCTCCCTGAATGTAATGTCAGACTTCCCAGTCTCTGCCGAGCAAATCTCAGAAATAACATTTTTTAAAGGTTTCAAAGGGACGAGCCCAAAATTCTTTAAAAGACTTTTTATATTCGGTTTCATAAGCTCTTTGACGTTTATACTCACAGATTTCTCGAGTATTCTCTTTGTATCTCCTTTAAACAAGCAATACATAAAGCTCAAAAGACTTCCGGCTGATGCCCCTGATATTTCAGAGAGGTTGTTGAGGCGTCCCTTGTCTTTCAGTCTTGCTAATGCACCGAGGTATACGTAAAACCCCATAGATCCGGGTCCTATGGCCAGGTACTTGACCATTCTTAATAATTAAAATTAATAATACTCTGGAAATATCCCGCGTATCGCCGCAAACAGAATGGCAAACAGAGTGGCATGGACCGCGACTGGGGTAATTCCCCCGTCGTGCGGAAGTGAAAAGATCAGATGGGGCGTCAGTAGCACGAACAGTATCATGGGCATGATGAAGTCCGCTTTCGTGACAGTCACCTTTGTGACATATTTCAAAATTATATAATCTAAAATTGAAAATATAATTGCATGAAACCCGGCCTGTACGAGAAGAGACCTTCCTGGTGGAAAGCTCGTGAAAAGGCCGGGGCTCAGAAGAGCAAAAAGAAGAGCCGGGACAAAAACCTTTGGCCCGGTGATGTCAAACATTACTATAGTGATCTATATTTTGTCGAACCCAATGAAAAAATTGAACATCAAGGACATTCTCTTGAACGACCGGAATACTCGATATCAGGTTCCACAGAATCTCTTCTGTCCCCGTTGGACAGTCAGAAATTGAATTTTTAGTTTGCAAAATTATAAATTGAACAAACTTGGGGTATGTTGCGGTGGTTCGTATATAGTTCGAGTCGTGATAGTGTTTTAGACGCATCCATGCGTCCAAAAGTTCTTCCGAATACCAGTCTTGCCAGTCTTCCGGGCTGAGAGGGTCGGGCACCTCGGGCCCTTCGTCCGAATCATAGGCTAAATCATAATTGTACGCATCTCTAGAGTATTCGTCGTTGATACCCATATTTACTTTAGTAATAAACGGTCTATAGCTTTAGACCAGTCACGGTGACACCACCCGTCTCCTTCACGGGAGCCGAATCCAAAATAGCCTGGAATGCACCCTCGACCTGGGCCTCGTTTCCTCCAAAGAATGACCGCAGACCAGCCTTGATGACATCCTTCGTTAGAGAGCCCTTCTTTTTTGATTTTTTGTAATTTACCTTGATCTTATCGCGAACATTGATAGTATCAATCTCGTGTTGAGCCATGTGTGCAGTCACAAACTTGCGAAGCTCCTTTTCACGTGAATTCAACGTGGAGAGATCTTTGCGAGCTGCGAGGAGTTGAGCCTTGAGGGCTATCCACTCTTGCGTTGCTGTTTTAAACTCCATTTCTATTGTTTTGGAGGTTATTCTGGCGTGTTTGACGCCCGGGAAACTCTTCGAGTTTCCCTACTGGTACTCAAAGTCAATCTCAAACTTGGGGCGCATAATGTCAGGCGGGATCGTGCTGAGGTTGAAGATGCTCACTGGGTCGCGGGGGTTCAGGGGCTCGGACCGCTCTTGGCGATTGGCGTTGCGCAGGACACCGCCCAGAGTCTCTGGGTATCCAATCTGGCTCCTGGGATCCAGGTAGGTCTGACCAGACAGGATGGCGCTCGGGTCGTACTGGCCAAAGTCGTCAGTTCCAATCACCTCGCGGGGAATGAGTGCTGCTGAGGAAATGCCGTCATCTATAGCGGCGGGCTCGCCACCACCTGGCGCCTGAGGAACTGGTGCCGCATTTGCAACTGCTGGAGCCATCACGGTATTGGTCGTCATCACGTTCTGAGTTCCGGAGATGGCGACTGCCGGTGCTGACCCAGAAAATCCGCTGCGACGGCCACCGAAAAGGAGGAACAGAATAATTACGACCAGCAGAATTATGGCCAGACGCTTGCGATTCATCTTATATTAAGATACGAATAAATTAATCCATGTCAAGATAGTCTGCCGGATCATCAGCCTCCTGTTCATCGGCTGGCTCATCGGTGAACAGATATTCCCTGGTCGGATGAACTTTGGGCGCGGTCCTGGTGCGAACCTGGATTACACGCCAGATGGGTCCGAACGACTTTTTCAAAAACCAAAGGCCTGACAGCTCGAGGACGACGTCACATTTCGTGCCGGCCGCCACCGCCTGGAGTTCGATAGGAGTCTTCTGGGTATCAAAGGCCAGAGTCCTTATTTCACCCTTGACAGTCAGCAGGGTCGCGTCGAGCGTGCTGTCGGTGATGCTCTCCTGATATGCAGCGCAAATAATTTCATCGCTCAGGTTCTCCTTCCTGAACCACTCCACCTTGGACTCCTTGGCCTTGTCGATAATCTCAGCATCAATCTTGGTAAAAAGGCTCGGATCCTCAACCTTGAATGTGACAGACTTGGAAGTCAGGCCATCCTGGAGAACAAGACCATTGACCTGGTGACGGGCTGAACTAATTTTTAGGAAATAACGGCCATTTGGCAACTTCTGTGGTGTTCCATACTCCATTGTATATCAATAATTATTATATTCTTTATAGTTAGATGAGCGCGAAGTTTACGTGCCGTGGGGAGTTTGTTTTAAAAAATTGCTTATGTCTTCCTGATGAAATGGATCCATCTTCGAAAGTTTGCGGATACGTGAACAAGCAGAATGGTCTTGTGTATCCGTGCGATATTGGGTGTTGCGGGGGTCTATGCAACAAAACAGTCGCAGGTGTCCGCTTTCATATTGACCCGTCTCAGTATTCTGAAACTTTACCAGAAGGTTTCAATGTAAATTTACCCCAGTCAGATAAGCCCAGTACCATCCCTGGAGCGGCTCCATTTATGGAAGTGTCAGCCCCGGTGAGACCAATTATGCCAGTCTGGGAGCTATTCATATTCCCAGGATTTTTGTTAATTCTGATTCTGGTAGCAGCATTCCTGGCTTAAAGCCACCCGTCCCGTGTATAGTACAATGGACCAGACTTCTATCAATGACCTGCTGAAGGAGATTAAGGCACTGCGCAAGGATATGCGCAAGATTCGTCAGCACATGGAGGATCCTCAGGGTGAGAAGGCTAAGGCTCGCGCCGCCAATAATGGTTTCAACAAGCCCCTGAAGCTGTCCGACAAGCTCCGGGCCTTTCTGAACCTGGGTCCCGAGGACCTGATGTCTCGCTCCCAGGTGACTCGCAAGGTGAACGAGTATGTGGAGGCCAAGGGCCTGAAGAATGGCCAGAAGATTGCCATGGATGCGACGCTCCAGGACCTGCTGCAGGTTCCCGAGGGCATCCAGGTGACCTTTCTGAATATCCAGAAGTTCATCAACCCCCATTACATCAAGGAGCCCAAGGAGGTGAAGCCTCCCAAGGAGCCCAAGGCGGCTCCGGATCCAACCCCGGCCCCAGAGACTACCGAGGCCCCAAAGGAGAAGAAGGTTCGCCCAAAGGTCGCGAAACCTGCGGCGGCTTAAAAGGTTGCTTCATATCATAAGAAAGATGGAACAAATATCTCGCGAATTTCTAAATGAACTTGTGGGAACAAAAATCAAAAATATAAAAACGTATCAGCGGGCTTTCACTCACAAGAGCGCGCTGAAACGTTACGAAGGCCTCGAGGGTTCTTACGAGACCCTTGAGTTCATGGGAGATTCAGTACTCGGATTTATCGTCACCAAGCATTTGTTCGACTTGCACGAGAAGGAGCAGGAGGGTTTTCTGACCAAGGCGCGCACGAAGATGGTCCGGGGGAAGACGCTTTGTGAAATCTCCAAAGTTCTCGGTTTGGATAAATATATTATGATGGACGAGAAGGGCGAGCGCAACGGCTGGAACACAAACGAGCACATTATGGAGGATGTCTTCGAGGCCATGGTCGGAGCCATCTACATAGACCTGGGGATGGTTCACGCCAAGAATTTTGTTCTCGAAAGTTTCAAAAAGGTGAAAACATCTCTCGTCGACGACAACTACAAGGACCAGCTTATGCGTTGGTGCCAGGCTCTAAAATATCCCCTTCCAGATTATGTACTGGCCAACACGACCCCGGCCGGTATCTTCTGCATTCAGGTTGTGGTCGATGGCCACGGGGAAGGATTTGGATATGCAACGACCAAAAAGCAGGCTGAACAAAACGCAGCCGAAATTGTACTTAAGACGGACGTTCGTTTCAAGGGAAAGAATGTCCCAGCTCCTGGAACGAGTAAAGCAACTCAAGGAGGCGAAATACGCCGACCAGAGGACGGACGAATGGCTGGAACTTCGTGAAAATATGATTACAGCGAGCGACGTCGCATCGGCCGTCGGGGACAACCATTACGAGTCTCCGGATGCATTCGTCCGTAAAAAGGTCCTGAAGACAAAATGGGCCGGAAATGCCGCCACGGCGCACGGCACACTCCTTGAGCCTTTCGTACGTGATTTGTACGATGCGAGGTTTGGGAAAAATACCACCGAAATTGGACTTGTTCAACACCGGGACTATCCCTTTATCGGGGGTTCGGCCGACGGCATCACGGACGACGGTATTTTGCTCGAGATTAAATGTCCTTTGACTCGCAAAATTGAAAACAAGGTTCCGGTGTACTACATGCCTCAGATTCAGCTCTTGCTCGAGATTCTGGACTTTGAGGACTGTGACTTTGTGCAGTACAAGCCGGCCGGTGCTCCCGATGAGAACGGAGTCTCCATCCCAGAACAATTCGTCGTGACACGGGTCAAGCGAGACCGTGAATGGTTCAAGGCCAAGCTGCCCATCATGCAAGCCGTGTGGGACAAGGTGATCAAGGGGCGCGAAAGCGGACTCTGTGAAGTTCTGAACGATCCAATTCCATGGGATCCCCTGTTTAAGAGAGAGGTCGTTTGTGAAGTACAGAAAGAAGATGGAGCCGAGGTGCCCACACAAGTCGAGGATTCTCAAGTGTAAGGAGTGCACAGGGGTGTTCTGTGTCAACTGCATTCAACTTGAGAAGCATTCGTGTACGAAAATGCAACAGCGTATTCGTAATGAAAAAGATACCCTAGAAAAGAACCTCGTAAAGGTCGTGGCGGCAAAGGTTTCACCTATTTAACCTTGGAAAGGACATAGATCACGAGAGCCGCAAAAATAAGCATGATTATCAAATCACCTTCTTTATTTGCGTGACCCTTCCACTGCATAGGCTGGCATGAAGTGCCCGGCCTCGAAGAAGGCTTGCTCAGCCCTGGGCGGTACCACGTGGTCGTAACCATGTCCGGAAACTCCATTTTACGCGCTGGAAACCCGAGGAACGGGGCCGGGCTCGGCGCCTCCTCTTTGAGATAAAGAGGGCCTGAACGGTTGATGTGATTTGGCGTGAAAAATGTCAGATCTTCATTCGGGTCGTTCATTTCCATAGGGCGCTCATCGCGCTCCACAACAAATGTCCCGTCGGGGCCGTCATAAAACCCACCGTTTGATGGCGTGCCAAAAGTGTTCGTGGCTGTGAAAGGGTTGATGGCGTTAATTTTGTTGCAGTCATTGATCATAAAGGCGGTTGCCATTAATAAACTCGTATATTTTTTTCCACTGACGAATAATTCTTGGTCTGAACCTTGGCCCTGTGAAGTTCCCACATCTCATCTAAATCAATATTCAGCATATGAGCCAACTGGAACAGGTAACTGAAGACGTCACCCATCTCCATAACGACATCAATGCCGCGATCCTTCTTCAGACCCGTCTTTCTGTACAAATGCTGGTTCTGACGAATAGCACTCGCGAGCTCGCCACTCTCCTCGGTGTAGAGCATCCATACTGTGCTGATGGGGGCCTTGTCCCAACCTTTGCGTTTACATAGTTCAGCGGTTTCGTCGCGATAGCGATTCATTCCTTGTGTAGAAGACGCACCAGCCCCTTAAGCTACTTTTGCGAGTTTTGCGAGATTTTTCTGGAATTTTATTACTAACAAAAGAGCGATGATTGTCAAGACGAGTTCAATACCAGAGGTCCAAATTTTACCTTTTTTTTCTGTGTTTTCTTGAACACCAATCATTGGCTCGACAAGAACCCAACTAATCAACTTTATGACCCGCTCGAGTATGAAAAATATCAAAACTCCAATGAGAATATCATCAAGAGATCTCGTCATTTATTCTTACCGAGGATTAAATCCATATTTGTTATTTATAGGAAGTTTGTTTCCGTAGGTGCTCGTGTTAATAGGTATATCAATCGGAATGGGATTTGTAGAAATATCCTGTAGGTACACAATCTGTTGGAGAACACCCGTCATTACCTGAGATTCGGCATCCTCCAGAACCTTGGAGTTCATAGTCTCAACCTGCTGCCGCACATTGTCGTAATAGTTTGATGCCATGTTAATGTAAACCTTGCGCATGAGGCCCTGAACGTCCGCGTCGGGCTGACGATCAATGGTGTACCCCGTCTTGTCCTTAATATCACTAATGAGCTTCTGTTGAATTATTTCCCTGTTAAAATCTGAAAAAAATGCGTCGGACAATGGTGTAGGCAGAAACTTTGTAGACATTTGTAATGGTCTGATAAAAAAACGAGACCCCTATTACTCAATGAAGGTCATCAAGCGCAATGCCGTGCCTGAAGAAATGCTGTTCGACAAGGTGACCCGTCGAATCCAGAGACTCAACGAGGCTCCAGAGTTCGAGCCTCTCCCAGGGGTCAACCCGACAAAGATTGCCCAGAAGGTTTTCTCTTCAATGTACGACGGAATTACGACGGCCCAGATTGATAATCTGAGTTCAGAGGTGGCCATAGGACTCATCACGGAAGACCCCGACTATGAGACCCTGGCGATGCGAATCGCCGTATCGAATCTCCAAAAGACGTGCCCAAAGACTTTCAGCGACGCCATGGTCGAACTTCACAAGAACAACATCGTCAGTGTCGAATTTATGAAAAACCTGACCCTCGACATGGACTCGTGGATCGACCACCGTCGCGATTACCTTTTCGGATATTTCGGAATCAAGACCCTCCAAAAGGGATACCTGAACGTCGGCGAAACACCCCAGTACATGTTTATGCGCGTGGCTCTCGGAATTCACGGGGGTGACATGCCACGTGTCCGCGAGACATACGACCTGCTGTCCCAGAAGTACTTCACACACGCGACGCCGACCCTGTTCAACGCCGGGACAAACAACCCTCAAATGTCGAGCTGTTTTCTGGTCGCCATGAAGGATGACTCGATTGAGGGAATCTACGAGACCCTCAAGGAATGCGCACACATATCCAAATGGTCCGGAGGCATCGGTATTCACTGTTCGAACGTGCGAGCCCGAGGGTCGAAGATCAAGGGGACGAATGGGGTCGCGGACGGTATTGTCCCCATGCTTCGCGTCTTCAACAATACCGCACGGTACGTGAACCAGGGAGGCGGGAAGCGCAAGGGGTCGTTCGCCATCTACCTCGAACCCTGGCACGCGGACGTCATGGAGTTTCTTGAGTTGCGTCTCAACCAAGGAGACGAAGAGGCCCGGTGCCATGACCTGTTCACGGCGCTCTGGATCCCGGACCTGTTTATGCGAGCCGTGGAGGCTGACCACGACTGGCATCTCATGTGCCCACATGAATGCCCAGGGCTCACGGATGTCTACGGCCGCGAGTTTGACGAATTGTACAGCCGGTATGTCCTCCAGGGCAAGTTCCGGCGGGTCGTCAAGGCTCGGGACATCTGGAACGCGATGATCAAGTCCCAGGTCGAGACCGGGACGCCCTACATGTGCTACAAGGACTCTGCAAACCACAAGTCGAATCAGAAGAATATCGGCACAATCAAGTCATCGAACCTTTGCACGGAGATTATGGAGGTTTCAGACCCGGACGAGACGGCCGTCTGCAACCTGGCGTCTCTGAGTCTGCCGGCTTTCGTCGCGGACGGATCGTTCGACTTTGATAAACTCGCCAAGGTGACCCGGGTCGTTACGCGCAACCTGAATCGCGTCATTGATAACAACTACTACCCGACAATTCCGGCGCGGAGGTCGAACCTTCGACACAGGCCCATCGCCATCGGCGTCCAGGGTCTCGCGGACGTCTATATGATGCTCGGGCTTTCATTCGACGAAAATGTCGCCCGACAGTTGAACAAGGAGATCTTCGAGACCATCTACTTTGCGGCACTCGAAGAGTCGTGTCTGTTGGCCAAAGAGGAGGGCCCCTACGAGACGTTCAGGGGGTCTCCCGCACACGACAAGAAGCTCCAGTTTGACCTGTGGGGAATTACCAACCACGGGTTTGACCGCCTCAAGGATGATATCGTGAAATGGGGTCTTCGGAACTCGCTTCTGGTCGCACCCATGCCTACCGCATCGACCGCCCAGATTCTCGGAAACAACGAGGCGTTCGAGCCCTACACGACCAACATCTACCTGCGTCGCACGCTCGCCGGCGAGTTTGTCATGGTCAACAAGCATCTCGTTCGAGACTTGCAGAAGATTGGCAAGTGGAATTCGGATGTGAAAAATGATATTGTCCGGGCCGGCGGGTCTGTTCAGGGTCTCGATATTCCGCCGCGGGTCAAGGAGATTTACAGAACCGTCTGGGAGATTCCGCAAAAGTCGCTCATCGATATGAGCGCAGACCGTGGTGCCTATATTGACCAGTCGCAGTCACTCAACATATTCATGGAGGATCCGAGTCAGGCAAAGCTGAGCTCTATGCATTTGTACGGGTGGAAGAAGGGGCTCAAGACGGGCATGTACTATCTGAGGACGCGCCCAAAGGCCAAACCTCAGCAGGTCACAGTTCCAGTGTCCGATGTGGTTCTCGCATGCCGCCGGGACAACCCCGAGAGTTGCCAGGCGTGCTCGGGGTAATTTTGTTGCGTTAAATTATAGATATGAGTAATGCTGTTTTAAGATACAAATTGACCAACACCCTTAAACACAAACCATCCAGTAAAGTTTACGTAAATAACAATGGAAAAAGTTTTCCGGTTTATATTAAATCGGGTGGGTTCTTCGGAAAACCCAGCCTTGCATATATTGCCCCTAAAATAGGTGGTGGTTATGAAATACGTTATGTTTCTAGGACGAACAGTAGACTGCGTAATAAGGCATCACAAAATATAAATAACGCACAGAGGCGTAGAAATAACGCGGCCCGTGCCATGAATATGGAGCGTAAACTGCGACACAATGAAGAAGGGCAGCATCGCGCGAAATATCAAACGTACAATATACCACCTCAATTGAATTAATTTATTCCGTTAAATTAATGACCAGATTGACCGCCATTCTGGAAAACGAGAGCGTACGCGCCAACAGGTTGAAAAATCTTATTAAAATTTTACAAAATAAATTAAATAAAATTTATGGAAATAAATGGAACAACCCAAACTATCATTTAAAATTATCTGGTAATAATACTAAATGAAGAACAGTTTTGCAAACCTTTTCAAGGCTGCGGCATCAACTATGCCCAAGGCCAAGTCCCCGAAGCGCAACGCAGCTCATTACGCAGCCCAAGCCGCGTCAATCAGTGCTCAGCGGAAAGAGATCGCAAAATCTCTGGCGGCGATCGCACGGCGTAGCCCTCAGAAGGCGGCTTCACTCAATGCATCAATATTGGCACGTGTCGAACGGGTCGAAAAGGCCCTCAGCTCTCCAAGGCGCACGCCGTCTCCAAAGCGCACACCGTCTCCAAGACGCATCAAGACTCGCAATGGGCGAGTCATTTCAATGTATATACCACCCGCGCCAAGTCCGAATAAACTTGAGAGAGATGCCAAAGCGAGGAATGATTTGAGAAGGGAACTTTTGCGGTGGATTGAATACGAAAAAAGAAAGCTTGGAGGAGTAATAAAGAAATATTAAATTATATATTTAATGGAACATATAAGACAAAATGTAATAAAATACATGGACATTGATACAAAACGGGCCATGGGATTACCTCCCGGGAAGATTGACCCCGCAAAGGCATGGCGTCTTTGGTATCTCCTAAAATCTCATGATGGAATTATTTATAATTTAAATTCAAAATCTCTCCATGTATTTCATGAAGGATTCCACATGATCAAGAGGCCATTAGAATTTAATAATTTTACAAATGTTTTTAATGAAAATTGTGAAGATTACATGATGGAAATTACATCTCCGAATGGAACATACATTAATTTCCCACATCACGGGGAACCGGTTCATACAAATCTCAGAGTTTTACTTAGAGGATCGAGTCTTGGTTAAAAAAAGATGCTTTTCTGGAATCAGATTGACACACTAAAAATAAATGTAGTCCCGCATACAAAAGATCGTTCCAAGTACACATTGAACGGGAGCCCCCTTAGGTTTCAGATCCCGCGCTCAATGTGTAAATGGGGTGTATCGTCCTACAAGGCATTTCAGGTGGAAATATCGAACGAAGAATTTCTGAATTGGTGGCGCGATCTCGAGAGTAAGTTGTCTGTGCAGGAACCGTTCGTATCGAACCTCAAAGGTGCGACCCTAAGACTCAAGATTGATGATTCTACTTATATTTTTGATGAAAATTCAAAACAGGTCTCGCCCGAGGTTCAAGAAGGACTCTTCCGTGAGCAAGAACTGTCGTGCATAGTCGACATTGATTCGAATTATTTTTATAATGGAAATTGGGGCCTCATAGTGCGGGCCTACCAGGTGTTGTACTACGGGGACGTGGCGACCCTCTCGCCCCCCCCAACTGAGGTGAAACCTGTTTTTCAGAAGGGCGTCTGTGCGTTTATATGATTGCCCGTGCGATTCCGGCAGCCGCATCCGCACCCTGAAGAGCCGCGAGTGGCTTATATTGCATTGTCAAATAATAAATCAAATAGCCAAAAAGAACCATACAAATGGCAAAACCAATGAGACCTGCCCCGAATGCATATGAAGGCCTTGTCTGGACCGCATCTTCTGGTTTTGCCGGATCATAGTTCACCGTGACTGTTGATGGAAGCGGGCTTTGCATAGTGCCTGACCACGTGTACATCTGTCCGCCTACATCGTACGTTGCAACAACGGGGCAGTTAAAGGACACCGGGCACGACGTCGATTTAATACTGGCATTTGTCCGTGCCGTGTGTTTATCTTTAGCGGCCGAAGCAATCATCGAACCACCCCATGCACATAAACTCAACGCAAGACACACAGAAATACCAAGACCAACTTGGGCTTTAATTTGCCCAACTTGTGCAAGACCGTTATAGACGGCTGCCATTATATTATTCATCTTTAATTATTCAAGGTGTCGCAGCTGCTGTAATAGCCGCCTGAACCTTGTCACCGTGTTTCACTCCCAAATATATCACGGCAAAAGATGTCAGAATACAACATACACCCAGAGCAAGCATATAGTTGAGATACTGGCTGTTCTTCCCCTTTGATTTGGAAAATGTGTCATTTTTGTTATAGCACTCACGGGCGATGGACGTGCTCGCTACTAAGAAAACGGCCGTGCAGCACAGAAGCACGCCGGCAATAACGGTGGATGTATCCATAGGCATTTATATTCTACATATATTTTATTTCTTATAAATCTCCCGAGCCTTGGCCAGAAGCTTGCCCTGAACCAACGCAAAGCCCTTGATGCCCAGTTCCTTCTTGGCCTTTGCGACCGCCACTATCCACGGGTTTTTCTTCTCATCCTTGGACTTGGCCTTGCTGACAATTTCACCCTTGCACATCTTAAGATCCTTCTTCTTGAGCCCGCCTGCGGTTACATCCGCGTTTCCATGGAAGACCTGAGCGCGCGATCCGACAGTCATTTTATATAATGATGGATTTTTATTCAGAGTGTATCAGCTATGGTCTTGTCTTCCCGAACTTCGATAAACACGGGCAGGAACATGCTCTTGTCTCCGGTCTTCTTGTCCGAGATGAGCGCGTTGTACTTGACGGCCACAATCTTGCCTTCAAACTCCGTCTTGAAATCCCACCCCCTTTGCTCGTCACTCAGCCCTGTGCCCACCGCCGTCTTGACCTTGCCGTCAGCCGACTCGACCAGCAACGACCCAATCTTCCCGGTGTATTTTCCCGCGCCTGGGAGAAACCCAGTGACCATCAGGTCCGCCTCGAGCTCAGCCTTCATCTTGACCTGGTGCTTGACCCGCTTGTTTTCCCAGTGACCCTCGGGGTTCTTCAGGATAATACCCTCTTCACCCTCTGCGAGCTTCTCCTGATAGAGTTCCTGTGCCATCGCAAGTGTGTTGACGCTCGTGGTCGCTGCGACTCGCACGAGATCGGTCGAAGGCCCGGCAACCATCAGGGACCACCGAGTCTGGCATGGCATAACGCAGATACCCGCCCGAAAGTCGACCAAGGGAATACGGTCCCAGACGACCGCCCGGATCCTCTTCGCAATCTCGGCCGTGCCGGTTCCCTTCTGGAACTTGGTCAACAGGCCGTTGCCCGTCTTGCGGTCGACCGGCTTGCCGTCCGTGCCCCAGATGAGGAGCTCCCCGTCGAACACAACGTCCGAATCGTTCGCGCGTGCGAGAAAGTCCGAATCAAGCACACCCTTCAAATCGAGCTCCTTGCCGTTTCGAGACCGGTAGGTGACCGCGCCAGCCTCGACCACTGCGTTGAACCGCATCCCATCCATCTTGGTCTGGGCCATCATAGGAAACTTGAGCTTCATCTTGGAGTCCAGAGGACTGACCAGCATACAGGGGTAGCTGAGCTGCAGGTACGGCCAGACCTTCTCGACCGTGCCCTCGCTGACACCGCACTTGAGGCTCCGGCCGATGACCCGCTTCAGAACCTCCTGGTCATCCGTGTTCAGAGCCCCGAGTGTGCGAGCCAGGTGGGTCTTGGCCTGATCGCCCGTCACCTTGCGACTCGAAAGCTGCGAGAGGTTCTCGAACGCGCCAGCGAGTGTGAGCGAGCCGATTGTGAGCGGCGGGCACGCCTCGGGAATTTTTTTGATATAAAAGTTGATAGTCGGGTCGAGTGCGAGCCGAAACGTCTCCTTGAGAAGCATGTTCGAGCTCTGGGACTTGAGGATAGCCTCCTTCTCGAGACGGCCGGTCGCAGCCTCGAGACGGTTGAGAATGGTGAGAATTCCAGACATCTTCGTTTGTGTGGGGTTTTGGCAATCTAAGACAGGACGTGGCGAACGAGGGACACGAATTTTGAAGGGTCACTTGTATTAAACAGAAAAGATCTTCTTGAGTGTTCTAATATTCAGCTTGGTCTTCGTCACGTTCTGGATCTGGTCGAGGAGCCGGGGGTCTTTGAGGAGCTCAGCGCTCAGGGCTGCTTTTCCGGCCTGAAGTCCCATGATGCTCTGCTCGATACTCGGCACGCTGTTACTGCCCATGTACACAAGCCGACGGACGACCACCTTCTTGGTCTGGCCGGTTCTGTGAGCGCGCGCGATCGCCTGCAGCTCAGTTGCCGGGTTCCAGCTCGGAGCCGTTATGTAGACCCTTGTCGCGGCCTGCAGGTTGAGGCCGACACCACCAGCCTTGATCTGGATGAGGAAAACTGGCGCGGGTGTGATTGTCGAGGTTGTAAAGGCGGCGATCGAAGAGTCGCGCGTGGTCTTGTCGACCGAACCGTCTATTCTGAAGACTGTTCGATCGCCGAGCCGTCTTTGGATCTCATCCATCTCTCCGATGAAGTTGCAGAAAACGAGCGACTTTTCGGTCGGGTGTGCGGTGATCGAGTCGAGCAGGACCTCCATCTTTTTCGAACGCCCCTTCCACTCGTCCGGTGCCGTCTTTGACTGGGCTGCGATACCGTTCAGGTAAGCCTGAGGCCACGTCATCACCTGGCGGGTTCGCATCAGGGCCTCGAGCAGCTCCATCTGGTGCAAGCCTTTATTTTCGGAATTCATGATATTGCGAATAACCCCCTGGGCCCGCTCGTACACCTCATGGTACAAGCTGAACTCCTCGTCGTACATCTCGAGTTCGATATTCTCGAAATCGCACGGGGGCAGCTCGAGCCGCGGGTTGTACTTGGCCACGTCAGCCTTTGTTCGGCGCAGGACGTACAACTGCCGGTACGAGTCTGGGATGGCCTGCACGTCCTTGCGGTTATGGCCGAGGAAACCGCACAGAGCCACAAAGTCAGCCATCGAGTTGAAGACGGGTGTACCGGTCACGAGCCACCGAATCGCACCGTAAAGCGCGCATGCTGCGATGTGCGTCTTCGAACGGCGGTTGCGAATCTCGTGCCCCTCATCCAGGATGACGCGGCCCCACTGGACGCGAAGCAGGGGGCACACTGGCATACCGATGCGAGTCGGCAGAACCGAGTAGGGCGCGATAGTCACGTCCGCGTCAGTCAGGACTCGCTTGGCCCCATCGAACACGCAGACGGACAAATGAGGCGCGAATTTTTTGATCTCGTCGCGCCACTGCGAGACGATCGACTTGGGCACAACCACCAGAGTTCGAGTCGGATTCACGCACATGACTGCGAGCATTTGGACAGTCTTGCCGAGGCCCATCTCGTCGCACAAGAAACCGCCCGGGTGGTTTGGGTCAGACTCGCGCTCGGCAAGCCAACGAAGGCCATCGTGCTGGTAAGGCGAGATGAGGCGAGTCTTCAGAAGGCGCGCCATTTGATTTTGGGTTGGAAGTCAAGTTTCAGTTTGGGTCTGGCAGTCGGACGACATCAATTTTTGTCTATGCCCAATGCATGGCTGACAAGCAAACTGTCCAGCAAATTGTAAAAATTATAAAGAATGCAACTTCAAGACCAGAAGATATTTCAGCGGCAATATCAAGAATAATTAAACGCGGTATAAAAATACCTGGACCTGTCGCTGTCGATGCAGTTGCCCGTATCCCTCAAAAGAATTTTGTTCCAACAATTACACAAATTATAAAAGGTGCGGTAGGAAATGAGGCGGGTATTGCCATTGTGAAGACTGTCCCGAAGAATGTAATTTCAAATATTTTTAAAAATAAAATTAAAAATGAAATTCCTAAACCCATAGTGAATGCAGCACGGAATGCAGGGGTGACGGTTCCCGCGGCCATGGCATCTGGTCCCAACAAACCTCCGGGGGTCAACGCGGGAACGGGAACCACCAAACCTCCGGGGGTCAACGCGGGAACGGGAACCACCAAACCTCCGGGGGTCAACGCGGGAACGGGAACCACCAAACCTCCGGGGGTGAATGCGGCATCTGGTTCGAACGCGGCTCCCGCCAGGCCTATTTTCTCACCTAAGAATAAGATGATTCCATCAAATAAATTTAATGGGAAAAAACCAGGTTACGTATTTAGTACACGAAATAATAAAACCGGATATTACAAAAACCTCCAACCCAACGGCCCGGTGTATGGCCCGTCCATCCCTCGTTCACGCAACTATAGCCAGCTGTCATTGCGTCAGCTTCTACAGGCTCTCAAAAATTATCCAAAAAATTCATCAATTATTTTAGAACAAATTAGAAAAGTATTTTCACAAGAGCTTCGTAATCTGCGATATTCATCTGGTGCATCGCGTCACAGGAAGCTCGGTGACATTCTTCGTCTTTTGCCTCGTAATTTTAAGAATCGTGGAAATGCGACATCCATGGTTATAAACAGTATAAGAAACGCGTCGAGTCTGCGTACACTTGGGAATATTGCTACTAATTTAGGTTCAGTTCCTAATGAAAATATCAAGAAGGCATTTAGGCTTCAACAAAACTACTTGAAGCGCAAGGCGGTGACGTCGTACGGGTCGTACGGAACATCTCGGTCGTACGGAAACTACGGGAGGTCGTACGGAGGCAGCGCAGCTGCTCCAACCATGCCATGGGGTGCGAAGAATTATCGTTTCAATTTCAGGAACAAAAAGAGCCCCGGGTCGGCTCCGCAGGGTGGTAACTGGCTCAAGGCGTTGGTCGGTCGTACGAGCACCCCGAACAAGGTTCCTGTCGAGGCTCCGGTGACGGCCCCGCAGAGAAACGCCATCAACTCGGTCGGGGGTGTCAACCCGGCTCTTCGGCAAATTGCAAACGTCCCGGGTGGTCCGCCTGAAATTGTCAAGGCGGCCGAGGCTCTCAATTTGACGGGTGGAAATAAGAAAGAGGCTATGGAAGTTCACGAGGTGAGTCAGCCAGCCATCAAGGCTGTCCAGAATCTCGGAGGGAGCAAGAATGCCCTTCACGTTGTGCAGGGGCTCAACGAACTCGCCTCTCCAAACCCCAAGAGCGTCAATAGCCACTTCCTCAAACCTAAATACGCCGCCTTGAACCGTGCAATCCGTAAGCTCCAAAAGAAGAACTTGGAGCACTTGGTTCGTCTCAAAATTGCCAGGGAACCTGGGAATAATAAATTTAAGACTTTTAAAAAGAAATATTTGAGGGAAATTGTGTCATCGAATATTTATAAAACTTCTGCCGCGAAGAGAGCCCGGCGGGCATCAAAAAATCGTGTCTCTAAGGCGTCAGGGTAGGCACGACATTGGGTAGGGCAAACACAATGGACATGTATGAGTACATCCAGGAGATTTCGAGCATTCGTGAGCGCGTCGTTCGTTCAAGGCCAGACTGGCCCGCACCGTCATGGATCAAGCTTACGACAATGACTATGCACTCGAAAAACGACATCAAGTTTGATATTCAGAAGTTTCGCGAGAGATTTCAGCCCATGACTATTCGTCCCAAGGGTTCAGACGGTCCTGGTTTTCAGTGGACTATGGACAATACCGGGTTTTACAACCAAGTCTCTATTCGTTACCACGACGACTACTCTGAAAAGAGCGTGAAGATTTTTCCAAACGGCACCATTCACCTTGCCGGAGGGAATTCTCCTATAGACGGTGAGAGAATACTGAACCAGGTCGCCTTTATCATGAAGGAGGTACTTGAGCTCGACGAGACTCCATCCCTGAATCCGTTTACAATCTCCATGATCAACTCAAATTTTCACTTTAACGTCATTGTGAACAGCCACAAGGTCAAGGCGCATTTTGACCGGTTGGATGGGTTCAAGGTGACCTACGAGCCCGATAGGTACAGCGCGGTCAAGATCAAGTTCAAGCCCAAGCCTCATATGAAGAAGATGACTGTGAGCGTCTTCAAATCTGGGGCGACGCTGGTTGGGGGAGCCAAGACGCTCGAGGAGATTGCAGCAGCCTACGATGTGATGCTGTCGTACACGGACGCGAGCTTATTTGTGGCCAAGGCCCCAGTCGTCCAAAAGTTGGACACAATACTGGGTACAACTTTTGATGAGTGGAATAGAGTTCTCCAGAATAAAATGTAATAGATTGTAATGTCTACACGAATTGGTATGGCCGATGGCCGTTGTCTCACCGAGTACACGTCGAACCGTCTCCTACAGGATGCCATTTACGCCAGCAATAACATTGATATTTATGATAATTATAAGTTCCGCAAGTTGGCAGAGCAGAACGGGCCGGATCATTTCCAGGGCCCTCTCAAGAATGCAGCATGCGGAAACCCGAACGGGGTATTCACTATAGTCGCCAAGGAGACCCAGGGCGGGAACTGCTAAAGATAAGAAGCGCTAAAATAATATGAAGGTTGTCATCGACGGAAATATCGGTGCAGGCAAAACGACTCAACTCGGTTTGCTTGAGTCGAACGGGTGGTATGTCCACAAGGAGCCAATACACAAGTGGCCCCTCAAAGAGTTTTACGAGGATCAGATTCGGTGGACGTTTCTGCTTCATATGCGAATCCTTCAGACCCTCGAGGCGGTCCCTACCGAGAAGCATGTTATTTACGAGAGATGCATGTGGAGCTCCCGGTATGTCTTTTGGCCCTTGATCCAGGACGTTGTGCATCCCATCGAGCACGAGACATATGATTTCTTTTTTCACAATAGGAAATGGTATCCGGATATTTACATTTATCTTTCAAAAACTCCAGAAATTGCTCACGCCCATATCCAGAAGCGCAACCAGACCGGAGATGAATCTGTGTCTCTCGATTATCTCAGGGAGCTCGATGAAAAGTACAAAAAGCTCGCGGGGACACTCCCGCAATGCAAGACGTACATCATCGACGCGAACAGGACCGAGTTAGAAATACACCAGGAAATTTCTGCCATTCTTGTAGAGAATGAACTGTTCGTCACTGACTCTTTTAGGAAAGAAATGTAAGCAAAAGGCTCTGTACGATGGAAAATGCGAGATGCACGCCCATCAGCTGTGCACTATATGCCAGGAGGAGACGAAACGAACCGATAAAAAGCTTGCGTGCAAACATATATTTCATCCAAATTGCATAAATGAATGGTTTGTGACAAATATCGACTGTCCGACGTGTCGCATGGAGCAGGACAACGACCCGTATGTTGTCTTTCGTCGGAAGGTTGAGGACAATATTAGACTTCGGTACAAGGATGCCATCAAGTCCCTCGAGACTGAGCTGGCCGAGGCGCGGCGCCGTCACTAGGATCTTTTACAGGCTTACACCAATGGAAAGGCGGTGTGGGGCTCAGACGCAAACCGGTAACCCGTGTCGGAAAATACCAGTCGGGACCGATGAGTTTTGCTGGCAACACACCGGACCTCAGTGTTCCATGTGCCTAGGGTACATGCGCAGCACCGGCTGCCGGCAACTTCCGTGTAATCATTCGTTTCATACACGGTGTATCGATCACTGGAAGGATACCTGCACGGGCGACCCGACGTGCCCCATGTGCAGAGCTCCGTTTGATGTTCCTATATATAGATGCCGTCTCATTATAGAACGTGTTTCGGATGCAACCATTACAACGACAGAGTTTGATTCGAGTAATGTACGTTCTATAGTGAGTGGGTTTGGTATTGATTTAAGAACCCTGGAATCAGGGGGAGATATGTTACGTTCAGAAATTCACTGGCAAATTGAACCTGGTGAAGACCTCCTTACCGTATTAGAGCAGATCGGTTTACCACGACCCGATTAGTGTTGTTGCCAGTCTTGGCGAACCCTCGTCGAACGCCATATGCCGAACAGAATTTCGTATAGTGAAACCCGGGCTTGTAGTTTCGATCCGCCTTCCGAGGATCCGTGATTGTCTTTCCGGACGCGTCGACAATCAGAGGCCCACCAGCCCAGCCCGTCTTGTGGCTCCAGAGCTTGACAGGAAAGTCGAGAACCTTCCCGACCGGCACTTTATCTTTTGAGTTTTTGCCAAGTTTATTCAGGACGCGAAGCTCCTGTGAGTTATTTGCGACCCGACCGTTATTTACGTTGGCAGAGGTTCGAGCCTTTGCCAGGGCTGTCTTTATCACTGAAGGGGTCACGTGGAAGAACTTTGCCAGGCTTGAGACGCCATCTCCCGGCCGTGTTCGATACCGAATGGCGCTAATCTCCTTGTACCAGTGAAAATCACCGGTCGAGTTTCCAAAGTCGTTCGAGGGCGCCACAAAGCACATAACCTTGTAAAACCCAGGCTTTGGTTTTTCGGACCCCGTTTTCATTTTATAGACATTCCCAGGGTTGTCAGCCAGGACCCGTTTTGCAATTCCAGAACAGGTTCGAAACGTCAGACCGTTTGAACTTATGTGAGCGAGACTCCCAGGAACACTCTTTGTGTTGCGTGTAGAGGAATATGAACCAAATGCATAGTCATAACAATTATCATGAACGACCCCTTTGGTTCCCCACGGTGCCCAGGTGTACTTGGGTGCCCAGGGATTTGGCGCGTTCCGGCTCACTTTGTTGTTCATGGTGGTGCTCGTGCCTTTTTTAACCGTGTTGTACTTGGGATACGAAACCAATTTGTTCAAGTTTGTAATCCCAGCCTTCAACTGTGTCCGGCGCCGAGTCGGAACCACCAGGGGGCGCTTTCGCGCGGCGACCATTCTTATTATTAGTCAGGACTTTTTTCTCTGACTAATGAAAAGATGTATAACGTGCTCAAGTCCCGCAATAGCCAGGACGCCCTTTACAACATTCTCATTTTTCTCATTTATCTGGTTATTATGACCTTTATACTGCGGTTCCTGTGGAACGGGACCCTTGTCAAGTATATCAGCATCCTGAAGCCGGTGGATTCTCTGTTCCACACCTTCATGCTCGCCCTTGCTCTGACTGTTTTCAAGTGCTAGAGCTCGGTATAGCCAACCTTCACATCACCGTTCACCATAAGCGTCGGAAATCCTGACACAAATGCGGGGCATGTCTCCGTAGGGCAATTTACAAATGTGTAATCAATACCCTTATCCATGAAGTACTTTTCTTGCTTCACGCACCAGGGACAGGTCTTTGACCCGTACACGATAATGTTGCCTTTGTCGCCTCCGCCAATAGGGCCGTCGCCTTCAGAGTAAAATCCGGACTTTTTCTTCATTACGAAGAAATACATTATCACGAGAAGAGCGACGACACCAGCAGCAATCATAGCCATCTGTTTACGAGTAAGATCCATCTTGTACTATCTATCAAGCAAAAATTTTACGGAGAATATCCGCTTTTGAACGAAGACCCTTGATGTTCTTTCCCTTGTTGGCTGCGAGTTTCTTGACTTCATCCAGGCTCATGTGAAGATTCATATAGACCAAGCGGCCTGTGGGTCCCTTCATCTTCATCCGTCCCGACTTTGGACTCCGTGTGTAATTGTTCACTGGAGCATTGATGAAGACGGCCCGGGCCTTTTTGGGTGCCACAACCTTGCCCTTCAAGAGAGGATGGTGAACCTTCTTCGGCGGGCTCTTGACCTTAGGCGGGCTCTTCGGTTTCGCCTTAAGAGGGCTATTGGAAAACGGGTCCATGCCGCGGTTGATCCGGTTCGAAACCTGGTTCATAGCCTTGGTTCGCGCCCGGTTCCGAGCGTTGTTATAGCCCTCGTTGACATACGTGCCCTGGGACGTGAGAATCTTCTTCGGGCTCTGGGACGTGCGAATCTTCTCCACGAGACGGTTGAATGCATTCGACTTGAGCACTGCACGTGGAATTGGAACCCTCTTGCGTGCAATGGCAAAGTTCGTCCGGGTCGCCACGCGAGCAGTTGTGTTTTTCTTAGCGACCAGGTTTTTCGGAAGTTTTCGGAGCCGAGCAGCCGATGTAATCTTCGGGAGGGACTTGGGTTTGGTCTTGCGAAGAGCCGCCTTGGCTTTCTGCAGGTTGATCGACCTGGGGCGGGCAGCAAGAGGCCGGCGGGTCTTGGTCTTTCGGAGGAGTGCCCGGCCGGCCGCAAGAGCATTTGCGTTGAGCTTGAATCCCTTCAGGTATTTAGAAGCCACAATCTCGTCAATAGTCGGAAGACCCGGGCATGGGTCACGGTACTTGAGGCGCATCTGAGTCACATGAAGATCCGAGTCTCCACGGTATCCGACAGGGACGGCCCAGTCCAGAAACGCCTTGCACTTTGGGTACCCTCCCTTCGATGTAATTTGCGTACGAACATCGTTCAGTATGAGGTGCGAGTCGTACCGGGCATCCGTCTGAGGGCCGACACCCCATTTACCGGTGTCAGTCTGGGCGAGAGGACCGTTAGCCGTATTGACCGCCGGGTTTGTTCCATTCTTCTTTATCCTAGACCACCCAAAGTCTCCCAGAAGGGCGCCACGGCCAGTCACAAAGACGTTCGCACACCACAGGTCGTTGTGCCTGAAATCTGGGTACTTGCGGGTAATCCTCACGAGAGACCGTATAATTTGAGTCAAATATTTCATAAGTTCGGAATCTGAAATTTTGTTTTTAATAGCATCCTCGAGAGAACCCTTCGTGCACAGCTCCATAAATATCACAGACTGCTTGGACGTGTCATAATTTCTCGCCTTGTTTTCGACATTCTTAGACTTCAAGTTTGAAGGCTTGATAAAGTCGATGCATCGAATGTGGTCATAGGGTTCGACCACGCCTTCCGGGCACGCCTTGAAGGCTGCCATCTGGTTATCGAACTCGACCATGGGAGGTTGCTTGTCCTTGCGCTGCGCCGCGACCAAATCACGTGGGCAAATCTTTGCGGCCCAGCTCGGTCCCTTGTAGACGATGCCCTGTCGGCCCCGGCCGAGAACCTTGATCAGATCTTTGCGAGAGTCGCACGAGAAGCGCTTTTTGGGCGACATGGAGTATTTGGGAGACCCCGGGATGTACCCGGGGTGATACGGAAGAGCTATTTTGGTATTTTTTGGAGGAGAATACGTGTTAAACGCGGAAAAGAAGGGCTGTTTCGGAAGGGGGGGGCGGCTTCCTCGGAAGGTGCCCCGGGGCTTAAAGCGGCTCGGAGCCAGGTTGCGTTTTGACATGAGATAACGCTTGGCATCCTGTTTCGTACGGACGCTGTTCGGGACGTTATATTCTGAGTTTCCATTATTCGCGCGGCGATAGACGTAATGTTTCCCTGGACGATTTGTGACAACGCGAAACTGCCCTGATTGAATCCAACTCATTCTATATTACACACTACATTATTTTTCGGGTCTGTTACTAAAATTCAAAATACAAGTCCTGCGGACTTGGTGAGCCTTACTGGTCAGGGTCGGTCTCGTACTCGACGGAACCCTCGGACTTGGTCTCCTCCTCGACCGGCTCGTCGGCCGCAGCCAGGAAAGCGCAGGGCTTGAGCTTGTTGGTCGGCGCAAACATCACCTGGTGGACGCGGATCGAAACACCCACACCCGCGGGCGTACGCCAGATCTGGTTGATCTCGATAATAGCACTGAGCGCCTGACCCTTCTCGAGGTCGGTCAAGGGCACGGACTCGCGCTTGGCGTTGTACGCCTCAGTCGCGATCGAACCATCCTTGGGGTTGGTCAGCACCTTGAGGCTCAGGACAGGGGCGTAGCCATCCTTGGTCGGGGTCTTCACGCACGACTTGTAAACACCCTCGGCAATAACCTCGCGGCTCATCTTCTTGCCCAGAACCTCCTCAGACTTGGACGCGATGAAGTCCAGGACGCGCTCGTCAAACTTGGAAAGGGTCTCGAGAATATCAGCCTTGTCCAGGCTCAGGGGCAGGCTGTAGCTCACACGGCCGGACGCCTCATCCTTGTACTCGCTCAGACCGAACGGTGCGCGAAGCTGAGGGAGCTGGAAAATGAGCTTCTGACCGTCAGACCCGTTCAGATAGACCGCCTTGCCACCCTTGGCATTCTTGCGCACATCGCTGAAAGTGACATCGGAAGTGTTGAAGGTGCTGAACATACGGAGAGCCATTGTGTTTCTTCTACGTATCCTACGGGTATGCCCTTTATGTGCCTTCATGGGCACCTCATTTTTTTTGTCTGACCATGTCAGTTGAATGGCGAATCAGGCCAATATGAATTTGGATTCGGCAGTTCGGAAATATGTCCAGATCTACATCGCTTTAAAGCGAGAGGCGGGCAGAAATCTGACGAGTGCAAATACGGCAACAATGAATAAACAGTTTTCAGATGCTATGCGAATTTATGTAGGAAAAAGGTTGGCTGTTGCCGTTGCAACAACTGCGGCCGTAACACAGGCCGGAGGAAGTCAGCAAACTGCGTTCCAGGCGGGAGCGGCTGCAGGGGCCGCGGCTGGTCCGGGGAGTCCTCTAATACCAGCAGCCGCGGCAGCCGAGCAAATTCCAACCGCTCCTTTAAACCAGAGACGTGCTGCTGCCGAGGCTGCTGCCGTGACGACCGCGGCCGCTTACGGTGGGCCGCAAGCCGCAGTCAATGCCGCTCGTAAAGTTCAGAGCATCTATGTGAACGTACCACTCAAAAACGGAACAATGCGCCGTATAAATAAAACGACCGGAAAGTTTGTCAATGGCCAAACTGCTGTCCCACCGTATTACATTCCTAAAAAGGGCCCGCTCGGGGGGTGGTATGCAAATATAAATAATGCAGCATTCAAGAAGTGGGCACTCAGTGGAAACTTGAATTCCCTTCCTAAAAATATACAAAATAAATATAAAAATTATTTGAATATTATAAAGAGGGCCAAGAGTGGCGGTGAGCCGGCGCGCGGCCGCAACTCTCTCGAGGGCCGCAACCCTGTGGAGGCTATTCTTGCCTCAGTTCCGTCAAACGCACCCGCCGCCGTTGTCAATAAAGCAGCAGAACAAATAGCAAATTTGCCCCCAGTAAATATTCAGCCAACAAATAATAAACAAAGAGAAGTTCTGAGCAGGGTCGCAATGTTTCGCAAAATGTTTGCCGGGCGGAGTTTTATGGTTTTGAAAACGCCGGCAGGGAATCGAACAGTCGTCGTACGTAAAGGAACCAATGGCAAGTGGGCAATTAATAGCGCAAATGGGAATGCATTGAACAAATATACCATAAGTTTTTCAAGGCTCGGGTCTCCAGTTTTGATAAATAAATCTAAACCGGCCAATGCGGCTCCGCCGCCACCACCTCCAGAGCCACCAAGGCCCATGCCTCCCCCCCCTCCCAGTGAAACATGGAAAATACTCGGACTCAACAAGAATACCGCAACACTCGGTAATGTACGTAAATCATATCTGGAAAAATCTTTAAGAGGAAATTACAGACACCCAAACAAGGGAGGGATCGCTGTTTTATTTTCGAAACTTGGAGATGCGAAAGCCAACGCGGAGGCATATGTTCAAGGACGGGGAGATGTGACTCCGGCACAAGCTAAAAAGGTGAATAATCTTCTTCTCGCTCTCCCAGCTCCACCGCCTCCACCAGCGCCGACGCGTAGGAATGGTCTTCTCCGCCAGGCAAAAACCGAACCAAATTATAAAGCACTGTTCAACCGTGTAGTACCCACCAAAAATACACTTAGAATAATTAAAAATAATCATATAAAGGGAAATGAAAACATTAATGACGTGGTTTACTCGATCAGGGAACGATTTCCAAAATTTAACTGGTCTAAAATCAATTCAAAGGGGTTGACATTCAAGCAGTCCAGGATTCTTTCAAAGTTGAAAGGATAATTTTCTACGTAAATAATACAAATGGCTCTCAGCAAGAAACTTGTGCAACTCATTATTTTCTTCATCATCGCTAACCCGATAATGTACCGGATCACCAGCAAACTGCCGGTGTTTGGCCCCCGTATCGCCGACTCTACAGGCCGCCCGACTCATTTCGGAGTCTTTGTGCATGCTCTGGTCTTTGTTCTCGTCAGTATGTTGGTAATGAAGATGACGAGCAACAAGTAGGCGGACACGGATAAATTATACTATCACTCTCGTACTGTCTGTACCCACATATCTTTTGGGTTGCGTCATTCACCAAGATAGATGGAGACCAATCACTCAATGAAAATTTTTTACACCCCCTCGGACATTCAGGAGCCTTGATAAATGGGTTGAATGTTATACGATCCCACATCAAAGGCTGACTTTCAGGGACACTGGTTGCACGGGGGTTTGAATATATGAATAATAGAATTAAAGAAGCTACTATCAGTAACTCCAGTATCATTAAATTATTCATATATTATAAATGAGTGCTGTTATCAATTACATTGTCCCCCTTGTGCTGTTCATTCTGCTGGCCAGCCCGGCCATGTTCAAGAATGTGCGTAATATTCTGGGCAGCTGGGTGGCATCATCAGACGGTCTCGCGACTCCAGCGGGTCTTGCCGTGCATGGCATAGTGTTCATAGTCATCGTGGGCTTTATAATGAACAGGACCTACAAGAAAAATAGTAGCATTAAGTAAATGCATCCTATTCTTTCCATAGTTCTCTTCGCCATTGTCGCCAGCCCAGAGACGTACAAGCTGACCCGCTCGGTCGCAGGCGACTGGGTCGCCACCAGTGATGGATGCGCCAAGATTGGTGGACTCATCCTCCACGCCATTGTCTTCGCGCTTCTTCTGACGTTCGTTTACCGTCTGCTTATGAAGAAGAAGTCAACCTACCTCACTGAGATTAAACCCGCAATGTATTAAATAATGTTGCCACTTATTAAATGAGCATTGTCACCGCAGCCGTTTTTGCCCTCGTCGCCAGCCCGCAAGTTTTCAAGCTGACCCGTTCCGTCGCAGGCGGGTGGGTTGCCACCAGTGAGGGAACCGCCAAGATTGGTGGTCTTATCCTCCACGCAATAGTCTTTGTGCTTCTTCTGCGACTCGCAATGAGGATTCTCAAGCCTAAGAAGTCTACTTATCACCGCGCAAACAACTGGGGTGGCGCGTATCCTGCGAAGGGATGGGGCGGTGTTGCCATCCGGGGCGACGAGCAACGCTTCCCTATCGATGGAAACGTTGATGAGGAATAGGTCAACCCCCGAAGAGTCTTTCAGAACTCTTCGTCAAACCTGATCGAATCGCCTTCGACCACTAAATGTTTAGAATAATCACCGACCCTCTTCTCAAAGAAGTTGGTCTTCCCTTCCAACGAGATGTTCTCCATCCAGTCGAAAGGGTTTTTGGCACCGTAAATGGGTTGCTCACCAAACTGAGCCATGAGACGGTCCGCGACAAATTGAATGTACTGCGTCATTTCTTGAGCATCCATGCCTATCAACTTGCACGGCAGAGCCTCGGTGATGAACTTGCTCTCGACCTCACATGCATGCTGCACAATCTTGTGAATATCTTTGGACGGGCATTTTTCCCTCAAGTGAGAGTAGAGGGTCACCGCGAATTCCTGATGCAGACCCTCATCTCGGCTTATCAGTTCGTTACTAAACGAAAGGCCCGGCATAAGCCCCCGCTTCTTGAGCCAGAAGATGGCACAGAACGACCCACTGAAGAAGATACCTTCCACACATGCAAAAGCAACCAGACGCTGAGCGAACGGTGCATCGGGTCCCATCCAGCTCAACGCCCACTCAGCCTTTTCCTTGACCGCCGGGACAGTCTCGATCGCCTTGAACAGGCGCTCTTTCTCTTCGGGGTCACGGACGAGCTTGTCAATCATAAGTGAATACGTCTCACCGTGGATAGATTCGTTAAATGCCTGATAGGCGTAAAACGACCGAGCCTCTGAAATCTGGACCTCGTTCGAGAAATTCATATCAATATTTTCCATAACAATACCGTCGGACGCCGCGAAAAAAGCCAGAACCATCTTGATAAAATGGCGCTCGTCGGAATTAAGGTTGTCCCAGTCACGCAGGTCTGTACCCAGATCAATCTCCTCAACCGTCCAAAACGAACCTACCGCTTTCTTATACAACGCCCACAAGTCTGGGTAATGTATAGGAAAAGTTGTGAACCGAGAATTGCTCGGTGTGAGTACAGGATCCATTGATACTATAAGCTCTTATTTTTTTAAGAGGGTCTATCGAATCCAACTTGTTACAACAGCGGCGTCCGCCGCCGTCGAGACGGACGTCGAGACGGACGTTGAGACGGGCACGGACGTGGACACTCCGTACCAAGGAGTCAAATATGCAATAATCATAAGAATTGTAAAAATTATGATTATTCCAGCCAGTATCCATACAAATGGAGATGGCATTCTATAGTTTGTAAATATATAAATTATACATCTGAATCTTCAGCCGGTCTGGCCATTCGAAAGTACCTGAGTATCGCTTGAGACCGGCGCGAACCTTCACCGGCCGTTGATGACTGATCCGGGGTATCCTCAATAGGTTCAATCGCAAGATAGTTTGTAAACTTCCGGTGGACAGGATTTGACTGCTCAAGCGCCGCATTGAATTCTGCAAAACATTCTTGCAAAAATATCTTCCCTTCGGTCGATCGTGATTCGCGAGTTATGCTCAACTCTTTTGATATCGTGAGAGCTATACGCTTCATAAGAATACTCGAACGAGTCGAGTTACTCAACTTTTCATTAATTTTGAGGTACAACTGAACAGACCCCAAGAGTCCTGTCCCGGCCGAGAGCACCGCATTCAGAATACTCACATATTTTTGTAATAAAAAATCATTCAACGCAATTGCACATAAAGCATTTATAGAAGAAACAACCAATATTGGAACGTTAAAGCGGTTCGAAAGCCATTTATAATATTCATAATCTTTCATAAAATATTTATAGTACAAGTTACACTGTTTCTCAAGTTTCCTAAGGAATTCTTCCTCAAGATCATCCCAAGGCAACATGTCATATAATAACGCAGCAAATTAATTTTAAAACCTGATGTTTTAAAAGAACTTTGAGTCAGTCTCGACGTGGATAATGTCTCTCATTCTTTCCGGGATCCTTGATCGAATACTCTTATAAATCATTCCAAATACTGGACCAGAGTTTGTAATGTTAATTTTTTCAACAATATTCTGATGGGGGCGTATGTCGCACATGAGGTTCAGAAGATGGAGCGCCGTGTCCGAGTTGAGCTTTGAGACTGGAACATCCTTCAGGTTCAGTTCGATAATCTCTTTGAGACCGTGCTTCGTGACGTACTCGTCGAGCTGTGCAACCACGGGCTTAATTGAAAGCATAAACATCTCAGTCTGCGCAGGAGTCTTTGGCTGACGCTCAATGTATTTTGAACCGAGAAACTCAATGTGAAGATATTTGCCCTGTGGGTAAAATACAAGTAGATCGGACATTTCTTTCTCTTACAATGTTCTATTTTTTTATATGCCAAAGCCACGCATGAACGGTGGCAAAATACCACGAACCGAGTCGATGAGCGCCTTGACGACCGGATCGGCCCCTCCGACGTCAATTCCTTTCAACAGTTTCTGTTCTTTTGTGTACTCATGGCAGTTCCATATCAATCGAATCAATGGTATGGGTTTAATTTTGTGAACTTGAATTCCATTAAAATCTGCAACCGCAACCTGTTTTAGATTTTTTGTAATACACAAATCATGAATTCTGTCAAGGACCGGGTAGAGCTCTCGGCAGAATGCATCCGTCTCATCGAGACCATCTGGGTGAATATCTATGAGAGGACCGATGAGGATATGAACCTTCAGGGTGTCGCCCTCTGGTTCAAACCTGAGCCAGTCCATTCACATTGATTGTGAGAAATATATCGCTATACAAACGTGATCAGCTTCCGTGTCCCCTCTGGAATTAAAATTGAAAATAATGAATAAATAATTCTTAAAATTAATCCACCATGAATGAATTTTATAGATTGAAGAATACCAAAATCTCCTGAAAAGTCTTCGAGCTCACGGATAATCTCACATGCGGCTCCTGCATCGAGTTCGAGAAGGTTTGCTCCTTCCAGGTCGACCGTGCAGTAGATGTGCCTGCAGTGCGTCTGCCATTCCCGTATGAGTAACTTGAAGTCCTCTGGGTCGACCGGCTGATTTTCTATATATTCTTTTCCTAAAATTTTCATGTGAATATCAAGACCAGTAGTGTACTCCCACTGGAGGAATTCGTCCATTATATTCTTGTCCTAGATTAAATGATACACATTATCCGGACACTCGGGGTCGCATGGGTCGGGGCGCTCTGTTTCCTCTTTGCATTTCTCATCTCCAGAATTTTAGATAAATTTACACCAAAATTGAATGAGGACAAGCCAAAGTGGATGACGTTTCTGGAGGTGACTCTACAATTCGCCCTGATAGGTGCGATAGTCTACGGGTCTCGTGCATTGATAAAGAAAATCCCGTTCCCTCTCGAAGGAATAGCAGGATACTCACACCGTGAAATTGCAGAGCTCCGGTCTTTGCCCCTCATTGTTTTTATATTCATGTTCTTTCAGACAAAGACTCAGGCTAAAATGAAATTCTTGGCTAATTAAAATGAAAAATTCATGGATCTTCATCGCTCTCCTCATGTTCTTGGTTCTGTGGTACATGCGGTCACAATCAGGTTTTATGTATTCGACGGTTAAATCAAGGGGTCCCGAACTTGATACTCTCAAGGGTCCAGGAGCCATTGGATATTAAATTATTTACTAATTAAAATGAAAAATTCATGGATCTACATTGTGTTGGCAATAATTCTCATCATGTGGGCCATGCGCTCAAGCTCAGGGTACAACCAGCCCTTCATGCCGTTTTTTAACGGAAAGCACTTTGAGAGCGACCATTTGTCTAATTGAGAATTTTATCAATCTCAAGATGCGTTTTATCACATAGGCACCGTGCGATGATCCTGCACGCCTCTTCAAACAGCTCTGGATAGTTGAGATAGTCCGCCGCGAGCGCAATTTCTTTTAAATAATCAAACTTCTCGTCGGAAACACACCAGTTATCGACAGGAGCGTCAGGGATTGAGCCCGTTTGGGCAAATTCCATCATCTTCGAAAAGATTCGGACAGTGACGTAGGGCATGGGGAACGGGGAATCATTCACCATAAGCTCTGGTAACACACGAAACTTTTGGAAAATTTCATACGGGCATTCGACATGTCCGTCGGAAAGGACGACTTTCATTTATTTATACAAGTTTAAACACTTTATTTAGACATGAACATAAAACCTCTTACGGATACTATAAACGCGGTGCTTCAGGCCGGGATGGAACCAATGGATCCTGCTCAATATATACAAGGTATGCAAGCCGTCATGACGCCGAATGTCACATCGACTCCGCAAATTCAGAGCTTCATATGGTTTATTAAATATATAACGGCCGGTCCTCTATATATTTGGTGGCTCGCCAAGACCAAATGGAAGCTGAGTACAGATTTTAATATTTCTTAATATAAATGCCTGTTACTAAAATTGTCGCTGGGGTCGTAACTCTTGTTTTCTGTGTAACCACAGGAGGGCTCGCCGGTGGTCTTTATAAAGCCTTTAAGAGTGATGACAAGGCAAAGGAGAAGAAAATTGGTATAAGTTTAGGTGTGTTTTTCTGTCTTACTATAATAGCTTATATAATTATGAGTAAGATACCAATGACTGCACCCTAGAAGGTGAGGTTTTTAAATCAGAACAGTGAGTTAAAAACGCTCCCGGTGAGACTTGAACTCACAATTTACAGATTAACAGTCTGACGCCTTAACCAATTAGGCCACAGGAGCAAAGTGGAAAGGAGGTGGCCAACCTCACGGGATAGCTGCAGTTCTATCCCCTTTCCGGCCGTTTTTAACGAGGTGGCGCACCCTCGAGGCCTGTTTTCCGAAGATGAGAGAGCCTACCCCCCGTCTGACTTGTGTGATTCGAACACACGACCAGCGGAACACTAAGCCAGTCGCGGAGCGACTGAAACTACAGTCCGATGCGCTACCACTGCGCCAAAGTCAGGCGGGAACCTACGGTTCCCGGCGGGGCCGAACGGCCCCTGAGAGCCTTTTAGGGACTTGCTCAGGTCCATGGAAACCTAGTGGTCCTGGCGGGGCTCGAACCCGCGACTTCGGGCTTTCATAGTCAGTCCCTACGGGACTGTTCCAACACGTTGTGTTGATCCATAAGACCCGCAATCTACCAACTGATTTACAGGACCTCATGAAAGAGTATAAATCTTTCTGACGTTATGAACGTCTGCGCGACATCCAGGGCACGTACTTGATCTCGAACGCGACCAGCATCGCTCGCAAATGACGTGTGAGCATGGGTCAAGAAATGTGTCAACAAGCGCGTCCATACATACAAAACATGTGAAACGGGCGTACCTTTCAGCGTTCGTGTCCATCATAACCTTCTTCTGGGCCTCGAGTTTTCCTAGCGCGTCTGCATATTCTTGGGTAAGAGCCGGGAGCTCTTCCGTAATCTGATACTCTGATACTATATCAGAGACACTCCCCTTTAACCCTTCAGATTTCAGAACTTTTGAAGCCATTTCTAAAATATTCAAATCGGCCTGTTTTGCACTCAGGCGCGAGTGAAGTACGGTGACATTTGCACGAGACTTTGCATACTGCGTTTTAAACTTCCCCAGTTCAACCTCGAACGCCTTCCATGAATCGTCGAGTTCGGTTGGTGTTGGCTGAACAGGAGGCGGTGCCACTGACCGGAAAGCAAATTCAGTCAATGGTTCTAGATAAGAAAAATTCATTAATCGTATTAATAAAAATGTCCTTAAGTAGTATAATGCTACCGGCTTCTATAATTCTTGCTCTCGGACTTGGTCTGATTCTATTTGGACTTCAGATATTCTTCGTCCCAGAGCGCCGGAAGATTGCTTCCGAGATTCTCAAGGCGACTATCCTCATGGTTGGGGGTCTATACCTCGTGTTTTTCCTTTCCCAGCAGTTCTCCAGGACAAACAACACGAGCGGGGGGCTGGCAGGACTGGGACTTCCGCCTCGGTCATATTGATGAACTGATCCAGAAGACCAGAATCAATACCCCCAAATTCTTCCAGAGCAAGTACCAAGTCTTCATGTGCCATATTCATTTTCAGTAGCTCCTTGATATTCATGAAAATGTTATCATGACCCAACGATTTTACAATTTCTATATTTTTTTTAAGTAAAATTGTTCTGACCTTGTTAAGAACATCTTCAATGCTCATACTCGGATCCTCAAGTCGAACAGCCTTGACGAGTTCAGGCCCAGAAAGATTCTCCATACTTATATTATAGATAATATGGCGGCTGACCTTAACACACCTGCATTCTGGGTAATGGCTGGCTTGTTTGCAGCACTTGGCGTTGCGAGCATGATTGAAGGCTCCAAGCCTCAGGCGACCAAGGGAGAAAACTACTTTGGACTCTTGTATCTCGTATTCGCGGTAGGACTTATTATATATAAAATGATGGGACATTAGATGAAGCATCTGATCGGCCGTGTTGACGGCGTATGGATCGCTCGCAGTGCCCACCTTGAAAAAATTATGAATCGAATCGCTGAAAAGTGCGGGTTTAGCCGAGCTTTTCACCAATTTGAGCCTCACGGGACAACCGGAGTCCTTGTACTTTCTGAGAGCCACTCACACATATCCAGAGAAAATGAATTTGCAGCCAATTCTGGAAAGTGGGAAGTTATTATGAGGATGTAGAAATGGCTGCGCATGAAGCTGATGCCAGATAGGCCCTGTGCTCGAAATATGAAAACATATAGTTAACAGAACTTGACAAACAGCAGACACCGATTACGTACAGGAAAATTGTCATACCAGTCATACCACCCTTAGGAGAAGGCGCGCCTCGTGATCCCGCAAATATGATTATTATTGCGCAACAGCAGGCGCAACAAAACCCGCCAATGTCACCCCAACTTTTAAGTTCAGCACCGGCACAGTCAAAAACGGGGGTAAGATTAAATGAAGAAGAGAATACTAGGTTAAGTGGAGGGATTGAAGAGGACGACGACACGGAGGACGACGACACGGAGGACGACGACACGGAGGACGACGACATTATATTATACGGATAGTAAATTTCGACTCCAAGATCACCGAAAGGACGATCTTGGGGTCGGAACCCTGGGCAGTGCCCTATTATTTTTAAAAATTTACAGTCAAAAGTACTACGTACTTTACCCATTTAGTTGGAGAATGCGAGGCCGCCCATGCCAGACTGGATGCGCAGGATGTTGTAGTTCACTGCGAACATCTTCTGGAGAGGGTTGGAGAAGTTGGCGTTCGTCTTCAGGTTGACAGCCACCTGGGCGTTATCAATGCGAGAGAAGTTGCAGGTGCCAGTCGGCTGGTGCTCCTCGGGCTGCAGGGCGAAGGAATACACATACACGCCGGGGTAGGGTGTGCCGGTGTGGTACAGAAGGGGCATGTACTGGTTGAAGTACTTGCCGATCTGCTCCTTGAAACGGTCCTGGCCGTTGAGAACCACCTTGAAGTCCTTGAGGGGGCCGACCTCGTAGCCGCCGCTGTATGCGGTGCCCCACCCGGCCGCAGTGCCCTCCTCGAACCAAGCCACACCGGCGCCGTTCAGGCTGTTGGACGTCAGAGCAGTGGTAGAGTTGAGGACGCAAATGTTGGAGGCCAGACGGGGAGCGCCAATCTCGTGGGGCAGACCAGTCAGCACCGGGACGGCGTTGGAAGACACGGTCATCTGGACGTTGGACTGGGACGTGCAGAAGTTCCACAGGGAGTTGTTGGAGGTGGCGGTCGTGTTGGAGTAGCACCAGATCAGCTCCTTCACGGGGTGGTTGAAGGACAGGCGCACGGTGGAGGAGGCGGCCGAGATGGCGTCACCACCGGTGTGCTGCACCTGCTCGATCAGGTACTCGTGGCCCTTCTGGGCGAAGCGGCGGCGCTCCTCAGTGTCCAGGTACACGTAGTTGGCCCAGACCTCCATAGCGTTCGAGCCGAAATAGGCGGAGTAAGCGCTGGTCAGGTCGAAGTCAAGGCGGACCTCGTGGTACTGCAGGGCAATCAGAGGCAGGTACAGGCCGGGGTTGCGGTTGAAGAAGAACAGCAGGGGCAGGTACACATAGGTCTTGTTGGTGGAGGCGTCGGCGACCACTGAGCTGGAGGCCAGCTTGCCGTAGTTGATCTTGTCAGACTCGCCCAGGAAGCACTCGGCGTACAGACGGAACCAGGTCTGGTAGTGCTTGTCGATGCGCTGGCCGCCAATGGTCAGCTCCACGGAGCTGATGGCGCGCTCGGCCAGGAAGATGGAGTCGGGGGTGGTGGAGTTGGTGGACGTGGTGGCCAGGCCGGTCTGGGGCAGAAGAGCCACATACATATTACCGACCAGATCGCCGTTGCGGGCAATGGTCACAGACACACGGCCACCGTTGGTGGGGGTGCCGTTCACGGTCTGCTGAATGTTCTCCATGGCAAAGTTCGTGTGGCGCTTGTACACGGCCTGGAAAAAGGTCACCTTCGGCTGACCGGTAAGATACACATCCTGAGCGCCATAGGCTACGAGCTGCATAAGACCTCCTCCCATTTTGTACTATACTCAGAGAAAATAATTTTGGGCGGAGAAACTCAAGAGTTTCTCTAGTTCGAGAACGCGAGACCACCAAGGCCAGACTGAATCCGCAGGATATTATAGTTCACCGCAAACATCTTCTGAAGAAGGTTCGTGGGCATTCCAGTCTTGAGATACACGGCCGCCTGGGCAATGTCGATGCGGGAAAAGTTGCATGTGCCCGAGGGCTGAGCCTCCTCCGGGCGAAGAGCAAACGAGTAAATGTATATTCCTGGATACGGAGCGCCCGAGTGATACTGGTACGGCTGGTACGAGTTGAAATATTTACCAGTCTGGGGGACGAAACGATCCGTGCCGTTGAGCATGAGCTTAAACTGGTGGAGCGGGCCGACCTCATAGCCATAGGCGGTGTTGGAGGTTCCATAGTTAGGCATGCCAGCCTCTGACCAGAAGACGTTTCCGAGGGTCACGTTCGACTGAACGCTGAATGTATTTCCGGCAAGGACGTTTCCTGTAAAAACTCCTGAAATATTGGAGGTCAGATACAGAGTAGAACCTGAAACCAGATTGGGCGGGGCATACAGGAGAGGGACGCCTACCTGGTTTCCGAGGAACATGGATCCAGACTGGGCAAGCTTGTTCGAGTCGATGGTCACGTTCACATTTGCGGTTCCGCTGGTGAAATTCCACAGAGCGTTGGGGTTCGTGGCATAGTTCGGGTTGGCGTAGCACCAAATGAGCTCCTTGACTGGGTGGTTGTACTGGAGACGAATGACCGAAGGAGCATATTCGCTTGATGAACCACCGACAGCGTCGGGAGCGACGTGCTGAACCTGCTCGATCAGGTACTCGTGATTCAGCTTGGCGAACTTCTCACGCTCCTTGCTGTCCAGGTAGATGTAATTGGCCCAGACCTCGTAGACGTTCGTTCCGAAATAGTTGGAGTAAAGGGTCGAAACCTGGAAATCGATACGGACCTCGTGGTACTGCAGGGCAATCAGAGGCAGGAAAAGGCCCGGGTTCCTGTTAAAGAAGAATATGAGAGGGAGATAGACCTTGCCCAGGGAGGTGTTGGTTGCTGAGGTCAGGTTGTTTGCAACCGCCAGAGAAGTCAGCTGGCCATAGTTGGTCTTCTTGGAAAACTCCATAAAGACCTCGGAATACAGACGGAACCAGGTCTGGTAATGCTTGTCAATGAGCTGACCACCGATGAAGAGGCTCACAGAGTCGAAAGCACGCTCAGCCACCCAGCACATATCAGCCCCGATGTTGTTCGAGGTAAGCTGAGCGGCCGAGGCCGTCGTGGGCGTCAGAGCCACGAACATGTCACCGACGAGATCACCAGAGCGAGAAATGGTCACGGACTGGAGACCGCCGTTTCCTCCAGCTCCAGAAATGTTCTGCTGGACAAGTTCCATAGCAAAATTGGTATGGCGGCTGTATGTTGAATGGAAAAAAGTAACCTTGGGATCTCCAGTAAGGTACACGTCCTGAGCGCCATAGGCGACGAGTTGCATGAGACCACCGGCAGGCATTTAATATAACCCGGGAAAATAGTTCCAGCGCATGCGGCGCTGACCCGTGGAAAAGTTCCAGGGCCTTAGTCTCTCCCGTGGAAATGGTACAGCCCCTACGGGGCTGGCTTGGTGTGCGAAAAAATTCAATCCTTAATTTCTCTGCAAAAATTACAAATGTCTCGCCGTGCCCAGCCCCCACCCAAGCCAGTGCCAATGCCCGTAGAAGAGGAAGACGATGAGGAAATTGACGAGGAGGACGAGGAGATGGATGAGTATCCCGATATGTTCGATGCCCTGAGCAGCCTCCTGGCGACTGACGATGGCGAGACCGTCGCCACGGCCCTCGTGTCCACCAAGGATGCCGTCGAGCGGATCGCCACGAGCCTCGAGATGCAGAATAAGATTCTGGTAAAGATTCTAACCGCCATGGGCAAGTCTGCTTGCAAGTGTGTGCCAGCAGCCCCAGCCTCCACTCCAGCAGACGAGGAGGCTTAAAAAAGACAGTCCCATATATAGTATGGAGGTTCACACAATCACAAAGGATCTCACCGATGAACACGCCGAGCAGATTCAAAATGCAAAGCAGACCAACGAGATGAATTCGTGGACAAAGGCTGATATCGAAAATTATGTAAAAAATATGGAGAAAGATGCCCTGATTCACGTCCGGGCAAACTCTCTCGCGGCTGCCAATGCGTGGTCGTACGTTCTTTTCCCGAAAGATCAGGTTCGGGATGCGGACAAGTTTCCGGTCGACTATGTCGAACGACAGGTGCGAGACAAGAAGGATCTGTACATCAACGGGTGTCGTACCATTCTGGCTCGTATCGAGCAGATGGGTATCGAAAAGGATGCGAGCAAGGACATTAACAACGAGGAGTTTACTCTTGAGTTTCGTGTTCGCCGCTTGATTACCGATCGCAAGGAGATGTTCGAGCAGTTTCGCTTGTGGGAACGCAAGCACAACAGAAGCACGAACCCGACTCTCGCAATCGATAATATCGATACATCCCTGAAGGATGACGAGACGACGACGCCTTACCAGAAGCTCCTTTTGTACCTGCTTTCCAAGGCCTATGACGAAGGGTACAAGCGGTACAAGGGTCAGTGTTGTGTGCAGATTCGCAACACCCGGGCGTGGAAGCCGGTCAAAGAGATTAAAAAGTTTATTTACGACTCGACCCAAAAGGAGGATGAGCCCGAGCGGTGGAAGCAGCTCACGAGCCGTGGAAACCTGGTTGCAGATCTGGAGCGCCACCTGAACAACTGCCAGGACTTTCAGTTTCAGGAGATTTGCAAGGATCGCCACGTCTGGTCGTTTCAGAACGGCCTGCTCGTCGGAAAGGATTGGGACGCCAAGTCGAACCAGTATCGTATCAAGTTTTACCCGTATAACCACTACGAGTTTCATGAGCTCGATCCGACAGTCGTCAGTTGCAAGTATTTCGACATGCCGTTCGATGCGCACACAGACAAGGCGGACTGGTACGATATTCCGACGCCAAACATGCAGCTCGTTCTGGACTACCAGCGGTTCGAGGAGGCGGTCTGCCGGTGGATCTATGTCTTCATCGGTCGTTTGTGTTTCGATGTGAATGAGCTCGATGGCTGGCAGATTATCCCGTTCCTCAAGGGGATCGCACAGTCTGGAAAGTCGACGCTCATCACCAAGGTCTGCCGCAAGTTTTACGAATGCGAGGATGTCGCGACGCTCTCGAACAATATCGAGCGGAAGTTTGGTCTTCAGAGTATTTACAAGGGCTTTGTCTTCATCAGCCCCGAGGTCAAGGGTGACTTGGCTCTCGAACAGGCTGAGTTTCAGTCGCTCGTCTCGGGAGAGGATGTGTCGATTGCGCGCAAAAACGAGACGGCCGTCAGTCTGCAGTGGAAGACGCCCGGTATTCTCGGAGGGAACGAGGTTCCCAACTGGAAGGATAACTCGGGGTCTATCCTGCGCCGCCTTGCGACGGTCAACTTTGGTCGCCAGATTGCTCCGGAGGTTTCTGACCCGCACCTCGAGGACAAACTCGAGCTCGAGCTCCCGGCGATCATGTGCAAATGCATTCGAGCCTACCTCGACTATGCGCACAAGTATGCCGACAAGGACATCTGGAACGTCCTCCCGGCCTACTTCAAGAAGATCCAGACACAGGTCGCGACGGTGACCAACGCACTCCAGAACTTCTTGGCTTCCGAGAAGTGCCTGTTTGGTCGGGATCGTTTCATACCTCAGAAGATATTCGTGGCTCACTTCAACACGCACTGTCGCGAGAACAGTCTTGGGGTCTGCAAGTTCAACCAGGATATTTATGCCGGGCCGTTCAGCTCGCGTGAAATTGAGGTTCGAAACGAGGCTCTCGAATACAAGGGATCCATGTATTCAAACCAGCCATTCATATTTGGGGTCGATATTGGCGAAAATTAAAATATAACAAAATAATAGATGAACAAGGCTGCGGCCGCCCGAAAGATTCAGAAAATATTTCGGAGGCGCCGCGCGATTTCGGGTCCCGGCTTTACCGTGACCCAGCCCAAAATTATATCAACCGTGTCGTCGCTGAGCGCGGCCGTCAATTTTGGAAAGATATTTTATGAAAATGTCACGGGTTTTACAGAGGTTGCGGGGTACATAAACCTCCGAGCCAAGCCACGGGTCCGGTATGTGAACGGGCAATGGATCGGCGAGGGAGCCGACCAGTGCAAGTACGTCACGGCCAAGACCAAGAATCTCACGGTCATTCTGACCAAGGATGGCGTTCAGGTCAGTGGAGCCGGAAACTTTGAGGAAGCCTACCTGAAATGTGCAAAGAATGAATGGGTCTCAAAATCTATAATTCGCATGAAACCAAAATATAAAATTATTAATTGTTCATTTAAAATTAATAAAAAGATTAATCTGGAATCATTTGCGGAGGCGACCCGGGCTCTCATTCCGCATGACATGCTTGATGATGTCCCGATGGTTGGAATTATGGCTCCCGCGTTGAGTATTAAATTCAAGAAACCCAAGGTGACCTATCAGATCTTTAAGAATGGTACAATTTTGTTTTCAGGAATTACTAAAATTGATGACATTGGCGTGCCCGTAGAACTTTTCAAACAATTTTTTACAAATTATGGTTTTGGATTGTTTGGGGCTGAAATTTTCAGTGGGACGGCCACGACGGCCAAGAACCGCAACCACCCCCTGGCTGGCACGTGGAACAAACTCCCGGCCGTAGTCCCACGGGGGTACTACATTCGCCCGGGTCCCAACGGTCTCCCGCGTCTTTATCCATATGAGTACTACCGAAAGCTCCAAGCGGGGCCGAATGTCCTGAACGGGACGGTCAACCTCGGGCCGCTGGCCCCCAAGGTGCGCAAGGCGTTCGAAAACGCCGGCAAGCCCATCCCGGCTTCGACCCTCAAGGTTTTTAGAAACGCCGGACATCCGCTGAACGTCACGACAAACAAGAAGGCCTATGCCGGAGTTTCGAACAGGCGCGCGAACAGCTGGAATGCGACAAAGGAAGGGTACTACGTGCGACCCGGTCCCGGGCAGCAGCCCTACTGGTTTGCCGTACCAAAGGGCAAGGCGGCCGGTCGAAAGACGGTCATATCGACATACACCGCGGCCGGTCGCAACATCCCGGCAGCCGTCCGGGCCCTCTTCAACATCCCGGCCAACGTCAAGACGGCCGGAGCAAAACCGGAACATAAATTTGAGGTTGGGGCCAACGGCCTGCTCCGCATCAACGGCCGGCAAGCCACGCGCCTGACCAAGCCCGAACTTCTGGCCATTGCACGAAACGCCGGGATCGCTGAGGTTTCGAACAAGACAAAGCCGGCCGAGATTATCGCCCGCATCAAGTCTCGGAAGGGGCCGTCCGCGGTCAGCTCATCCTACAACATAACTGTCGGGTCAACAAAGTACAAGTTTATGAAAGACGGACGGGTTCAGAAGCTCAAGCCGGGCGCGCAGCCCACCACACGCGAGTGGGCGACGATGAGCCGCGAGGCCAAGGATGCAATCATAGGCGCAGTGATAAAGACGAATAACCGTGCCGAATTTAATAAGTTTTCGTCCGCGAACCAGTTTGGAGTCATTTACCAGATGACGCGACCCAAGGTCAAGACCCCAAGTCCGACCCGAAGCCTGTCGTCCGCGAACCAGTTTGGAGTCATTTACCAGATGACGCGACCCAAGGTCAAGACCCCAAGTCCGACCCGAAGCCTGTCATCCGCTTCGAGCTCGATGAACAGTCTCTTTGCGGACGTGGAGACCACCACCCAATATGAACTGAAACAAAAGTTGAAGAATTATTATAAGAATGGAAATAACGCAAATCTCAAGGCGGTTCTGAACGCCGTCAAGGCGGGGCCACGTGGCAAGGTCCGAAAGGCCAACCTCTCCAAGGCGACAAAGAACTTTGTAGCAAAGACGTTGGCGACCCGGAAGCGCAACGCGGCGGTATCCGATTTTGAATCTAAATTTAAGGTTCCTTCATGGCTGCCCGCAAACAAGGCGAATGCATTCAAGGCACACATGATGAAGATTGCCCTGACACCCAACAAAGAGACTGGAAAGTACCCGAAGCGGGCTCAAATCGCGAACGGTATGAAACCCTGGATCAACCACCACATCCCCCAAACTTCCCGCGCGGCCTACAATTATGAGAATCTGAATACAGGAAAGGTTGTACGCGTGCCCGCAT